GGGGGGGGGGGGGATTTACTATAATATTAGCCATAAACCAATTATAAAAATCTTCTGTAACAGGTTGTTCATAAAATGTTTCAATAGTACGATAATTTTGATCATGCCAAGTGGCGCTTGAAGCTACACCAGTTTTATCATACATTAAGAGATTAGGTATGCATAATACCATCATCAAAGAATATATACTATTATTACTCTTAAACAAAATAACTCCTTCTAGATCTTTACCTGCATACCCCTTAGTATCAATATCATTATTATCTTTAAGTAAATATGTGCCCGCAGGAAGAACTTTAGAAATAGAGATAGTATTATCAACAAACCAGTTGTAAAACTCAGGATTATCTGCATATTTTATCGGAGTTGTTAATGTTATAGTTCGATAAGCCTGATTGCCCCAGGAATTTTGTGCTTCACCATCATAATCCCATGTATAAACGCCATTAGAAATACTACTACCTACTAATTTATAATCTATATAATTACTCATACTGCTAGTTTTAAAATGTAACTCATCGTGAGTTACATATTTTGGCTCACCGCTTCCTCCAAAGAAACATTTGAAATTTACTGGTACATTTGTATCTTTGGCAAAAGGCATTGATGTAAGTCTTAAATTAAACTGATAATTACCGGGCATTATGTCGCTGGGGGGGTGCCGCATTATCAACAAACCATCGAACAAACTCTTCACTGCGTTGATACTGCAATGGCTGAGTAAAAGTTATTGTTCGATAGACTTCATTTTTCCATGTCTTAGTGTCTCTATTATATACTTCAGTGGTACCATAAACAAGGGCGTCCGCATTCCATGAAATGTCATCATATTCAATACCATTGCAAAGATAACGTATAGTTCCGCCTGAAATACCTGCAAATGCAGTGCTTGACCAAGTCATATTAGTCAGTGTACTATTAAACACCCATGTCCCAGTAAGTGGCATTTTAACCGCATTTGCTTCAAGCCAAGTTTTTAATTCTCCAGTTGTTGGAGAGTAGAATTTGAGATTATGATAAACTGAATATGGTTTCAACGCAGTAATAACGCTCCCCTATGGAGTATTTGAATCATCAATTTTAGTATCATCATATGTAATATAACCCAATACTGGCATTCATTATTCTCCTTTCTTTATCTACTTACGTTAAAGCTAATTTTAGAGTAATCTTGTAAAGCACTCTGAAACTCAACATTAATAGATTGATTAGACAGGTCAACAGGAGAAGTCATATTAACACTACTTTTCAATACCCATTCTTCGCTTACTGGACGAGGAGGAGTAGAAACTTCCCAAGTGGGGGAGTAGTAAAGACCCGAGCTAGTCCCAGCAACCCAAATACCATTTGCATTATAAATACATGGCACATCTTTAAATGGTACTATGTACCAAGTCTTACCGTCAATTGAATACGAAGCACCCTCACTAATCCCAGCCACATATATTCCCGAAGAACCGAATATCTCATTTACTTGTACATATTTCTCGCTACAGGCAGCTGGACTCCAAGATTTTCCATCAGTAGAAAAATAAAATCCTGTTTGCTGAGAACTATCTCCGGCCACCCATACTCCACTATAATAATGGATTGTCATACTGTTTGACGTAATATTACTTTGTGTCCATGTCTTACCATCTGTAGAATAGTATATTCCCTTGCCTCCGAGCACCCATAGTCCATTTACTTTATATATTGAGTTAGTATAGCCCGATGATATATTGCTTTGAGTCCAAGTTTTACCATTGGTTGAGTAGTAATAACCATTTTCAGCACTTCCTGCAACCCATAGCCCGTCCGCATAATAAATTACATTTATCTATTTAGAAGTAATATTACTACTTGTCCATGTCTTACCATCAACTGAATAAAGAATACCTTTACTACTAGACCCTCCTACCACCCAAAGGCCATTAGCATTATATATGGAGTAGATATGCCCAGAGGTAATATTGCTTTGTTTCCAAATCTTACCATCGATTGAATAGTAGAGACCCGTACTATATCCTCCCGCTACCCAGAGTCCATCTGCTTTATATAGAGAAATAAAACTTAAAGACGTAATATTGCTCTATGCCCAGGTTTTACCATTTAAAGAATAATAAAGTCCTTCATTTGTGCTCCCTGCGACCCAAAGTCCATCAGCATAATGCACACGGGGAAATCGTCCACTAGTTATATTACTCTCATACCATTCCATTCCATTAGGGAAACTTATCTTCTTACCTCTTGGAGCAAGAGAACCATCAATTATTGTTGCCATTATTTCACTCCTTTACGAGTTCTGCAATATGTTGTAAATCTTCAACATTTGCTTCATATTTAAATACAAAAAGCTGGAACGATTGCTTTTTGAGTATTATAAACAGCCGTTGCAGAATTTCCATCCGTATTCACACAGCAATATTGAGAACTGTTTTTTCTAGCAATGGAGCGTGTCCAGTAATCACTAGAAATACTGTCTAAATCACTGCGTACTGTAGCACTTGAGCCTACTACATCATAGTATTTATATTGTTCGCCCTCATCTGAGACAGAATTTAAAGCATTATCGCCAAAGATTTCAGCCTCAGACAGTAAAAAGACCCTTTCTATGCTAGTAACCGTGTCTGTTGTCATACCATAAATATACCCAGAATTTTTGTTTACATTTTTTATTATTGTTTGCCAGCTATTAGGCAAAGTCTTTTCAACCAATGACATAACCGATGTTTTCATTGTTGTAACATTCCAGCCTGTACCGCTAGTGCTACTGTTCATGGCATATTTTACAGAATAACAATTTTTCATCATTAGAGTAATGCCTGCCTTACCAGTTGCAGTTACACCGCCATAAGCGGCACTATCAGCCAACTGATCGTGGTTAAAGCCAATTACATCAAAGGTGTAACTTGTACCGTTCAAGCTTATTGTAATTTCGTCAGCAACACTGATTTTATAATGATTATTATCCTTATCATCATAATATACAATTGTTGTTGCATTTGTTACATTAGCATTGTTAGATATACACTTAGAAATATAAGAAAGCATATTTGGTGATATATTACCTAATTCTGTCGTGTATGTTATACCAGATTACGGAGTGAGGTTAATTATTCCCTCCGTAGGTATCTTAGTTGCGTTAGCCATAAACCAGTTATAGAAAGCTGGTGATACAGAGGTATCTTTTTTAATTGTTATATAGCAGTTCGTTGCATTTGCAATCCCCGCATCAATATCTCCCACTACGGTGGAGTCATATTTAATGGTATATCCATGTGTTTTTTCTGGAGTAGCCATAATTTGAACTTACCTCCTTAGTTTTGAATTACACTTAAAGATGTATAGTTTATAGAATTCGCTATAAATGGTATATTCTCCATTATATTGCCACTGGGCGCAGAAAGCGGTAATATAAACTTATAATCACCTGCAGGAATAGTAGGTTCCCATGTGGGGGAGTAGTAGAGACCCTGTATAGAAACAACTACCCAAATTCCATTAAAACTATAAACAAATGGTATTATCTGTTGTGATAGCCCAGATGCCGTCCAATTTTTGCCATCAAATGAATAATAAGTTCCTCCGGGAGAAGAATTACCATTACCTGCAATCCAGATTCCATTATCATAATAAAGACTTTCAATTCTAGTATCTGTAATGTTTCCTTGCGTCCATACTTTTCCATCGGTCGAATAAAAAATACCACTAGTCCAGCCTCCAGCTACCCACATTCCAACTGCATTATACACATTGCTAAAAGTGTCTGTTGTAATATTGCTTTGCACCCAAGATTTTCCATCCGTAGAATAATATAAACCAGTATTTCTACCGCCTACTACCCATAGCCCATTTGCATTATGTACGCAATAAAAATCACCACTTTTGATATTACCAGTAGACCAGGTTTGACCATTCAAGGAATAATATATACCATTATCCACTGTTCCAGTGGCAACCCAAATTCCATTGGCATAAAATACATCATAGCATCCCGCTTCTATATTACTAATAGTCCAAGTCTTTCCGTTAGTAGAGTAGTATATTCCATTGTTACCAACAGTAACCCAAATTCCATTGGCATTACTTGTATCATTAAAACTGTCGCTTGCCACATCAGCCTGGGCCCATGTTCTTCCATCTGAGGACCAATATAATCCATTCCCACTATATCCAGTGGCAACCCAAATTCCATTGGCATAAAATGCACGACGAAAACCCCCAGATTTAATATTAGATGCTAGCCATGTTTTCCCGTCAATAGAATAATATAATCCCGAATCCGCGCTACAAAGTACCCATACCCCATTTGCTCCATGCACAGAAAACCAAGCTCCGCTCGTTATATTACTCTATTCCCATTTCATTCCATTAGGAAATTCATAACCACCTTGACCGCTACCGTTAACTTTAATTAGCGTTGCCACTAATCATCACCCCTTTACGATAATCCTAACTGGAATATCAACAGACGGTTTCTCGCCAAAGGCTTTTAGCGTCATACTTCCTGCGGCCTACCCTCCATCAATAATATTTGCATTTTGTAATGCAGTTAATTGATCTGCAGTAATATCTGTTGCAGGAGTTAGTTCTTGATTACTAGTCGCAGTAATTGCAGAGTTACTAATTGTATATGTATAAGGTGCCGCAGTTCCTGTCCAAGATGCAGAAGCAAGAGTAACTGAGAGAGCTGTGCCAGTTGCAACAGAATCAACATATTCCTTACTGGCTGCCCCTATACTAGCAGCCGTTAATTCAACAAGCTCTACTTCTGTTTCTTCTGCAGCATTAATCATGCCTGTGCCATCGCCTTTTAGTATACCTTTCGCGGTAATTGCGGACTGCTTCGTCGATACAGACATATCGACGTAGGCTTTATTTGCTGCATCAGTATCTATGAGAGGATTAGCAAGGTTTGTAAATGTAACCCCTGGAGTAGTAATATCCATGTTTCCATCGGCTTGGTTATATAACCCAACTGAAATTTGTGCATAATCGCTATTTGGTCGAACAAAAAGCCCTACGCTTCTATCTTCGCCATTATGGAAGCCAACCACCGTCATATGCGTATCATTATCTATTTTTTGAAAACCGGCATCAATAGCGCCATTTGTCGTGTAATACAGACTATCGCTCACAGTCAAATTTTCTACTGTTGCAATGGCACCAACATCGCTCGCTGCAAGCGTTACCGCACCGGTCTTTCCCGCAACGCTAGTGACAGGATATGGCACATTAGTTAATTCACTGCCATCGCCCTTAAACTTAGTAGCCTTAACATTACCAACTACCTCTAGCTTTTCGCTTGGTGCAGCAGTACCAATACCTACATTACCGCTACCATCGCTATTATTCTGTAAAACAAGAGGGCGAGTCTTATTAGTTCCTCCACTAACATACATATTAATATAATCAGTGTCAGTAGCAACACCCTCAACATTTAAAATAGCGTTACCAGAACTAGCAACATCTGCGCCACCCTTCATAACCACGCCGCCGGTAAATGTCTTGGTACCAGAAATAGTCTCATTTCCTGCAAGATGGACCACCGCATTATCTGCGGCTTTGGCATCAATTTGGGTCTGTACATTCTCAGTTACTCCGTCTAATACACTAGGAGTCTAACCTGTTAAAATGCATTTAACTGCCATTTGCAATCTCCTTTCTTAAATAAAAAAATAGGGAAGGACGCATCCTTCCCTAATTAAAACATTCAATCAGAGAATATCTTACCCTCTAATATTCTTTAAAAAATCTCTTATTTCTCTTATCTTGTTTTGTCCAAAAATTTTCATTGATGGTCAGTTACCACAATGCTTAAATCCACACTTGGTAGCTTTCGTGCAATAACAGTTAGAGTTTTATTCTCCACATTAGCTTCAACAGAATCCAACAATGCAAAATTCGCGGCCTATGTCCCCACCGCAGGACTAACTACAGGAGGAACATTACCAGCATAACCGCATTTTAAACCAGTTAAATTAACTACCTGCTAATATTTTCCTTCATTCTCTACCCAACTCCCCACAGCAAGAGTCAAAACATTAGCTACCGCACGATCTATCTATAATCCAGCTCTAGCTCCAGCTAGGTCACTTGCGCCAGTGCCACCATTCGCTAATCCAATTGTTGTGTCTTTTGTTAAAATATTTTCGGCAGTTAGTTCCTCATCACCATTTTTCAGCGCCCCCGCAACGTCAGCTTCCTCCGCATTTAAACAAATTCGTTCATTTGCAGTATCAATGAACATTTTACCATTATCTGTTAAGAAATAGTTTCTACCTTCTTGAATGGGAATTGTAGTATTCAATTCCGTCTCTGTACCATGAAATTGTTTAAATAATGCCATTTACTCAATTCCCTCCAATCTTTCCAATTGTCAAAGCATTTTCTAGCACTGCTAATCTTGCTTCAAGCGCATTGACATATTCTGCACTATAAACTTTAGAACTAGCTGTAGCATCTGTTACCTTAGTATTTACAATAGCACCGCCCATGCCACCAGAGAGTTGAACTCTTTGCCAAGTCGCATCAACTTTGAAATACCAATAAGAAATAACATCATTTTCAGCTTTTTCATAAGTAACAGCAATTAATTCTCCTGCCTGCGGATCTCGGCCTCGCGCAGTCAACTCTGCACCCACTGCCGCTAAAGTATCTTCCGCAACCTGCGCCGCAGTAACAATCTCAGTAGCAATAATATTTAGAGGATTACCAACCTCTCCTTGCGGGCCTCGAATATTCACAGTAGTAGGATTAGCTAATTCACCGCCACTATTGTTACTCCAACTTAGATCACCATTAGTCGCAACGCTAGGAAGAAAATAATAACCCCTAGGACCTTGCGCACCGCGCTTGCCCACTAGATTGTGAAATGATAAACTATACTTTGCGTGCTAAGGATCGGTTGTACCAGAAATAACTTCTGCGCTTGGAGTAGCAGTCTCACTACTACCATTATCAATTAAAATATTAGTAATTTCTACAGTACCGCCATCGCCTTTAGGTCCTTTAATATTTACTGTTGCAGGATTATCTAATTCACCATTATTATTCCAACTTAAATCTCCCATTGCACTAACTACAGGAGTAAAATAATAACCTCTCTCACCTTGAACACCTTGTTTTCCTACAAGATGATTAAAAGCCAAATCAAAGGTTCTATTTTCTGGAGTGCCACCCGCAGTAACCACACATGCGGGATCGCCAATCTCAACACTAGTATTATCTACAGTAGCAGTCACCGCAGAAATAACACCTGGATTGCCTTTGAGATTCTTGAAATCAAATACAATATCAACGTTGCTCGGATCACCCTCCGCTTTTGCTGTAACTTGCGGGGTGCCTACATTAGCATCAACTGTTGCAGTAACACTTTTAATCGTGCCAGTTGAGCCTTTAGATCCATTCTTTACAGTCACAGGACCAACTTTTGTACCATCTGATTTAACAAATGTAATAGAATTTGTTCCGCCATCGACATCAGAAATAGTTTCTTCTACATTAGTAATATCAACACCATTTTTAATGTTGTAGCTTTCAGTTCCCGTAGTTCCATTAGAATACTTTACTTTAAAGGTATTATTTCCACCACTTGCAGCTGAGGGAGTATATTCAATTCCCGCAAAACTTACACCAGTATCACCTTTCTGGCCCTTAATGTTTTTAGTCGCGGGGTTAGCTAAACCACCATTATTAGTCCAACTAATTTCACCTGCATCAGAAACAGATGGAGTAAATGTTACACCTTGTGGAATTTTGGCTTGGAATGATAATTCATTCCCCAAAGTACCACCATATACTGGAGTAATACTTGCTGCAGTAGTAGGAGCCACCGATTCAGTGGTATTCGCAGTTCCCGCTATTAAACTAGCGGGCATCTTCAACCCAACTTTTGGATTAGCAAGAGAAGAAGAATCTATGGTTAATTGCGGCGCTGACCCAAACGGCAGACTAGCATCGGCCGCGCCCACACTGAATAAGGGATAACTACTTGCAATACTACAAATTAAGCGGTATTCATAGCCATTGTTCCAATCTTTCTTCCATAGGGTAGCATTATAGGATTTATCCCCATCTTTTTGTCTATTGGTAGAAAATGCTGGGGTATTAGGGTCACCGTATGACACTAATACATAATCACCTGCATAGATTTCACTGGCATCACCCGCCGCAATATCAGCATCTAAGCTGGCTTTGCTATCAAAAATCTTGGCAATAGTAAAATCCTTACCAGCAGGTCCGCCATAGAAGGAAAGCATATTCATATACACTCACCTCACTTGTTATAGATAAAGTCAATAATTACATTTTGTAATTCTTGACCAGTCTTAAATTTGATTTTCTCAATAATAATATCATCATCAAGCTCATAGATACCAGTGTTTCCAACTTGGATGTCTCTGCCATCAATAATCATTTTAGTGTGCGGTGGTGCTTGTACGCCGAGTTTCGTGACCTTCGCATTGCGATAAGAAACGCTCTCCGCAAACTATCCAAATAGATCGCTCGTCATATCTAGATCGCCCGCGCCCGCAACCACTACACCATTTTTATTGGTAGAAACTTCTGATTCTCTATTACGATAGTCTTGCAAACGATATACAATTTGTCCTATTTGCATAACTTAACCTCCTTATACTCTAGTTAAAGCCTGTGTCATTGTAATTGACATAGTGCCATTATATGTTAAAGGTAACGAATATTGCGTAATTACATAATTTCCTTGAATACCATTTTCACGATTCTCAAGATAAATCATGTTGTTAGGCTCATACCAATATCTTGGCAAGCAAGAAATAGAAATGGTGGTGTTATAAACTAGATATTGATATAGTAGATTTCTAATCTCATCAAATGCGGATGATCCAGTAGAGCTATTCACGAAGCTAGACTCTACTTGCGGCGATAGCTGGAAGAAATAATTAGTTTCATTAGCCGCGCAGTATTCGCGCACCTTCTCCGCAGCATCTTCTGCATTTGTGTATTCAATCTCAAGCAAATCTGCCACTTCTTGATAATCAGGAATGAAAACAATAGGAGGAATCTGTTTGGTAAATAGTATCTTAATGTCATCATTATTTACCACTTTCATGCGGCGACCGATCTGTGACACCGCATACTTGCCCACTTCGCTGGTGGTGTCAATGAAGTCTATCCAGAAAACTAAACCAGCTGGATCTTCTCTTACACTAGGATTCCAATGATTATATTCTGGGTAATTCGCATATATCCAGTCTTTATTATCTGGATCGTAAAGTAATCTCCAGAAGGCTAACATCTCTGCATCATAAGGCTCAGTAGACTGCGCTTGCGCTTGACGCTCTAAGGCATTGCGATAGATCTCTTCTCGCCACTCCTCACAAGGGCTCGCCGCAAGTTCTTTTGCCTCGGCTGGTTTAGTATTAGTATCAGTATACAAATAGTTAATCACATCCCCCGACGTGTCAACTACTGACCACATATATTTCTTGCACTTGTTGAGTACAGGTTTTTCATCAATTACCAAACGATAATGAATATCCATTCCACTATCATTCTTGCCCCAAACCACAAAATCATTTTTAATATCCTCATATCTAGGGCTACGAGTCAAAGATACTAGAGTATCAGAATCTTTAATCTCATAAGCTGCTTCGGTAGAGTAAGACTAAATATAATCTTGCGGGACTAGGTAGGTGATGGGACTAACCGTATTTAAATAATTTTTCTTTTCTTGAAAGATGAACCGTCCATCTAAATCAAAAAAATATTCATAATTTCCTAAAATCTAACAAATTTTCTCAAGTAAATTAACCACTGTAGCCCCAGCCGCAAGCACTAATTCTCCAGGATAAGTAAATGCAGTAAATTCATATCCAACATCTTGTCCATAGGTGTATTTTTGTGTGTGGACCGCGTCTTCTGCATAAACAAATGAAGCATAGTTTTCCGCAAAATAAATGGGCTTCCCACCGATATATTTAATCAAGACCTTCGCTACTTTTTCTAAATCATTGATAACAATGTCATGCAGAGGAATCTCACCATAATGGTTAACTGCTTCTTGAATAATCTGATAAATCGTTGGGTAATCTATCTTATAGTTTCCATCCCCTAGATCTTCAAAAATCTCATGGAAAGTTACCGCAGTAGGTAATGTACCACCCGCGGTTCCATCCAACAAAGCCATTTTATCCTTGCCAGAAATACTAATTGTCCATCCAGAAGTAGACTAATTAACGCTGGCACCTGATATAACATAAAACCCGCAATTAAACCACATAATCTCATCCCCAGCAAGGCGACCAATGTAAACCTTTACTTTCTTGTTAATAGCAATTTCATTATCAAGATTTTCAATATTAGCAATTTCAGGTTTTGCCACCATAGAGAGAGATAGAGTGCGGCGGACCGCTGAAGCGCCATTGGCCTAGATTGATCCGCCGGATACTCTACCTTCTATGGAGGAAAGGGGTTTCTCATCAAATGAGTATGTGACGATTTTTGCGTAGGTTGTTTGTATTTTTTCATTTACAAGTTTTTCAAGGAAAGCATTATCCATAATTAATTCCCTCCTTGAATACGTCTGACTAAACGCACTTTATAGTTAATAAGCATAGGTTTATCATTAACCAAAATAATTGTAGTCAGTTTATCTTCGATTGGCTGCAAACGATATTGTGACGTACTGCCAACATAAACACCGTTTCCATCAATTTCAAGAACCGCACCCTCAGCATTTTGCAAACTAATAGTTTCAATTCCATCAAGAGTAAAACTCATTTTACCATCAGAAGTAATATAACTACCATCTTCTTGCTTTGTTAATGCGGTACCATTATTATAAGTTTTAGCCGCACGAGTCATGGTATCAGCCACAATCATTTCAATCACGTCTTGATTCTCACCACCGCCTGCGGCATGATTAATCTGGCCCCAATCTCTATCAATATATCGAGTATAAACTGTAGCCTCTCTAACTTCCTCTAACACCTTTTCAACAGAGTAGTCTAACAAGATAGTCGCGGTTGATTTAAGTTTAATAGAAGTAATTCCGCTAGTCTGCAAGCCCGCAAGTGTATACTCTTTACCACTAGCTACATTAATTTCATTTCCATTAATTAGGAAAGTCACTATGTCAGGAGTATCTGCGTTATTAGCTAGTTTTAATGTCCGCAAGGCAGTTACTCTAAACTTATATCCCTCAATTTCTGTCTCTTGTTGCTGACGAATAATATCAAACAACTCAACAGATGGATCAAATGTTCCTGCAATCTGGCCTCGCTCTGCTTGTGCTTCTAGACTAGACACATCTTGCCATTCTCCAGACTTAAGAATCCCTAAGTCTTTAAGATTAGACAAGGTATTTTCAGCTACTTCATAAGCATTGGTAGAAAAACTATAAATCATGCGGTTAAGGCTCTGCTGCGGTGACAAGGTAGCTCCAGTTAATGCAACGATGATGTTCTTGTCTGCTTCGGTAGGAGTTTTGAATAATTTATATTGTTTATCATTCAAAAATGTTTCTACCTTGTGTCGGAATTTGCGCTCAATCCGCACAGATTCAGCAGTGGGATTAGTTGAGAGCACCTCAAAATCCTTTTCCATGAAAAGATTCTCTTCATCCATATATGCGGATACCAACGCAGACAAAGGAAATTCTGCGTAATAAGCATGACCATTATAAGCAATAGTTGGATAAGTCGATCCCAAAGTGTCCATCTTTCCAGCTAATTGAGTATGCTTGAAACTAGACAACTCACCACTAAAGTTTAGTTTAATCTGCGTACCCCGGCCGCAAAGATAGGAATATTCAAAATTTACCCAATGCGGCGATGGGTCTTGCGGTAACAGTAATTCACTCCGCGCGTTATTAGTTTGCTTGCGCTGAACTGCATACTTGTACTGCTTGCCGCACTCAATATAGTAGTCAGTAAATACTAGCTCATTAGCTAACTGTTTACCAACATAGGTAAGATAAGCAACGTCATCCCACACTTGATAGTTAGTATCTTCATCAGAACGTACAATAACATAATTGCCATTGAGCTCTTCTGTTGAGGTCAACCGCACTTGGATCATTGCGTTCTCAATGCAGGCGATAGATGTGCTATCAACAGTCACCGCAAGATTAGTAATTTGCCCTGACGTAGTTGAAATAACCTCAAAAACATAAGGCTTGCTAGTTGCTTCATAACCATTATTAGAAACAATAGAAAAGGTGACTGAATGTTCATCATAGGTTACGAACTACTCGCGAAAACGGTATTGCGGCGCCGCGCTAGTAGAGCTATTATATTGGATATTCCCAGAGGTCTCTACTATTTTGCCTTCATACCATAGGTCAAAACGATAAGTATCTAGATACTCAGATTCACCAGCCGCAAATGTGACTTCACCATAGAAAGTAGGCATTGTTACTGTTTCACTGTGAATGGAAGAAATCTCATTTGAGCCACTTGTTGTAGTCTCACCATTGAGAATTTTGACTTGCGGCAAAGTGATAGCCTTAGTAATCATTACATTAGACCATTCAGTCTTCCGGCCAGAAGTATTCACTAATCTGGCTTGAATTTTATATAACTTACCTGCCGCCCAATGCCCAGTCTTGAGTGTTCCCTTGTTAATAGAAAAACTTCCTGCGGTTGCAGATACAGACAAAATACCTGTTGTATTATTGACTACATTAGTATTTGTATCTTGCGTGTTAACCTTAACTTCTATGCTGGTAATATCTGTTAAAGAAGCTGCTTGCGGCAGCGTGTAATAAACTGTTAGTGCATCTTGGCTTGCCGCAAATGCAGGCTAAGTCGTCCGCAAAATTGGCGCAAATAAAACTGCCATAGACGTGCCTCCTTTATCTCATTTTTATTTCCTATATATTTTAAAAAAACGATTGAATAGATTATCTTGTTTTGTCCAAAAAAATAAGGGCGGAAATTAATCCGCCCTTTATCGTGAATTATTATAATTACTAATAACTATATTTAATGCAGCTTTAAGAGAGCCACTTCCATTAAAATAGTTTGCTAAAATCTTTTTTCCAGTGGCTAACTAAGCAGCAGTAGGCAAAGGAACATTTCCATTAAGTGCCGCAATTGCATTTCTAGCATTTAATACTTCTATTGCAGTAATACTATCTCCAGAAGAGGTGGTTGTGTAACTCCAAGCCTTTCCAGTTTGAGCCTAGGTAATTTCATTGATTTTTTTCTTAAATCTATTCCATCGACTTGCAGTTAAATTAGTAACAGGTAAGCCCTTAGCTATAATAGAAGAATCAGTAGAACCTGTGCCACCATCCCAATAAAATAACTCAATATGAGGTTCCCAAATCGCATAATAACTTGCGTCAGTCGCACCTACTGTTATTGTTCCATTTACGCCCCATGCGGCAGTTCCAGTAGAAAATGTGCTCCATCCTACTAAACTATAGTAGGCCCTACCCAGAGGCGGGGTTCCATTGGGGCCATAATCTGCTAGGTTAATAACATCGCCCACTTCTTTTTTGAAGGAGCGATACTGTAAATTACCTCCCCATAAACCGCCATTGCCATACAAAGTAATTGTTGCTTCTGACTTTTGCCAAACTGCATAATATCTTTGGACAGTGCTATTGCTAACTGTTACCCATCCATCTGGGTCATATCCTGCAGTGGTAGCAGTATCATTAGCACTCCATCCTAAAAGTTTATATCCATTTCTAGCCACTAACCCGGAAGGACCAGAAAAATAAAAAGCGTTTCCTGGAGTCTATCTTGGATATTCCCTGGTAATAGCTTGAGTATCCTAGAACACACCGCCATTAGCATTAAGTACAATGGTTGGTGCAAGTGACCAAACCGCATAAAAATTTGTTACTTTGCCATCGGTCGTACCGCTAATGGCTACTTCCCCAGTATGAGCTTGACTTGTGTCCGTTGTATTAGTATATGCCCAACCAACAAATTTATAATAAGCACGAATTGGTGTTGGCAATGTATCTAAGTTGAAAGTATTGCTAACTGTATTAGACGTGTACCATGTACTAGACGAAGGGGCGTAATAATCCTACGAACCTCCAGAAAAGTATGAACCATCTGCCGTAGTCATAGCATGGATACGATATTTATAAGTGGTTTGTCCTATGGCAGTAAAATAAATTGTTCTACTTCTATTATTAAAATCAATTGATTCAATAGAGCTTCTATAAGAAATAGAACCATTTGTTATATCTGCAATTGGATAAGTCGTACCGCCAGAGGAACTACTCCAATAGATGGTTCCACTCCAGGCTAAACCAGATGATGTTAATGAAATAGAACGAATGTGCTTTGTATTAGCAAAACTACAACTTCTATTGCTTTGTGTAATACTTGTACCATCACCAAAATAAACAGATGATAAAATACTAGGCATCGAACCCGCAGTCAGGGTATAAGATGCTACTGAACCAGAGGCCGAAAAATATACATCACGATTACTGCCAGTGTAGGTTAGGTTGGCAGTTTTCATTGAAACACTGCCATTAGAAACAGTAGCTAACACATACGGATCTGGCATAGAGGCTGCGGTATCCCAGTATACAGTACCAGACCAGCCGCTTGTCACTGTAATGTTAGAAATTCTTGCAGTTGCTGAATAGCTTATGGATGCAGGACTTGAAGTTGCAGTTTTCCCATTAAACGTAACACTAGTTATAGGATAACCAAAATGAAATGTTGCTAATGCCATTTATTTCACCTCTTATCCAAATACCGCTGTTTTTGTACTTGTAGTAGAACCTTTAATAATATCACTCCAAGAAACCCATGCTCCTGTTGTACCCTCTCTAACTCCTGCAGAACCTAAATACCAACCGTCAAATCGTAAAGTATTCGCAGATAATGTTTTGCTACAAGTAACATCACCCGTGAAACCTGCTTCAGTACCGTAAAGGTATGCTAGACGATTAGTGCTTGAGCCAATACCATCAATAGAAGCACTTTTGGAAGCATACTATACCATATTCCACGTTAGATTTTTAATAGCATTACTACCTTCTGCTCCTAATTTACTAAAATCTAGAGTTCCACCACTAATATTATCTGCATTAATATTTCCTGCATATACCCAATTTGCATTAACACTATCTGCAATATTAGCAGAATTAACATTTAATTCACTACCATCAATAACATTCGCGGTGAGCTTACCAGAAATATTAGCTTCTGCAATTTGTAATTTACCATCAACGATACTGCATCCTCCAATGGCACCTGCAGTCGCAGTAATGGTTCCAGCTACATTCGCATTAATGCACTTTAAATTACCTTCGTAATCAACAAGGAATTTATCACCAATTTGAATAGCGTAAGTTCCATTGCCCATATTTACAAGGTTAATAGTCATATATTGACCGTCATCAGCACCACTGTTTTTACCAGTAATTTGTGCGTGCTCACCATCAATAGTAATCTAGCCTTTAGTGCCGAAACTAGCCTTACCATCTTCTCGTAGCGCAAACGTATTAATACCATTCTTATAACCATACAAACCAGTTTTATCTTGTGTAGAATCTTTACCCATTACAACGCCAGAAAATTGATTAGAAGTATTTTTTGTACCCGCTCCAATCTGCGGCGCCAGAATGGTCCCACCATCATTATCAATTTCAACTGTAGTGCCATCCCAACTATTAATAGCTTCATTCCCATAAGGATTAAGATACATAAATATAGAATGAAGTAAATAATCTACTTGATTATTCTCCATACTCATTTTTAATAATCCCACAGAATTATTTTCACCTGTGTAATGCGAAGCAGGCGTTAGATAATTATTCCAAATACCCAAAAATCCACTTAATGATTCTACTTTGCCATCTACTCCATCGTAACTGAAAGCAAGAGGTTCACTATCATACTGCGGATTTACTCCTGAAGATGAATACTTAATGTATTGCGGCGCCGCATATGATACTTTAGCTAGATCAAGCGCTCCAACGCAGACATTAATAGGATAATAGGCATATACGCTAGTTTTACTCTCTGTTTTATATCTTACATCGACTTGTACTTTAACATAAAACCCACCCATCTCTTCTGGAATAAGTGCAGTATTACCTGAGCGAGTATAGTGGCCTCCATTAGAATACCTATCAGTACCGCCATTTTCCATAGGTTTAATATTAACCTTGTGATAAATATTCTGACCTGCGGTAACAATTTTAACATTTCTACTTTGCCATGTATAAGAAATATTAAAATCAGCCTTGTCCGCACGCTGTTCAATTAATTCTCCATTACAATACACAAATGCTTTAAATGCTATTTGGTCAGTTCCCCATGCTCCATCCGCATATCGTAAAGCCACCTTGTCTGTGCATTTAACTTCACTATTTAAATCAATAGGTCTAATCAAGCACAGATAAGTCGTACCATTGGTACCTTGGTCGCCGTCCTTGAGGAAACTAATCTCTTTTTCGTAATCTACATAAGTGCCGTCAAGAGCAGTTAGCCGCACGTAAACAGTATTGTTATTCAACATTTCATAGAACTTTGTGCGAACCTTGAAGTGTAGGGAATTATCTCCCGCATCTACCCATACTGACCTCATCATAGAATCTTTGAACTCTTGCTCAGTGGTAATAGGCTTCTTGTCACTGTCTAACCACCGCATTGTGAATGTTAATGAATCAGCTTGTGAAGTTGCGATGTTACACCGTAAAACATGTTCAATATCATCATACTCAGCGACATCATAAATGTCACCGTTAGCATCATAATGGAAAACATCATCGCCAGAATATTGCAAGATAAAGTTAGGTAATTCATCTTCTTCATTAGACTTATAATTCGTCCAATTGAGTACACTAACCTTAGTGCTACCATCAAATACATCGCAGTAAACTTTAATCCATGGATATGCAAGATAAGGCGTTAAATCAAGAGAAAAAGACTTGGTATCACCCGCCGCAATGCGAGTCGTATCGGGTAACTCAATATACCATAGCCCACTTACTGTGAGAGTATCATTTTTCTTATCTTTTATTTCTAAAATCGTATCAGAGGTCAAATCTAAATATAAATCATATTGACTTGTTAAATTAATCAAGGAAATTTCCTTAGATAAAATCTTATCTTCATTATAGATTACTACTACTTTAAAATTTGTAGTAGCGGCTGGACACTCAGAACGTAAGACAGTAATAACATCAAACTTATCTTTTTGAATGCGGCGCCAGCCTACTCCTCCGGCTTTCTCGTATTGTTCGCTACCAATCAAAACTCCTGGATCTTCTACATACCATAAACAAGAGCAAGAAGATTTACTCATTAAAGATTCACTGCCAGACATTAATTTAGCCTGAAGCGTAAGACTGGGGTAATTGTCAGTAAACACCATACCTTGCGGCGTTGCTACTGTGAGGTAGTAAGAAGAGTCCGTTAAATCTGTGACATTAATCCACTCTGCCTTGAAGTTACGACAGTAGATATTCGGCTGTGTAGAATTGCCCGCAGGATCGTAGTCAGTAAATCCCTCTTGGAAAAACACTATCTTGCGGAGGCCGGTCAAATACCGTTTTGGGACAGTCAGCAAAATAGTTTGCGGCGCCCAGTATGAATTGCGGTAAGGATCGCCATTAAAGAGCGATGTATCTAAAGTATATGTCACTTCAGGAGAGTCCTCCTTCGACGTAGCGAAGGTCAGCCGCAAGCCATAGTTACCAGTTGTTTTGGCATCTACAAACGTGGTCATAAATTCCGCAGAAATACGAAACTCAGTTCCACGATTTGCGTATTGCTAAAATACGCTATGACTAGTTGTATCATCCGCCACAAACAAAGTAATTTCGCTCTTGTGATCAGTCCCATCATAGGCAATCAATCCCATCTCGCCAGACCAATTTTGCTCATAAATTACTGACCAATCTGGACTAAAAGATTCTTCAACCTAGTTAGACTCATTACTAGCCGCAATATCGGTATTATAGGTATAACCCTCTATATATTTAGTCTTAGAAAAATCCCCCAGCGGAATTTTTACTAAAACATTATCTCCAATTTTATATTTTGTTTTGCTCTGTGAAAATGCAGACCAAACACCATCTTGGTATCGTACTTTATATTCTCCTTTTGTTACATCTACAATAGAGAATATTTCACCAGAAATTGTTTTATCTGCTTGATATTGAGATAACTAATTACTAGCTTCATTAGATATGACTTTATAGAGTCCATCAGCTAAGTTACTCATATTCATTCTCCTTTCTCGCCAAGGGGTGGGCTGTTATACCCACCCCATTAAATTATTTTGTATAGAAGTTAATTCGTTGTGCAGAAGTTTGAACCAAAGATTCAAGAGCCTCTTTAATCTCAATGGCATCACGCACTCCAGGAAAGTCTGCGTTAATCTGGACAGATTGCGCCAATTCAGTAGCCTTGCGATCGAAAACTGACCGCATACCAGAGTATCTAGAACCGAACAATGACTGACTTGCGGCCGCGGTACCGCTAATGCGGGCGCGCATTTCTGCAATCATAGAAGGAGCCAGCTCACGGATACTTTGAACCGCCGCGAGCATATTTTTTGTATCCTCTTGGTTGAGGACAAGCTCCTTTTGATGCAGGACCGCTAGACGACCATCAGAACCCCAATCACCAGTATATCCACCTGTATCATAATGTTTTAATTGACTTCGACTATAATCAGCAGCAAGAGATTCAATCTGTCTTTTCATCCCAGAGGGATAATTCCACCAACCGCCTCCCTCATAAACTGCGCCATTCATAGTCATTAATTTATAAGTACGACTACTTGAATCAAATTGACCTAGCTGTTTCCTAATTCTTCCAGTAGAACCAGCTGATGTATTAGGAGTAGAAGGCGTAGTGGTAGATATGTTACTAGAAACGTTTCCACTTGTGCCAGTTCCGCTCCCTCCAGAGCCAGTTCCTCCACTCCAGCTACCAGTGGCGCCTAGTTTATTGATACTACCTACGGCTTCATTATACTTCTAAACCGCAGTTGCAGTTTCTGATGCCAGCTTTTGGATCGCCGCAATCGTATTATAAATTTCTTTAGTCCAAGCAGCCTGCGCCTCTGTAACATCTTGAAGCTCGCTAATCTTATTCCAAATTTCATCAATAGCTGAGGTAGCTTTGTTTTGCAGTTCCTCATTAGCTTGCGTCAGTCGATCAACTTTATCACTTAACTGGTCATAAGATACGCCAATTTCATTAGAAATATTGCCAATATTACCCTTGTACTTGGTCAGAGCTTCATTAAGTTTTGCAAACATTTCAGCAGTAGTTTCAGTGAATGAACCTTCAATAGCAACCAAATTAATCAATTGATCACTATACGCACTATTAAAGTCATTCGCATTACCGCCCATTTCCTCTAGAATCCGTTGGAAGTTCTTCTGGAAATTTTGCGCGGTTTCGCTAGTGTCGTCACCATACTTATTAGCTGCCTTTTGTTGCTCTGCAAGTGCAGAATTACCTGCATCTTTCATATCCTTAGCCGCATCGGTTTGCATCTTTGCCAAGTCAGCATACTTCTTTTGATAATATGCCTGAATTTCATTGATAGCATTTTGACGCTGCTCTGCATTAAGAGTATCATCCTCATAAATTTTGCGGATTTCCTCAGACATTTCTTGCCACAGAGAAACAATCTCGCCAGTGATATTTTCAGTTTGATCCTTTGCAGTGTTGTAGTAATCCTACATCGCTTTCAGATACTCTTGCTGCTTGCTATTAATATCTGCCTCATCTGCGGTAAACAGATAATTATAGTTACCATTCGCACCACGCACCAGCCGCACTTTGCTCTTAGCATTTTGTGCTTCTTCAAGAGCAATTTGCTTGAGGGTCATGTTGTATTTGGCTTCCATAATCTTGAGGTCATATTCAGATAAATCAGCATTAGCTTGACGCTCCGCAAATTCATCTTGTAAGGCTTTCAGAGTAGACTTAGCATAATCTGTACTAGCTTTAGCAATAGACTCCTGAACTTTGTTATTGAGGTCTTGCGTTTCTACAAAGCGATTAACGCCATCTAAGAATCTATTATCCTCGTCTTTAGTGCGGTTGTACTTGGCTTGTAGCTGATCAAATCCTAGGCCACGAGTCATTTTATTCTCAAATTCGTAGAAAATATCATCAAGAGCATTGGAGTAAATATTCTTTGCGGCCTCCATAGCCTACGCCGTAGCTTCAAGCATTGCATCTTGTGCTTCTTGATAATCCTCTAACAGCGCGTCACGATTAGCCTTGAGAATATCGTATTCAGCAGTTCCTTGTGTAGCATTTGCCAGGGCGATTTCTGCTTCACGAAGCTGGGTTTCCGCGCGCTCCATGTATTGCTTTTGAAGTTTAGCCTATGTAAGAGAGTTTTCAAGCGTAGCACTATAGGTTTTACCCAACATAGCATACTTATCAGCTAACGAATTATTGATTGTTTGTAAATCGATCAAATCATTCATCGCATCAAGCACACCCATATTACTCTCAAGCATTGAGATAAATTCCTCAAACCGATCGGCGGCCGCATCAAGAGCATCAGGTAATGTCTCCTTGAGAGTTTCAATATAGTCTAACATCGCAGAACCACTATCAACCAACTCTTTCCGCAAATCAGCCAACTCGTCTTGCAGGGCTTGCACATCAGTATATTGATTAGCATTGCGAATCATATCCAATAGAGAGTTCATTTTAGTCTCATAATCTGCAAACATTGAAATCTCATCTCTGACACCTTGCGCATTCAGTCCCGCATCGCGGACACTGCTGTCTAGCGCATCGCCAATAGACTCATTGATTTCTTTTTGGAACTCACGCAATGTATCTTGCATTTCCTTCCAGTCAATACGAATCTGGAGTGCTTCCTTTACCTTCTCGAGCTTAGCATCTTCAATCTGCCGCATAGCGTCTTCATACTCATTAAGCTGCTCACGGAAGGTATCAATAGAATCCTCATAATTCTCTAAAAGTTGCATTTTATCATCATACTCTTTTTGAACCATATCTTGCTGGTCTTTGCCTACGGAGTTAATACGACTATTATACTCGTCCGTAATTTGTTGCAGAAGTTGAGTATAATTTTTAAGTTCCATACTCGCGGTATCATACTCTACAGATAGACCATTTGCTCGTAGAGCCTCAAGATCAGAGGTAACAAACGCAGCCGCAGCCGCTTGTTTCTGGGATTGTAGCTCCGCAACTTTATTGAGTTTCTCAATCTTCTGCGTGAGCATCTCAATCTTATCAGTTCCATAAGCACGATCTGCTGCTGTAGAAATATCATCAAGAAGCTCTTTCTGATATTCGATCTCACGCGTAATTTCATGGTAACGCTCAAGAACTTCTTTTAGCTCTTTTGCGGTGTCGTCACCCTTGCCTCCACCTACTGTAGAATTAATGAGGTTTCCTGCCTTCAGACGAGCGAGCGCCGCATCAATTGCACCAATCTGGGCCCCGACAGCTTTTAGTTCATTATCGGTTCCCGCGATTAGACTACTTGCCGCATCTTGAATATCCTTTAATGTGCCAAGCTTATCGATTTCAGTTGTCCACTTTTCAATTTGCTTAGCAACCGCATCAGCATCAGATAACTTAGATGTATCAAATCCTTTAACCTCAGAACCAGAATAACCAGTTTGTACATTAGTAGCAGGGTCTACGGGAGATACCGCAGAAAATTTACTAGCATTTTTCTCTGTGATATTGAAATAATTAGCTTTAGCTCTAGCCATTGTATTCCAATAATTAACCACATTAGTAGCTAGGTTGTGCGTCGAAGTATCAATAGAAACATTAGAATTGATTGCATCTAATGTTGTAGTATTAAGAGTATCTGTAGTATACTCTGCAACAGCTTTTGCATTTTCAGTTAATGCCTGTGATTTTGCGGTATCTGTATCGACAACGCCCGCAGCCTGTAGAGCAGCATCATCCGCAATGACTTGTTGCATCATCGCTTGCGCCATATATCCAGCTGCCGCAGCATCAGTTCCAGCTTTGCTCGCCGCAATTAGTAGGCGTTTTTTCTCTTGTAGAGCCTTTTCTTGCACCACAAGCATTTCACGTTGAGTTTCTAACTGAGCAATCTTGGCTTGCCGATCCGCTTCTACTTCGTCTTTCTTTTGTTGAACATAAGCATCAACAACAGACTGGTTAAGTGAAATAGTAGCATCTGCATTGGCTTCACAATTGCGGAGAAGCTCGCCATAGCCAGAATCAATAAGAGAAACTACATCCTCGGTAGTCATCTCAAGACCATTGGCAATTTTCTCTTGCAGCGCATCAAAATCACGACCAATATCAAACGCCTCATCAACATCTTGCCGCAGAGAAGAATTAATTTGTAGTTTTATTTCATCCGCATTATCAGATAATTGCTCAACAATGGCATTAACTTTCTTCTATAATTCTTCAACATCACCATTACCATTTTTAATATCTAACTCTAATTTAGCTTTTTGTGTAAGCAAATTATCTCTGCTATTTAATGCTCCACCTAAACCAGAACCCAAGTATTCGATACGGTCATGATAAGTTTTATTCCATTCGTCTAGCTGAGTACCGTATTTTTCAACAATTGCCGCACCATCTAAACCCAAATTAGTAAGAATGTCTGCTAATTTTCCACCAAATGTCTCTTTAAGTTTGTTATATGCTTCTTCATCAAGCTCATTTACATCTAAGTCGCCACTTGCATAAGCTAATAACCCATTTACATAATCTTCACTTGTTTCTTCATACATTCGTTCAATTTCTTGAAGTGTAGTCTCGTCAAATTGCTTTAATGCATTTTCACGAGCAACAAGCATTTTAATAACATTTTGATGTAGATCTTGAGTAGTGCCATCCGCCATGGTAAAAGTATAATAACCAGTTTTACCAGATGTGCTACTAACCTCTTCCGCCCCAATTAAATCTTTATATTGATCAGCCGCGTTTTTACCGCTTAATTTAGAAGAATCATACCACTACTCTTGATTTGCTGCAAAAAACTTTCCTAAAGTATCAAGGTTATTTTGAACAATACTATCTTCATTTGCCATTGTACTAATGCGTTGACCCGCAATTGTAGCAATAGTATCAGAATTTGCAGAAATTTTATCAGCCAATTCACGCAATGCAGAAGTATTTTCTTGAAGCTCTGCAATTTGTTCTTTGGATAAACCAATAGAAGTTAAATATTTTTCATCAAATAGAATAGAAGAGCCCTTAGCTTGAATCGCGGTGATTAGCGCATCAATATTAGCTTTCTAACTATCTGTAATAATTTCACCAGTGGCTTTTAATACTTCTACATCTCTCGCCACAGACATATGAGTATCTTCACTAATACGATAATCCGCATCATAAACAGTATCAGCTAATTGATCTTGTAAATCTTTTTGTAAAGATTTAATTTTATCCGCAGTTACCTCATAAGAGGCTGCATAAGCTGCATTTTGAGCAGCTTCTAGTTCTTGAAGCTGTTTATCAAGAAGTTTCTATTTACCAGCTTCAGTAATAGTTAGAGCTCCATTGGCGTTTTCTACCTCAGATGCTAATTCAGGATAGTTTTCTAATAATTTTAAAACTTCTTCATTAACGCTTGCAACGGCCTCGCGCCATTCTATTGTTCCTGTAGTTGCTGCATTTAAATTCTTTTGTGCAGATGTAATTGAATCAATAGAAGACTTGATTTCACTGTATTCAGACTTTACTTGTTCAAGATTATTCTTTAAAAATTCTTGTTGTTTATTTAATTCTTCTGTGCGTTCTTTATCAGTAAAAATTAAATCTGCAATAGTTTTAATTGCCACACCAAGCGCAGCAATGCCTGCAATTACCAAACCAATAGTTCCTAGTGCCCCGAGGGATGCGGCACTAGTAGATGCCATCGCAGCCGCTTGCGCTTTTTGAGCTTCAGTGGCCATTCGTGCAGTGGTTCCCAACTTTTCTAACGCTTTAGAATATTTACTTGCATAAATAGCATTAGCTAAAAAGTTTTTAGATTCTCCAGAGGACTTTAAAGCTGAAGAAAGTGAGTCTGTCCAATTGCTAACAATCCGAGTTTCTTTTAACCCATTAGCAGCTTGCTGGATACCATAAATTAAAGTAGGAATACTACTTAGTAAAGCAGTTAAACGTTCCCCTGCCGTTAAATCTTCATTAGAAAACAATTGTCCTAATGACTGGAATCCAGCCCATGCCATAGATAAACCTGATAAGGCACTTGTGGCATTCGCGACATCTGTATATAAATCTTTAGTATTCGTTAGGTTTAGCTTTTCATCAAAGCTATTTAATAATTCTGCATATTCTGCACCCTCTAGGGTAGCCCTAAATTGGGTTTCTCCATTTTGAGTAGCTAAACGTTCAGCACGATCTCTTGCTTCACTGTATTGTGGGTTTTTAGTGCGTTGACTTTTCTTATAGCGACGATTTAATTCAGCTTTATCTTTTGATAATTGCGCTTGACGATTGGCCAAAGCTCCACCGCGTCTACGAGAACCGCTAGGACGACTTTCATCCCAACCTAACCCTAACAAATACGCATAAATATCATCGTCATCTGTTAAATTAGCTAATTCTGGAACTCTAGCACGCAAAGATTTTTTCAAAGAATTAGTTAATTGCGCTTGGCCCCCACTATTTTTAATCTCATTTAAATACTTAATAGCAGAATTTAGATAAGTTATATCAGTAGTTGTATTACTAAAACTCTGCCATAGTTTATTTCCTGACTGCGTAGTAGCTTTTTGTCCTACTACTTCTAACTTGCTCGCAGTTTTTAAAGCATCAGCATTTGCTGCAACTTCACTTTCTTGAGCAACCTTAGCCTATTCTAAAGCCAACTCTTTAGTGATTTTTAATAATTCTAACTGAGCTGAAATTGCATTTTTCTAATGATCAGACATTTCTGCAACTCTTTGATTTAATAGAGCTTGTTTTTCAGTAGTCTGGCTTAGAATTTCTCCATATCCACGCTCACTTGCTAAACTAGAACCTCGCAAAATTCCAGTCGCACGTTGCGCCGCTTCAGCTCGTAAAATATTGGCATCTTGTGCAGCAGTGCCACGAAAGACATTTATATTATAAGCAAAATCTCGTAAATTATTTGCAATTTTTGCACTAAAAGCTTTTGTGACAAGAGAAGCAATGACAGCTAAGACACCTTTTAATCCACCTAAACTATCACTTACATTTTCAACGCCCTTGAGAAAATCAGCAAATCCATTGGTTAAATCAATCCAAAATTCATCTTTAATTAATGAATCATAGATGCCTTCTGCAGATGCTTTCACATTCTTGCGGGCAGCCTCCCAGGACTCAGCGAAAATATCGGCCTGGTTCTACAGTTCACCAGTAGCATTTTTTGCTGTCTCCAAGTTTTCCTTCATGAAGTCCCAGTTGTCCATCAAGGCGATGAACTGCGTGTACTATCTGATACCTGCAACCCCCTGTGCGAGGGCCACCTGTTCGTCCTTGTTTAAAGTGCTCCATCGTTCACCAATATCGCTCAAGACATCGTCCATATTACGCAATTCACCATTGGAATCCTTAATAGAAACCCCAATTGCGTCAATTGCTTTTGCGTACTTACCAAGTGTAGTGCCATCATCAAGAGTCTTACCGAGCTCGAGGTCTTGAATTCTAGCAAACAATGTACGGAATGCAGTACCAACGACATCTGCGGATTGCCGCGTGGTCGCGGTGACAGTTGCCAATGCTGCGGTAGCATATTCATAACTTAAACCAACTGTTTCAGCAGTCGCCGCAAATTTATTTAGCCCAGTTGCAATCTCTTGCGAGCTAGATGCGGTCGCCGCACCCAATGCCACAATAACATCTGCAAAATACTCTAGATTTTTAGAACCTTTAGCAAAGTTATTCCAAATTGCGGTCAGATACTCAGAAGAAGTAGTTAAACTTTCTCGTGATATATTAGCAAACTTCGTCGTTACATTAGTGCGCTCTTTTACTTCTTTATCATTTAAACCTTGCTGGAAATAAATCAAACTGCCTTGAGCATACTTGTTAGTAGTAGTATTAAGTTCTTTAGCAGCTTTATTTGCCTATTTCGCAAATTGAGCCATATCCTCAGTGCTCTTGCCAGTAACAATGCGAATATTATTTAAAGATTCATTTAGATCTTCTGCATATCTAAAAGCGTCACTAATAGCTCCAGTAAATCCTGTTAAAAACCCAGAAGTAATTTGCCAACGGACAGTATTCTTCATGGTTACCCACAATTTATCCATTAGCTCATTACTACGTTTTAATGGCGCTTCAGCAGAAGTAATAGCCTGGGATAAGTTTAAAAACGCAGCACTTCCCTCTGGACCAATTTGCTTTAGTCGAGAAGAAAAAGATTCTAGCGTCTAACCGCTTAATTTGAGTTGTGAAGCAAATTTACTAATATCTAATGCACCAGTATTAATATTAATAGATTTAGATAAAATAGAATTTAATTCTAATGCTGCTTGTTTAGCATCTCGAATAGCGGTAATAGAAGTGGTTAAGTTCGCACTAGCAACTGAAGTTTGTGCTAAACTATTTAATTGAGTTTGTAGTTCTTTTAACGCAGCATTTAATTTACTGGTATCGGCGTTAAAACCAATTACATAATCAATCCTTTTATTAGCCATACAGATCTCCTTTCACTCATTATAATGCAAAAAGGCTCTGAGATAGTTAATACCTCAGAGCCTTAAACTATTCTCTATTTATTTTAAAAAATCAATAAATAGGATTATTCAGTTTTGTCCATAAATTCTTTAATCGCGGCAATTTCTTCCAAGCCTTCTTTATTCTTGAGCTTTTCCATAATAGAGTCAAGTTGGTCACCAAGTTCGGTTGCATTGCCACTCATCGCAGTCATGGTCCCCGCAAACGACGCATTAAAACGCTCAATATTGCCGATTGTTTCATCAAGGAGCAGAGAAATATCAATCCATTCATGGCGGTCGTAAGACTCAACCGTCCTCTGCACGGTTCCTAGTAAATCAGAATGAATAATCTTGTCAGCCAGCTCACCAGGATTGACCAAATCTTCATCGTTAATCTCAATATCTGTGAAATATTTGATATAAGCAATAGTCTCAAATGCGGAAGTAATAACAGGGCTAAACGTACCGTGGTCAGGGTTCATAGCATGACCAACCACAAACTGAATAAACTCAATCTTCGCGGCGGTCGGTAGCCAGCTCCGCACTGAAATTGTTTCTCCATTAAATGTAAACTCACTCTTCGCAGGATCAACCGCAATATTTAAATCTTTAAAGTTCATAAAGAACCTCCTTCTACTCTTATTATCTATATTATAACATATTTTTTAGAATTTGTCAAATTTAAAATACTTGTACGCTAGGCACATGGTATTTATTCGTAGCTATTTCTACAAACACCCATGGCTTAATATATGCAATTAATTGCAAATCAGCCAATTCTCCCCAGACAGTATTACTACGTTGAAATCCTTGTGCATAATTAGGATAATCAGGATCGCCTACATATGTATTAGCGATACCTGTTTTGCCACTATCTCCTTTAGAAAATGATACCTTAATAGCCGAATCGATACCACCAGATTTTCTAATATTAAATGAATTTTGAACTGCTTTGATAATATCATACATAGAATATAATCTACCATTAACTAACATAAAGTTACTAACATTAAGTTCTTGCTTATCACCAGTGCGATTGCCCATACCAGCCAACCACTCATTAAAAAATCTAGATGCAATACCTTGTCGTACGGCTAAGCTCTATGTTGTAGCTTTTGTCCAGTCATGCGTTAGAACATTGGCGGCATATTGTTTCATTTCTGGAGATAATCTATTTAAATAATCAAGAACTGAACCACTTTCTTGAATTTTAATTTCTTTTTTACTTAGTGCGCTTTCTGTTTTACCTGTGAGACTGGGATAATTTTTAACAGACGCCGCAATCTTCATTTCAAATTTTAAATTTTTCTTATCTATATTAGAAGTAATAGACAACAAGGGAGTGATAATATCAGGTTTAATAGTGCCTCCCTCTTCTGACTGTAGACTGCCTGTGATTATACTCTTTCCCTTTTTTGCAATACTTAAATTTTTATAAATCTAATTATCTACAAAATTTTCAATATCATTCAATCCTACAAATTCACCAATAGCACCAAAAATGGTACTTAGCTGCAGATGAAGAAGTTTAGCTAGCTTCATAGTAGCCATCTTACCAGACATTCCTTTGCCTGTTAATTCAGAATAACGACTACTTAAAACATTTAAGGATGAACATACTTGCTTTAATAATTTAATTTCCTCTGCCGCAAGTGGAATTGTGTCTGGAACATTAACTTTATCTTTACCCCATTGGTTAGCAATTATTACATATGCAGCTTTTAAATTAGGAGTTTTTTGAATAGCTGTTAATGTCTAGTCCAGAAGAATTGTAAATGCACTTAAACTATATAAATCAGTTTTAGCATCTTCTATTTCAGTTAATACTGAGCTACGCATCCCAGCAAGAGAACTCATGAGCTAGCCTTGACTAGAAGTCCATGCAGAAGTAATTATGTTTGACATATTGGCATACATTTCTTCTACATCTTCTTTCGCGGTAATGCCTCCCTATGTATACAACCCGGCCCCCGCAAGACCTTGCGCCATGCCTAAAAATCGACCGGTACCACCAGAGGCTGTTTCCATTGCCGCAGTAACAAATCCTCCAGTATAGCTTTCAATATAATCCTTATAGTGCTTAGGCGAATAAATAATATAACCACGTTTATTACTATAATACTTATAGTCTCTTGATATTTGTTCTGCCATAATTTACTCCTTTCTCTCTTAATAAAAGAAAAAAGGGAAGGATTTCTCCTTCCCTTAAAATCTTAATTAGCCAACGGCACAAGCCGCACGAACTTCCTCGGCGCTCAGAGACTCTTCATCAATCACTTGAATCAGACCCAAAACCTTCTTAGTTTTATTAAACTTAGTATAAGCGGGGAAGCAGTCAACAGTGAAATCGAAAACAGCAGGATCTCCACTATTGCTGAACGTCAGGTTAAAGTTGGACTGAACCTTACCGTTAGGAATAACCATCTCAGCAGGCATATCCACACCATCAGCCTCACGGCGGAATAGGGTCTCACCCTCGATGTAGAAGTTACCAGCAAACTTATCAGCAGTGATTTCAGCCTGGAAGCCAGCCTTCTTGGCAACATAATAGTCAACCAGAACAACAGAGCCAACTGGCAGATCTACAGTCACATTCTCACCATCGGCATGACACAGAATAGTAGCAACGGCCTCAGCATTCTCGCCCGCAACGGTCACCTTGGCAGGAACGCAAGGCTCACCAGCAATCTCACCGTTAGCATCCAGCTTCATGCAGAAAATATCAGCTTCTTTATGGAACACATATTTATCGGTAGCACTAGTATCCTCACCAGCCTTGCGGCCACCATTCCAGCAAGGAATAATACCTTTAGGCAGAACAATAGTATTAGCAGTCTTAACCTCAACTTGAGAGGTCTGATGCACATAAATAGGTTCGCCATCCTTAGCCTCAATCAGATCAGCGCCAGAAAGAATAGCTAGACCTTCCGGAGAAAGAAGCGCATCCTGCATCGTCAGAGTCAGGGTTTTATCTCCTTCCCACGCGATCAGACGAGGGTTACCCCAGCCCATTTTATTCCATATGATTCACTACATCATATGCGTTCTCTTATGAACTGCTGCGTCTTTTAATATACACGCAGATTAGACTATATCTTATTCTTTGCTATATCTCAAAGAATTTACCCATTTCCACTATCAATCGTTTATAGTGTACTCCCTTCACAGGGATAGTCGTTGAACTTTAATCAAAATTTATATCCTTAGTGAGATATTTCCAATTTCTTTTATTTTTTATTGCACTAATTGTACTTTTTGAACAATTGTATTTAGCACAAATTTGAGAATATGGTATACCATGTAATAAATCTTGAATAATATCAATTACTTGCGATTCTAATAGTTTACTAGCTGGATTAGATTCTCCCTTCATAGAAGCAGCTAAACCAAGCTTAACAGCATGAATACGATTTTCTTGATTGGTTACCCATTCTAAATTATCAATACAATTATTTAATTTATTCCCATCAATATGATTGCCCTAAAAATTTTCATAGCTCTCTATGGGTTTAAAACAAATTAGTACAAGGCGATGTCGGAAAAAGGCTTTTTCGCGGCCATCTTTTAAAATTAAAGTATTTTTTACATATCCATTTTTAATGCAATCTTTCATTTTTTTCTCACCATTGTCTGTAAAAAGCTCGCCAAATTCATTGATATAGTAACGATCTTTTACTTCCGGTAAGAATTTACTAATTTGAACCAAGTTCATTAATAAACCTTCCTTCTTATAAATTTTAATTCTTAGCTGCTGATTACCCAATGGGGATTTCTATTGGGCGTTCCAGCAATTAAAGTAATTATCATTTTGACATCACTGTCAAACGGAGCTAATAATTAACCCTGAGCGTAAACACTGGTAGCGGCACCTTCCAGGCCAGAGGTCTTTAGCGTGTCAAAGTACAGCACCGGCTCATCCTTATAGAAAGTACGAGAACCCAGAGTCATCTTGTTCTTAGCACGGAAAACCACATTGGCCACTTCACGAGAACCAAATTTCATAATATAGTTTCCTCCTTATGATTAATGTAGATTTTTCATCCAATTTTCAGCTTCTTTCTTTGGGTCTCCGCCCGCAAGCCGCACGCGGAAATCATTATCCCAATTAGAATATAAGCTAAATCTTTCCATTAAATCAAACAATTGAAACAATGTTAGTTCCAAACATTCATTTAATGGCATTTTATTTCCAACACATAGTATTGAAATATATTTTGTCAATGCACTTTCTTTCTTATTATTTTTTATCTCTGCTATCTTGAGCCGACTTTTCATTAGTTTATCAGCTATGCGCTTTGCACGCTCATTAGCAGGGTTATATGTAACATTATCCCCTTGCCGCATATCTCCTAAACAAAGCACCTGCTTGATTATAGCCTAAAAATCACTAAAATTATTATCTTCTATAATTGTTGCTTGTTTTAATTCCTTGTTGTATAATAAAATAGAATTTGGAGTAAATGAGACAGAACAGAGAGGAAATAAGAGAGAAAGCAAGGTATGAACAGACTCCTTTTTATCGGTTGACGCTGGATCTTGTAGTACCTTCATAAATATTTGAAAATTTGAGTATGTCTCTAAAACAATTTTGTCCTAAGTTATCCATTCTTTTTCTAAACAAAGATAATTAGTCGCTTCAAAAAACTCAGTTTCTCCCATCATACCAATTTCTCGCATAGTTAAAGGATGAATAACAGTTTGAAATGCGGCCAGTGGTATATCACAACCGCACATCAAAGCTAATTGAAAATCACTCAAGTGGATTCTTCTTATCTTCATCGCCACGAATGGCGTAATAAGTTAGAGATACTCCCGCAAAATCTTCATTATAAATGGCTGGCCCCGCTTCAATAAATTGTAACTCTCCAATACCAGTTAAATGCTTACCATCTAACATGGCATCAAGCTCTCCCGCAATACGGTAAGGCTTTAGTTCATAATTACCTAAATCCCAATCTTCATAATGACAATAAATGTCAATATAAAATGTATTATCTCTGTAATGCGGATTTGTCGCATTGGGATAAAACTTACCATAGGAAATATGTAAATAAGTATGAACTTCTGGATGAATATACAAACGAGGAACCAGAGAAATCTGACGCTTCTCTGGATCACTACTCAACATACCTTTAATCTGTTCACTTGTTAAATCTGGCTTTTCTTTCCAGTCACGCCCGTTATAGTACAATAGTTTAAGTAAATTCTGATTACTCAAAATTTTATCCATCAAGAGCGCACAATCTTTGGGCATCCCCAAGAAACTAGACTTGGGAAATTCATATGAATTAACTCTCATACCTTTTTCTCCAATCTATTAAAACAAAGACTCTACGACAATCTTACGGAAACGCGTCTCACTATCGGTTTTCCACTGTAATTCAAATCCAGAGCTACAACTAATCGACTTCAACCAAGTTAGTTTTACAATATTTCCATCTACCTCTAGCTTAACGGGTGCGCAAGTATCACCTAATTTGGTACTCCAAGTACCAATAGTGTCTGCTTCTACAGAATAAGTCTCTGTAATCTTTGGTTTAATAATCCCATTACCGTGAATTTCTCCTTCATCAAGAGAAGGAATAGGTTCAAACTCAATCAAACCATCCTTAATTTCATCAGTATCTGTATCACGGTCTTTATAATACTCTTCTGCATTAATTTCAATAACGCCCTCAATAGAAATAGAGTCGGGAGCTTGTACTCTCCAACATTTTCCATCAAGCATAAATTCAGAGTATCTCTTGAATAACCGCACTGTTTGTTCATTCTTAGGGATTAAAATATTTAGAGATAAGTTAGGCACATCAATACGAATTTGATTTTTCTGAATACTCTCAATCTTCGTTTCAACTGGGCCACGAATTGCGGCATAGGTTGCATATACCTTGCCATCTTTATCATCTCTAAATTTAATAATATATTTACAGCGACGAATTTCACTTTCAAAATAAGCATCCTCGGTCATCGCTGGTAAATAAACAAGCCATTGTGTTAGTGGTCCACGCTCAGTTTGCCACTCAAACACGTCTCCGGGTTGATAGCCCGCATTATAATCAATAGAAAAAATCTTATCGTCATAATCTTGTTTCAGCTTGTCTGGGTTAATTAATGCTCGACACTTCTTTTCATCAAGAGGAAGAATGTTGGTATCAAGATCTGTCTCCATTGGCGCGGTGACTTTTTGCACTCGCCGCACATCACAAGCCTAATAAGAATACTTTAATGCCCACAAAAACGCTCTATACTTGTCTTGAATCATGCGTTTATCTTGCGCAATACCACCTTGTAATTCAAGGCGTCGCTGCATTAACTCACGATTCGTCATGTGTCAGTTTCCCTAGGAGGTCAATACATCTAAATACGGTCTTGCGGTAGAGCATGAAATCCTCACAGACAGGGCTCCGTAGCCCCTCTAGTTTAGATAAAATAATTAAGTAATTTACCTAAGCCGCAAATAACTCATGCAAGCCCGCAATTTCTTCAAGAATAATATTTAGATGTGTTTCCCAGTCCTCTTGATTTTCACGCATTGGGATTAACTTCCACACTTGATTCACCAGTCGCCGCATATCTGTATTAAACGTATCTTTAGTAAATGAAAACATATACTTAGTTTCCATCTAATACACTCGTTTCCATTAGACTAGACCAGTTAGACAAATATTTGCCTTCCTTGTCTAATTTGCGGCGCTTGTATAGGCGTTGTGCGTGGCGATCTGTTTTTTCACAAGCCTCCTTAACACTTAACAATCGTGCTAAATGAGATGCTTGACTTGTTAGTTTAAAGGACGCTCCAGACGCCTTCTAACGAGTATTTTCTATTGATGTAATTTGTCTCTGTAACCAAACAAGAGCCATAAGATTTGCAATAATTCGCACTTCTTCAAGGGTAAGATCTTCCTCATAATCACAGGTAATTGAATCAAACCCATATAGGGCAAAGCGTGGAAATTCAAAACCTGGGATTGCGGCCTTGAAGATATTCTGCAAATCGGCCTCTGTTTCTTCCTTAGTCATAATACCAGGGCCTTCTTCCCCAGTAGTCGGATTGATTGCATACAGATCATCTGTTACAATGGCGAAGAAGGCATCACTGATTACGTTTTCAAAAGAGGTCATTTAGTTGCCTCCTTCCTATATTACTTTCCTAATGTCATGCGGCGGACGGGTGCTGCCGGTGTACTAGTAGTTTCCACATTTTCCTTATAGTTAGGATTAGTGCGACGGCCAGCGGTAGCAGCAGGTTTAACATCTTCTTGAGATAGCTTATTGATTTTCAAGGCAGACATAACATCGAAACCAAGAATATCCTTAATAGCGTTAATCTTATTAAAGTCATTCAAGGGTAGCTTCACCGCGTAGTCCTTAATAAGACTCTTAACGCCTTCTGGTGCAAAATTCAGTGCATCAATAAATTCATCATCGGAACAACTCTGCATCCAGCCAGGAATTTTCTCCTCAGTCAGCCAATATTCGGGCTCAACCTGGACATTAACAATTTCTTCTAGAGCCTCAGCATCATGAACTAGAAGATAGCCCTCAATCAGCTCACGGCCACCTGGTTGAGAAGTCAGTGCCTCAAGCTCAGCGGGAGTAATTTTCTTAGTCTCTTTCGGTGCAAACTCACGCCGCAAACCCATTTCTGGGATATTGTAAATAACAGTACCAAAACTACGATTGGTAACAGCAATCTTATTCTCCATATTTAATTATCTCCTTTTTCTCATTATAATAAAATGGGGAGGGAGTTACCCCTCCCCACAGGAATTAGATGGTAGCCAGCTTGCCCTTCAGATCGGTATCGACATAGGAAGCCATGTTATTAGTAAACATGACGCCAACGCCAACCTTCTGATAAACCTGCATCTCACGGGACCAGTCATCATTCTCGACCTCGCGCATATGAGCAGAACCCTCAAACGCAATCTTGACGGGCTTCTCATTAGAACCAGTAGGCATAACCCAAGCATAGCCAGGATCAATCACCTTAGTGGCATTGGTCTCATCCTCGAAGGACTGAGGCAGCAGAACCACACGAACACCCTTGTAGCTAGCCAGGAAGCCATTGGCCCAATACTGATCGCGCATATTATCAGAAACCCACTTGTCAGCAGGAATCATCTTAGTAGCGAACTCACGAGTAGCATAAATCACAGGGGTACCGTAGGCAGAAACCACAGACACCAGACGATCCATACCAGCCTCATCAAAGCCAGCCGCAGAAACACGGTTAGCCGCAGGCAGCTGCTCAATAGAAGACATCAGAGCCTTAGCGATCTCACGCAGGATCAGCTCGTCCATACCCTCCAGGACAATGTTCACCAGCTCAGCCCAGTCAACGCGACCATCCAGGAACTCCTCAAAGCCGATGGCAGCAGCACCACCGATAGCAGAGGTAGCGACCTCGAAGCTCTTCTCACCCAGAGCAAAGACTTCGTAACGGCCAGCCAGGCCGACCTTGGTAATGAATTGCTTAGCGCGCATCTTACCGGTCTTACGGATAAACACAGGCTTGGTACCCTGAGCAAAGGTCTGAGTCTCAGCAAAATCAGCATAACGCTGCAGAACCTTTGTAGGCAGAATATCATCCAACAGAGTCTCAACCAGGGAATAAACCTTGGTCTTATTCTCACGATACAGGTTATAAGTACCAGCAATCTCATTGAACTGGTCACGTAGAGTATCATTAATAGCGGAAACACTCAGGTTCTCGCCGTTCACGGAGTAGCAAGTAGCCGCGGAGCGATTAGCTTCAGCAGCGGCATTAGCCAGAGCTTTCAGTTGATTCATTTCTAACATAATTCTAATCTCTCCTTTCAATTACTTAATGCGGATCAGCTTGACACCAGGCTGCTCATCGGGCATGGTGTAAACCTTAGCAACCTGCCACACGCACTCGGTAGCAGTAGCGCCAGAAGCCTTATCCAGAATACCCTTAGCATTAGGAGCCAGCTTATCACCAACGGCCAGGGTTTCTTCATCAACCATATTGGTAGTATAAATGTCACCACCGTCGGTATTCATAACACGAGGAACCATCACAGTACCCTCAGGCATAGCATCATTAGCGGCATTATATACATAAGCCACATAATCCTCACGCTTCATAGCGAAGTCTTGATTGGTCTGACGATCCTCATAGACCTTGGGCTCATTGAACACGAGCATCCAGGGGCCCTCACCAGTAAAATTCACAACGCCATTGGCATAGTCGTACTTCACGAACTGACCATTCTCTAACACCTCAATGGTCTTAACAGCAGGCAGCTGAGCATAGATCTTACCATTCCGACGAGCGGACAGATGGTTAGGCTCGATTTGTCCATATCCTAGCTTGACGAACTTAGCCTGGCTTAAAGATTTCTTAGCCATTTATATATTTCCTCCTTATAGATTAGTTTTGTGATTTTTCCTTAGCTTTAACGGCACGAATCCACTCTTCCTCGATGCCATCAGAAGCAGAATTTAGGTTATAAGCGGTAGGCGCCGCAGGCTCATTGTCGTTCACAAAACTCACCTTATTGCGAACACAAATCACGCTCAGCTTAGCCTCAATATCATCAAGAGAATAAGTATCAATGTGGTCAATCACATCTTGCTTGTTCTCGTCAGATAACATATAGAACTTGTCAATCATAGCTTGCTTTTCCTTGCGGTCAGCAGCTAGTTTGAACTCACGCAGGGCAGCTAACTCTTCCTGCATTGCCTGATGCTCAGTTTCTAGAGCAGAATACTTACTCAGTAGCTCTTGATATTCAACAACATCATCAAGAGAATAAGTAGGTGCGGGAACGGGGTCTTCCGCAGAGGTGGGCTCTCCCTCCTGCAGAGCATTTTCAGTAACAGGATTCTCGGTAGGCTCAGTTTCCGGCTCGCTAGTCTGGGGCTCCGCAAGACTATTTTCAGTCACGGGCTCGGCCGCAGGTTCGGCTTTCTTTGCTTCATAAGCCAGAATATCTTCCTCAGAATACTGAGCGGCCGCCGCATTAAACGTTTCTGTCACTTCAACCACTTCATTTGCGGGGACAAAACCATTCTGCTCATCATACTGGAAATCCAGACGAAACAGCTTTAGATTATCACGATCCTGCATAATAGCGAATTTTTGGTCGCCTTCCTCATAAATACCTTTAATGCGGTAATTACCAAGACTCCACATCTTGTCCCAAATGGCATCAAATAAAGAACAACCAATTTCAACAGCATATTCAGTAGGCACTTTGTTTCCTCCTTCTTTTAATACTTCGTGAAGGTCATTGACCATTGAATACATGGTCTTGCGCATCTCCGCGAACTGGTCATCAAGAGAAAACTCAGTTTTGATTTGCGCGCCTTCAAAACAAGGCTCATAATTTTCGCCTAGTATACATAATTTTTCAATTATCGCTTCATTTATAATGAAAAATCTCGCATTAGAATTATCTTGTTTTGTCCAAACTCCTGAAAAATTTTTTTCATCAAACTCTAATGATTGATTATTTCCATTTTCAATAATACGTTGGCACTCTGGATATGCGGTAGTCCATAAGTAACCCTCAGTACAAAGATACTCACGCTCCACCGCATTATCATCTAAAAACTTCTGAAACCAAACCGCCGCATTCAGATCAACAAAACCATATGGCTTAGTTACATCAACAATTGTAAACTCTTTACCATTGACTTCAATTGCTTTATTATGCTGCTCAAAGTCTCCATCATCCTGGTTAAAGTAGCCCACAATTGGACTACCCCTGAGCGTAGGGCCTAGAGTCTCCGCAAATTCCTTAGTAATAATTGTTTTATTACGGTTAGGCTCATCGCCCACATAACAAACCTTGATTTTTACCTTAGAAATAAGAGGAGAAATTTCTGTACTCTCAATTAACTCTATGGTAGAATCAAGAGGAACACTAACGTGCATCATTCTCTTTCACTCCTCTCATTTCTGTGCTTCTTCATTAGCTAATGTTTTTTCTGATTTCTTGTCCTCGTCGAGGGCAGGTCTACCAGGTTCTTTCTTGTCATCATTTACAATTTTTTCATTAGCCTCTTTTTGGGAAGTGGTTTTAGAACTCATTGTACTAGACATCATTGGCGGAATCATAATTTCGCTTAACTTTAAGACCTCGTTCTCAAAATACATTGTAGCCAAGATAGAAGATTGTGAATGACCAAGCGCAATTTGCGGCAGTAGCTTACCGAAGCCGACTTGCGTTTGTTCTTTATACATCTTTGAAATATCTTTGAAGTTGTAGATAGTTGTAGGTAAAATCTCAATTCTAAATGAGTAATGCCCTTTTCTATCAAACTTCTTAATAACTTTATTTAAGAACGCCTAAAACTGATAAACCAAATCACGAACACTGGCTTCATCATTAATAACAGACTTCTCAAGCGCGGTGCTTCCCTCTGTGTTAAACAGATTTTGAGAAATACCTAAGTTGTTATAAACAGTTCTCTCAACTTTTTGTAGTGGGTCAGTGGACGCCACGGTAGTTTTGTCCTGTGTGTCCACAGTTTCAATGTCTGCGAACGTTGTCAGAACATCAATGCCCACCGCACGTTTCAGCATGGCCACCGCATTATTATGGATGTCTCTTGCTTCATCAAGGTCAAAAATTAAATCTCCATTTTTATCAAGTGGAAGTTTCTGTATCAGCACCTTGATTAATTGTTGCATAGTTTTCTTGCGGTCAAGCTCCTGCGCGGCGTCAAGATCAATTAGAGAAGGAATTACACTAATGAGAGTTGGAAAATCACTATCATTTAGTGAAAACTTGATCGCCATGCCAGGGTCCAACGCAATCCATCCTACCGTATCACCCGGATAGAGGGGCGGTAACTTGTTATTTATATATTTTACATATGCTTGCTATACTTCTGTTGGAAATAACTTTAAAACCTTAGCACGGTATTCTGCATTTTTAAAATATGTATCAAAAAATTTTAAGTTTAGTTCAACAATTGGATCAATTCCACTGTATAAACGACTGCGGCAATAGTCTGCGGGAAGTTGTTGGAATGAGAATTTATCTCCCCAATCTAGCCAGATACCATAATAAACACCTTGACGAATTGCTTTAAGAGCAATATTTCCAAGTGTGCGTTTGACCTCAGAATTATCAAAATAGTTTAATACTTTAGCCACATCTGGAAGTAGTTTAGATTCAGCTTTACTACCCTTCCAGCTAATTCCTTCATAGAATGGAGTTATGTACCAATCATATTTATATAAAATAGCTAATAACTAGCAAGCCCTGCGATAGATGCCATTTGAATTGTAATAGAAATCAGAAATTTTACGCATCTCTGAAACATTGCCCTATGAGATTTGCGTTAATACGTATTTCTTATCTCCATAATTGCTATTCACTTGTTTATAGGAATTAAAATCAATTACTGCATTATCAATATCTTTTAACCCAGCCCGCAATTTAGCATATTCTATATAGGCATCATAGTCAGAAGAAGTATCTTTACCGTATTTATCAAGATATTCTGTTCTTGTCATAAAACCTGATTGCGGACTCGTTAAATCAAATCCTCTGCTATGAATTTCTTCTTGCCGTCCCAAGATTTCACCTCCTGTCTGCTCAGTATCCTGCTTTCTACATGATATAATTATAGTTGATAAACGCTTCGTCACTGTATGGAATCTCGACTAACGTTATACCATGCTCCATGCAAAATCTACGCTTTAAATTATCGTTATACTGTTGTTGATAGAGGCCTTTAGATCCCCCGAACTTTGATTTAGCCTAGTAATGCTAGATACCTTGATATTCAATCAAGAAGTCTAGATTACCCGAATCATCGAAGACCGCAAAATCAAAGCGAAGAGGACGTCCGCTTGGGGCATTTAAGCCTGGAAACGAATATTCCTCTTGAAATGGAATTTCATTCTTCACTAAAATTTCTTCAATTTTAATTTCGCCACGCGACGCTCTCATATAAGCCTCACCTCCAGTCAATATATCTTCTCATAATATTTGAAAATTAGGGCAATAAGTTTATTTACTTTTGCCCTAACTTCCAAAAAATTTTTAAGTCATAAACATTGCATCTGCAATATTAAACTTCTTCTTACGTTTTTTATCCTCTTCTTCAACACGAATATAATATAGCGCGTATTCAGCAGATGAGAAGGTATCTTTAGGAATACCTCTATTAACTTGCTTAAGAATAATATTAGTACCAGTATTCTCTTCCCGCAGGTTAAGCATTTCAGACCGCAAAACGGAGGTAAGGTCATACGGCCGCAAATAAGCCTGACGCTCTTCTGGTGTCATTTTTGAACCTTTTACTGTGCCCATTAATTTAGCTTTAGCCGTATTTGCATCTATCAAGAACCGCACTTTACCAGTATTAATTTGTGATTGAAAATTTGCATGTGCGGTTGTATTAATTGGTGCATTTGCTTTAATAATATACATGGCATCAAGTTCTGTATCATCTGTTTTATATTTCTTGTACTCGTTATCTACATCATTATATACGCCAAATGGAGGGTAATAGTCGTCATTCTGATCTGTCTGGGATTTCACCATGTAGTCTATAAGACCAATACCTAGACCATTTCCATCTATGACTAGTCTACGAGCTTTATACTTGTAATACATCTTCTTTAGCCAGATTGCCTGATCTTCAAAGTGGGCATCCATTAGTTCGTAGATACAAACAAGAGACTTAACAGCTGGCCCTTGAGATTGCGGCGTTACCTTAAACACGGTAGCGATGGAGGCACATCCTTTGCGACCAACGTCGAATCCAATTACGTAGTATGCTCTTGCAGACGACCGACCGGAAGACTCGTATTCTGGGAGTTGAAGCTTGCGGCAATGGTCGAAAGCGTCGCCATCGAAGAATGCATCCTGAACCGTTCCTGACCACAAAGACTCGTATTCACGGCCAAAGGATACATCATTCATTGTGGTATCTCGCCGCAAATCATTGATATAAGATAGATTCTGTAGTCCAACCGCTACAGGTACTCGCCAAGTACCTCCCATTACAAAAGCTTTATCTGGCTCAATTACCATACGTACTAAAAGAGCGATTAGCTTTTGATAGGGGAAAGAATTCTTCCATCCAGCAGTGGTAATATAAATTTGCGACTTATTGAGCGGTTCATCTGGATTAGGCAATCCGCAAGCGGTGCGCCTGTCTATCTGCATTATGGGCAATATAATTTCATTCAAAGCAGTTCCATCAATACCTACACACTCTTCGAGGAGTCCTGCTACGCGTCTCTTACCACGGCTACTTTCCTTCGCTGCAATGTTATCTATTATGCTGCCATTTTTAAAATGATATTCGCAATAATCTTTTCCTTCTTTTGTTGCTCCACGAGACCAGTCTATCTCTCGCCGCAATGCAGGAACAAGATCACATAATTCATTTATCTTTTCTTTCAGAATACCCGATCCTTGTTCCTTGCCACCCGCAGTCACGAATAGCTTGGCGCCCGGGTATAGTATAGCTTTGATCATCAAGGTTAGAACGGAGAGAAAAGATTTAGAATAGGCGCGCGGGAAAACAGCATATAAATATTTATACCGAGCGGCAACTCTAAGGAATACGCGCTGATAATAATAAAATTTTAATTTCTTAGGCTTGTTTTCATCTCCACCAGTCTAAAGGAAATCAATAAATAAGTCTGGATAGGCCCGCCAAAATGAGACAAATTTACGAATTTCAGGCAAGCAAGCCCGCACTCGCTCTTCAGATAAACCAACTTTTTTAATATCAGGTGAAAGGTTAATTAGTTCAACAAGAGCCATTAACTATCACCAGCCTCTTCATCTTCATCTTCATCGGCCGCCGCAAGTTCCGCCTCAAATTCATCAAATGACTGAAAATCTTCTACTTTAAGGGGTTTTTCATCATAGTTAAAAATACTATCAAGATTGGATTCTTCATCATCCATATTGACAGTTTTTTCGTTTTCACGATCTTGCTCAATTTGTTTCATCGCGGCTTCTAGCATAGTACCTAAGCTAGTTTCTTGTGTTACTAGATTATAGGTATAACGCTGCATATCCATAATAGTTTGATCTACCATGTCGTTTGGCTGAGAAATATAATATTTGGGAATAAATCCTTGTTCCTCAGCAAGAGTAACAAGCTCTCCAACGGAGTCAACAAAATCAGTTTCTTCGTCTTTAGCTTGCGCTGCCGAAAATTTACCGCTCTTGAGCAGCGTATCATACATTTTGGCAACTTTTTGAGCTTCCGCAATATCTCCTGCATCAAGAAGTTGATTTAGCTTAAGGGAAGTTTTACAGAGGAAAATAAGAATGTCCTTGTGACTTGCGGTTTGAATGTCATAAGATGCCATCATATCTGCATAAAGTTTTTCCATGCGAACTAGCTCACTAAGACGATAAGCATCGCCCCATTTAAGTTTTAATCCCATGATTTCATCTTCTGATAATTTATCTGCAAGTTCACGGTCATAAGCAGTTTCTTCAACAATAGAAGAAGGATCTGCGGCGGGGTCGTCATTCTGTGGCCGCAAATCAGACACTGGACGTTGTGGTCCAAAGTCTCTCTTCATTTCTAATTCTAGATCTTCACCTGTATAACCTTGTTGCACGAGAGCGCTTCGTAGTTTTTCTTCTTCTTTCGCTGCTAGTTCTTCTGTATCCGCCCAGCGATATTTTCTCCATTGAGTTAGTTTCATGGTTGAAACGTAACGCCCCAGAACACTTGTTGTTGTTATTTTGGAGGCGTCGTTTTTGGAGAGGAATTTTTCTAAGAGTTGATCCCATACACTTTTGATATAAGGAATATCTAATTGTTCTAATAATGGTTTATAAGTATCTGGGTCCCAGTTATCTACATGCATTGACCAACATTTTTTACATTCGGCCATTTTGCCATCTGGCGGGAATCTTTCTATGTTGTTAGAAGTATAAAAATCTGTATCCGCAAGTAGACGGCCGCATTTAGTACATCTTCGTTGTGCCATATAATTCTCCTTTCATCTTAGTCACCACGCGGTAAAGCTCCTTGGTCACCGTGACCGGCACGCCCCGCCGCATATCTTGCTTTGCGGCAATCCTTGCAAATAGAATAGAAGAAGTCTTTACTTGTGTTGCTTTTTGAGAAGAATAAGGAAGACTTAGGCTTGGTACAGCCGCATTTAGTACAAGTTTTAGTGGGGAGGTTGCGGAGGTTGGTCTGCCACACCACAAAATCACGCTAAGCGGCGTCCGCAATTAGACGAGGAATTTTTTTACACCAGAGCGCAGAAATATATTCTGGGGTATAGAGAGTATCAAATTCTTCTTTGATGAGAGTGCGGATTTCTGCATTAGATTTACCATCAATTTTGTATTCTAAGATACGATGATGAATAGGATATTCTTTTAGAGCTTTGTCAGTTATTTCTTCCAAGGCTTGAATTAGATACCAAGTATCTCCTTCAAAACGATCATAACTATCTTGTTTAAGACGAGAATAATCCTAGAGTAGCGCCGCAACAAAAGAAGGATCTAATAGGGAAGTCCCAGCGACGGTTAGTTCTCCTTTGGAGTAGGTAGAATGGTCATCGATTGAGATTGGGAAAGAGCCACGATTTGAGAGCTTATGCGGGACGATTGGTTTGCGGTAAGCCTACTTGATAAGGTATTGGTCTTTCCGCATTTCAATGAGGGCTTTCTTGATGATAAATGCATCACGTCCAGTTGCCTTGCGGAGAGCGGTTTCCCAGGTGGAGATCGTATCTCTGAGCTGCCGCAAGAGAGGGATTTCTGCGAGGTCTTGCGGTGTGATTGAAATTTTGGGTGTGAGGAGGATATCACGGTTAGAGGTAAGGTTATATATGCCATCTTCTCCATTCTCAAGACCAGCAGCGAGACCTTCAAAGGAAGTTTCATATTTGGTGATAGTAGTGGTGCGGTTTGCGGTGAGAAGTTCTCGTTTGCGGGAATCCTTGCGCTCTTGCTTCTCCGATGCGATGATTAGATAATCAGCGAGGGTTTCTAGATACTAAGAGGTTAGGGTAGAGGGGTCAGTGGAGGAGAGGAGATTTGAGACGAAGGTTGTTCGATCTTGAGGGGATTCTATGGAATAGTCAAGTTTAGTCATGTATTCACTCCTTTCTTTCTTAACTCTAAGAATATTATACTAAAAATTTTTGCATTTGTCAAGTTTTGGCTGAGAATTTGACAAATTTTTTTATTTATGTTATAATAAAAGAAAAAGGAGGTTTGACATGATTATATTATTTAATATTAATAATAAAGAAGTGTTAAGTCAAGTTGATAATGAGAGAATAATGTATGTGTTTAATTTAGCTGTAAGCATGAATAAAGAAAACAATGAAAAAGGTGAACATAATTTCATTGGAATGACATTTGCACCAGAAGAGGCTTGGCTGTGGGATGAGAAGAGACTAAAAGAATTCTTGAATGAACAAGAAAATTGGGGTCAAGTAATGGTTATTACTAATGGATGGAGGTATAGATAATTTGTATTTAAATTTTAATATATTAAATAATGAAGTATTTGAGACTGGGTGTGATGATAAACTACTGGAAGTAGCAGAAAGAGCAGTAGTAAGAAATAAAGGATTTGCGGTGGAGGGTAAGCAGCCGTGTGTTGGTACTATTTGGGCACCCGATGATTTTTGGAAGATGGAGATAGCAGAAAGAGGAGCATATTTGGATGGGTTAAAAAGATTGGGTGTTGATGTTTTGATGGATGAAAGTTGGAAAGCTAAGAAAAAGGAAGATGGAACTTGGGATTTAAGGAGTTTTAAAATAGTGTTGGGGATAGATATGGCCCGATAAGGCAAATTGAAAATTGGATTTGGAAAATTTTTTGTCCAGGCAAAGAGGATTGTGAAAAATTAAACAATTACTATCCTAAAAACTACCCGCCCCTATGTATGCGGTTTTTCGCTCACCGCTCCGCCGCACGGACAACGCCGCCCCGTTTGTACACTTTGCACAAAAGGCTTGATCCCCTCTTGTCAGTCAATGTGCAATTTGCACAAACTTGCTAAAAACGCAAAATTTCTCTTGCAATCCCTGTTGTCGTGTGTTAGTATGTAACCGTGGACAGGGAAAACCGAACCGGCCAGCGCGCCGCCCGCGTCCGTGCGTGGGAAGTCTCCCGCGCGGGTAAGTCGAAAGGTCAGTGTCCGCGCCGTGTACCTTGACAAGTGAATAGGCAATAGACCACCAGACCGCCGCACAGGGAAACGCGCCGCGACAATGTTTCATGTGAAACATTCAGCGCGTCAAGCAAAGCGGGATTGTGTAACCTATTGTTTCACATGAAACATTATTTGAAAGGAATTGATACTATGAAAATTACAATCGGAGACTTGCGCGATATGCGCGGCGCTGATATGCCCATTATCTTGCAGGACTGCAAATACGTTCAGGGCTACGCGCAAAAGCCTATCAATGGGCCGTGGGGCTGGATGGTGCATTGTGGTGACTGCGATGCTATGAGGAATAACGACTATATCGCTAATGACGATATGGGCTTTCATTTCCTCTATGGTGGACTTGACTATGTAGAAGTCGATACAGACAGTGTTACTATTAGCTGTGATGGTATCTTTGTTAGCAAGCCTACCATCTGGGTAGAAGAAAATGACGTGGTAGAAGCGTCTGAACAGAGTAAGTACCTTATCGAAAAGGCGTTAGGCGATGGATTTAACGTCCGCGAATGGGATAATCACAGCGATATAAAGTGGTTCCGCACATTCGATAATGCAAAGTCCTATTACAACGACCTGAACGGCTGGAACGACTAACAGACAGCGGGACGCCTTGCGAAAAGGTAAGGCGTCCCGCAAGGGAGAACAGATTATGAATGACAAACAATTGCACGACGTCCTTGCGGGCGTTACTCTAATCCTTACACTTGTTACCACGTTTGTGGTATGCGGATTTATGGAGGCTATACTATGAGAAAAGCACTTTTAGCAAGTCATAACGGCGTGGAATTTATCGCCATTCGCACGCCACAAGGTAAAACCTTGCGTTACGAAATTTACTGGGATGGACAGTTCATTTCCAGCAGTCGAAATGGCGCATACTTGCGGGAAATATTTGAGGACTTGACACAAGAGGAGGATATGATATGAACTTTCGTCTAATAGTCGAATACCATGATACAAGCATCATCACAGAGCAATATTTTCCTGACATGGATACACCAGATACTATTATCAACTATCTGGATAACGCGCTTGAGAATGGCGCAAGACTAAAATACCTACTTCAGCAGAAAACTGAAACAAGCATTGATACCATGGACAGCAATAGCTGGGATTATGCGGGCTGGTATCAACTGCCGGAATGGCATGACTAAGAGTGCGGCGGATGAAATTCCGCCCACTCTAAACCACATAAACTAAATTTCGTTAAACGCGGAAAGAGAGGATTATTATGTATAACAAATATAGAACGCAGTTTGAGGTCATCCACGCCCTGGAAAAAGAAATTAGTATCCCTAAACCCCTCATTGCTCAACTCAAACATAAACTGCGCCATGAGATAGCGCTGGAGGAAATGCGGCGCTTTCAGGGTGGACATTGCGTGAAAGACTTTGGTGATGGGTCTGTTATCTTGCTCTTGCCTATTATAGGGACTTACTTTGATACTTCTCTTGATGAAGCAACCCGCATTTTTGAGGACAATTATGAAATGCGGTGCGCTAACAGCCCTTATGACTGCACGGGGCAGATGTTTACCGTATGGTATAAGTTAGTCAAGCGGCAGGGAATGTGGTACGCATATCACTATATTGGTTGCGACTGCTAAATAAGAGAAAGGAAACGTGCGGGCTGGGAAGAATTTACACTAAAGATTTTCCCAGCCCGCAGACCCGGAAAGGAGAATAAACTATGAAATGGCAAAATCAGTATGGCGATGAATTTAATACCCGCGATGAAGCCTACGAAGACGCGGAGACAATGCTGGACTCAGAGGATATTTTGCGCTGGATTGTTGACAACTATTCGGCAAGCACAATTCTGGAGTGAATGGGCGATAAGGCATTAGACCCTACCCTGGAATGTATTAACGAATATTTCAATGAAAACTATATGGAAGTAGAGGACGATGACGATGAAAGCTAATGGATACACATTTTGCGATAGAGCTGATGAACGAGATGTTCTCCGCTATGGCGAGTATGTAATCGACAAAGAATACACCACATGGGATAATCACAACTACCGCATGCGGGCTATCCGCTACAATGATAAACTCTACTGGCATGAGATGGTAGACGGTGAAGTGATTGATTTTAGGAGTTTGAGATGACAGTTAAGGAGCTAATAGAAATTCTTAGCGGGTACCCGCAGGACGCTACCGTGGAAATAGAGAACGAGTGCGGGAGCCATGTAGAGCCAACCCCAGTATACTATCCCAGTTGGGATTGCGTATTCTTTGAGTGATAGGAATAGGGCCGCTCAACTTAGTTTGGGCGGCCCGCTTTCCACGGCGCGGGCCGAGTTTGTTAAATAATTCACATATATGCCAAAATTTTAACAATCTTAGGCTTTGTCATTTTACACAAACTCCATCCCAAAACTTTGTGCATTTTGTCTATTGACTTTAGGTGGATGATATGTTAGAATGGTACTATCAAAAGAAAGGAGTATTCACTATGGAATATCTCAAGAAAGACAGTGCAAAGGCTAATCATTTGCGGGAGGCATTTGAAGCTGCGTTAAACCGCAACGAAAAACTGGAAGATGTATATACCAATCCCAGTTTTTATAAGCGTAGTGCGTGGCGAGATATAGTTCATTCCTCTCGTGCGGTTGAGGGTAGCCATCCTGTGATTATCTCTCACAATACCTACTCTTTTACCGCGGGTCTTTATTTCCCCGACCCGGAAACAGGGGTATTAAAAGTAAGTATCTTTACTCCCCAGCATGAATACTGTTTTGAATGGTAAGAAAGGAGAAAATACTATGAAAGCAACTGGAATTATTCGCCGTATTGATGACCTGGGTCGCGTGGTTATCCCCAAGGAAATCCGCCGCAATTGCAACATCAGAGAAGGAGAACCTTTAGAGATTTTCCTTGAGGACGGCGGGGTAGTATTCAAAAAGTATCTTCCCAACTGTCGAGACAATTTGGTTGCGGCGCTTCGGAACGCCGCAGATTATTATGATGACTATGAAGATGATCGAGCCATCGCTGGGCAGTTGAGAAAGATTGCCCAGGAAATTGACGCCCTTCTCGCTTAAAAACTACGAACCGCCTTTGAGAAATCTTGGGCGGCTCGTCATCTGCGGTGACGAGCCGAATTTTAATTTAACCGTAGAAGTTGTGAAAAATTTCACAATCGAACTTCTGGTCATTTTGCCCAAAAAGTATCCTAAAATCAATTAAATTTTATGTAATTTGCCTATTGATTTTCTTACCTCTATCTGGTAAAATAAAGACAATCCAAGAGGGAAATAAAAACAATAGAAAGAGGTAAATCACTATGAACGAGAAAATCAAGACCCAACTCCGCGTATATCTTGACCTTAAATTGCGGCTGTGTAAGGCATATATGCAGGGGCAAGACCTCACTGCCGCAAAAACAGTTTGGCAACAGGCCATAGGTGCGGTAGAATTTACTTCCGCAAGCGCATTTGGCATCTATTATGATGAAGCTTTCTCCGCAGAAATTGACGCTATGTGGGAAGCGGACTTCAAAGAAGCGTTTGAAAAGACACTGTTCCCGGAGGTGGGGGAATGACCCCCCTCCGCATCCGGTTCAGCAATCACGCCCTTAACGAGAGAGCTGACCGCATTGCTTATATTGCTACTACCATTGGTTTTGGTGAGGTTATTGCCCGCAAGCTGGTAGTAGACGAACGCGGGAAAGCAATGCGGCTTTTAACTGATACCGGGGCAGTTATTGTGACAGACCCGCGTGAAGAATGTATTTTGACCATGTGGATAGCCGACCCCACGCAAGTCAAAGACTTTTACCCGGACGGCGTTCGCAATCAAGCGGTGTTGCGGCTTGTTAAAAAATATATGGAAAAAGGATACCAAAATGAACAAAACAAACAAAAGAAAGGAAATTGACCATGACTGAAATTCATACCTATCGCTGTGACGTTTGCGGCAAGGACTTCGATGACGAGGATGATTGCCGCAAGCACGAAATGGAGCACAAAACCGCAGGACTGGAAAAGTCTGTGGTTATGATGAATGGTAGCAGGAAAGTCCTCCCTCTTGACAACTGGGAAATAGCTATCGACAGGGCTTATTTTATTTACATTGCAAACCAGGAAGCCGCAAACCAGTTGGAAGAACTTTTCCATGAATATGGTTACGGCTTTCCCGCAGAAGATGCGCAAGAAACAGTCTCCTACCCGGCTCTCTTTGTCTATCAGGATGATAATGGAGTGTGTTGGGAGTCTCTCCAGGACGTTGAAAATAAATACAACGAATTCCTTGCTATTAAGGATGAAATGGAAGATTTGGTTAAATAACCGCAAGCCGTCCTTGGATAAAACCTTGGGCGGCGCGTTTTCAGGCAAAACGCGCCGAGTTTTGTTTTATTGTATGGGATGCCAAAAAATCACCACAAATTTTGTGCAATTTGACTATGGACAAATCTCCTAAAATTTGGTACAATACAGATACAGTAAAGGAAAGGAGTACACGAAAATGTTTAATCTCTCTGTTATCCCCGCGGTTTATCTGGATATGGACGGTACGATTGTTAACTTTTACGGCGTTCCGGGCTGGCTTGAGTATCTGCAAGCAGAAGATACCACCCCATATGAGGTAGCCGCCCCGCTGGTCAATTTCTCTTTGCTTGCAAGATATTTGCATAAGTTACAGGCTTGTGGCGTAGCTGTCGGCATTGTAAGCTGGACCTCCAAGAGCGGAAGTGAGGACTTTCATAAGCAGGTGGTAGATGCAAAAATGGAGTATCTGCGGCGGCACTTGCCCAGCGTAGAGTGGGACGAAATTTATATTGTCCCCTATGGTACGCCCAAGTATGAAGTAGTCAAAAATCCCGATGGTGTGTTATTCGATGATGAAAGCCGCAATCGCATTGACTGGCGAGGGGTTGTATTTGGCGAAGATAATCTTATTGAGATTTTGAAAGCCCTGTTGAAAGCGCGGGAGGTCTAACCTCCCCGCATGGAAAGGAGTAAAACTATGAAAGCTGTAAGAGAATGGCTGAAACATTTTGAAGAAATGGCAGAGGCTGATACCGTCTATGGCTTGCAAATGAAAAATGGTCTGGAGTGCAGATTTACTGACTATAAACATATTAAAGAAGTTAGGGAAGAAAGCGAACCATGGCTTAATTATCCTGTTTGTTATATTGAATACAAAACAGGAGATATTCCCTACTGTTTAATTCAATATCAAGGGGAGTAAACCTATGATTTTTATTGCTATTATTTGTATAATCGCCGCATTACTGTATTGTATTGCCGCCGCAATCGTGGGATGGAAGACATGGTGCGATACTCGCGACTGGCATTTTCTTGCTGGTACTTGCTTCTATATTATCGCCGCAATTTTGCTTACAATCTGGCTTCTGGGGAATTGTGCCTAACAGTTCCACCCCACGAACGAGATACTCCTTTCTTTTGTCAATGGGTCGCCCTTCTTTTGGGCGGCTCATTGGCGACGCAATGAGCCGAGTTTTTAATTTCTGTGTACTAACCGTTAAATTTTTCACAAGCAAATTACACAAATTCATGCCTTACAATTTCCTAAAATTTGTACATTTTGCCACTTGCTTTTTCCTGCTCTATCTGATATACTCTAATCAAGAGGTGAGGGTAAAACCCCACCGCAAAACAAGAGAAAGGAATTGATAAAATGGCAATCGACAAACGGCGGCATTATATTTTAATGCTTGACACCGAAACTGCCAACACCATTCCCACAGAAACAGGACTTGATATGTCTAATGTTTTGGTCTATGATATAGGCTGGGCAGTAATTGACAAATCTGGAAATGTATACGAGTGCGCCAGCTTCGTCAATCGTGACGTATTCGTATATGAACGCGACCTTATGCAGAGCGCATACTATGCAAATAAAATTCCTATGTATATTGAGGACTTGCGGCAAGGCTATCGCACCATGGCAGATTTGCGCGAAATCCGGGCGGCTATGCTGGATACCATGGAACGATACAATATCAAAACAGTATGCGCGCACAATGCCCGTTTTGACCTTAACGCCTGTAATGGTACACAGCGATATTGCACAAAGTCAAAGTGGCGATACTGGTTCCCCTATGGGACGGAAATCTGGGATACCCTCAAAATGAGCCAGGATGTAATTGTCCCTATGCCGACGTATCGCAAGTTCTGCGAGGAAAACGGCTACAAGACCAAAAACGGGCAGTATCGCAAAACCGCAGAAATTCTGTATCAGTTTATCAGCGGCAACCATGACTTCGAGGAAGAACACACTGGCCTTGCTGACGTGATGATTGAAAAGGAAATTCTTGCCTATTGCTTCCGACAGAAAAAGCCCATGCGGAAACTGCTGTTTGAGAATAGCAAAGAATTTCCTGTTCCTACAGAATTGCAAAAACAGATTATGAGCGTGGTCAGAAATGACCCTATGCGGTGAGGGGCGAAAGCCCCTCCGCAAGAAAGGGAAGAATATGAGGGATATTTTGGACTATTTGAAAAACCACCTTATCTGTTGGTTTATTCGTCACACGCATATTCATTCATATACCATTGATGAAATGATATGGAAATTCTCTACAGAGGAAATTCAGTCCCGTGTAGATATGATGAAAGCTGCGAGAGCCGCAAGTGGCTGTTTCTTTCTTAAAGACTATTTAGAAAGGATAGATTAAAATCATGAAAGTTAATTTGCACGTTCCTAAGATTGAGATTGTTCCGGTAGAGGTCCCGGACGAAATGCTGACAAATATCATTTTTGACAACTGCAAGGCAAACTGGAACAAACGACCGCAAACCGCAGTTGCTCCGGACAGGGATGATTACGCCGCTTTGGAAAACTACATTGGCGAACACTATGGTTATGCCTTTGTGGAAGATTTTGAGTATGCGGCCATTGAAACCGCAGACGGAGAAGAAATCCCGGTTCTTGAATACTAAGAAAAAGCCGTCCAAGGAAACTTGGGCGGCTCCTTGTGGGACGCAAGGAGCCGAGTTTTGTTTTTGTACCCACGAAGCGTTAAATTTTTCACAAGCAACTTGCACAAAAATTTGTGTGCTATTCTCCTAAAATTAGTGCAGTTTGACACTTGCATTTTTTCTATTCGTATGGTAAAATCTAATCAAGAAGTGAGGGAGAGAACAAAAGCCCACCGCCTCTTGTGTACCTTAAAAAATTTCATATTTTCTTGAAAAACCTCTTGACAAATTCAAGAAAATATGTTAGTATATAGATGTTCTTAAAGGACAACAAAAATCAAGTGTGCGACACTATAACCGCAGAAAGGAATTGATACTATGGCTACCAAGAATTTTAACCGCGACTTTTTCAACGCTATCCTGTCCAATGTTGACATTATGACCCTGCCCAGCGGCATGACCGCCGGTGAGATGCGGAAGTGGGCTACCCATCAGATTGACCTGCTGAACCGCAAGAACGTCAATAAGAAGCCCACCGCCACGCAGGAAGCCGCCGCCGTCTCTATGGAGAACGTGCAGGCATTTCTGGAAGCACATAAGGGCGAGTGTTTCACCTGCTCTGACCTTATGACCGAGGGTCTGTTCCCTGCTGACAAGCAGAGCCAGTACGCCAGCCGCATTTGCAATAACCTTGTGAATGAGGGCAACGCAGAAAAGGGTACGCTCAAGGGTAAGACCGTGTTCATGGCCGTGGGTACGTTTGATACCATCGAGGGTATCAAGCCCTACAAGGTGAGCAAGTAAACCCGCCGGGGCGGGGAAACCCGCCCCATTCCCCAAACAATAGAAAGGGTGATTGCATGACCACCAATGAACGTATTGCATTTCTTATGAAAAAGCTGGATTGTACCGAGGAAGAAGCTAAAGACGTAATCCGGTGCGACCGCATTATAGACGCAGGCGGGGACCCATTTCCGCAGAGTAAGGAACAGGCCGCCGCAAGCAAGAAATATCGCGGAGTAGGTACGAAAAAGCCCACGGTGTACAACCTGGAAACAAGAGAAAAGAAGCAGAACGCAAACAAGCGGGAACTCATGGAAGTATTGCGGCGGGCGGTATGTAGGTATGATAATTTTGAGATTGTCAATCCCGAGCGGCAAGTCAGATTTGACTATGGCGGCAAAACCTATGAGGTAACACTGACGGAAAAGCGGGTAAAAAAGGGGTAACTTACGTTGCCCCGTCCCCCGCTGGGAGAAGCAAGTGGAAAAAGAATTTCTCTATGTAGGGCACTACATTGATACGGACGGGAATTACATTCTCAAAATAGGTACAACTAATGACTTGCGGCGGCGTGCCACAGAGCACACAAGACACTACCGCAAGGCGAAAGAATATCGTTTACCCGCAACCGCAAATTTTGAGTATGATTTTTCCGTGCGGCTGTCTAAATACAATACCTTGCGGTATGAGGACAGAAACCGCAGGGAGTGGCAAGAAAATGGCGTGGGCGAGTTTGTGCGAAATGACCGCTTTAATTGCGGCAACCGCAAGCCCCGCACAGTGAATATCAAAATCAGAAAGGTTTATGAGGTGGAACTATGACGATTGAACATAAAATGGGTATCCCCACCGTTTATCGTGAAATTGTGGCAGGAGAATGCTTTTGGTATCAAGAAGATTTATACCTCAGAAGCGAAAGTGGAAGTGCTTTTTCTTTGACTTCCGGTAAGCTGTATGAAATCAACAATGGTGCCACCCCCGTTTTCCGGGTTGACGCAAAAATTGTTATCGAGTGAAAAAATGAGCCGCCCTCTTTTGGGCGGCTCGCTTCTGGCGAACCAAGCCGAGTTTCTAGACTAATCTTGAGGTAGGGAATTTTGCGAAAAAATCTAGAAAAACCGTCCGTATTTGACTTTTCCTAAAATTTTTGGTATAATTTTATTAGAAACTAGAGAAAGGAGAAAATTTCTCATGGAATTAGAGCTACTACGTGCTCTTATTTTGATTGCCAACACTTGTTTCTTGCAAAATTCCTACGAAGACTGCCCCATGCGTGAACTTTGCGGCAAGATGCCTTGCGAGTGGTGAGCAAAGAGCCGACTCTTACGATTAGAGTCGTTTTTCCGGTCAGTAGCCTACCCTACCAGAAATTTTTACCAGCATGATCAACCTGAATGCTAATCGTAAAGTGGACGCCCTAGGTCGCATTGTTATCCCCTCTAAGTTAAGGGATAAATTTGCTATCGAACCGGGCGACAAGGTAGAGTTTTTCTCTACTTATGTAGACGGTGTGATGTATTTATGTATGGCTTGCCCGCACGCCGCGCCTCCTCGTGAGGAAGCAGAAAATTAAGAAGATTTTCTTAAAATGAACAAGAGGTGGGTTGGGAATAAAAGTTAGCAATGAGATTAACAAAAGAAAGAAAATTGCTTATGTAATTTCCTCGTTTGCTTAAAGAGAGACTTTAAGAAAACTGGGCGGGCCGTTTGCGTAGGCAAACCCCGAATTTTCTTCTTCAACCCACCATAGCGAAAAATTTCCTGGACATAGCGACCTTGATATTAAACATGCGACGTCCCATAACGCAACCGCAAATTTCATAGCCTCATAACGAAAGGAGGAAACCGACCGGCGCTTTGCCGATCGGTGCCCGCACTGGTAGCAATGCTTTTAGCTGTAGCGGTACTCTGGTTTATTACTGTTATTATTCTAACCGCAATCTGTCGTGGAATAGGATACTTATCTAGACCACCCGAGCGGCCGCAACATAATTATGATCCTTGGCGAGACACTTATAATGATGATGACGAAGACGAAGAAAATACCGAGCGGGAGACAACAGATTCCCGATCGGTGCCGCAAGTTTATTATGAAGATGATAAAAATTTTGTATTCCCTAGAATCAAAGTTAAATAAAAAAATAAAAAGAAGCCTAGACTAATGAATTGTTAGTCTAGGCTTTCCGCATTTATTGAACTTGTCGCATTTTTAAACGCCATTCTTTAACACGTACAGGAAAATTACCACAAGTTTCTTCCTTAATACGCTCTAATGCTTTTTGATATGCACTTAACTCTTTAGTGATATCTTCACCCTGAGCATGCTTATAAAATGCATTAGCTGCCTCTTGTTCATCTATTTTCTCTTCTCGAAGAATCTCCTGCCAATGCTCTACTTCTTGCTCAGTTAAAGGAATGTAATCATAATACCATACCCATAGATAATTATTATTACTTTCACCATATTGCTTAAATGATTTACTAATATAAGTATTAGCAACCCACTTAGGATTTTTATGACCATATTTACTATTACCAAATGAAGCAATCGCTCCTCGCGCAACTTTAGCCTGACTATTCGGCTTATATTCAGGACCTAATGCTGCGATAGTGTATGTGTCATAATCCTTTTGCTTTTCCGCATTTAAAGCATCCTATTTAGGGGCTTTACGAGGCATTGGTTGGTAATCCCCTATTACTTCCTTGACTACAATAACTAACATTTGACCAGGCGCTTTTATAAACTCATAATCATAAAAGTTAGTAAGCCAAGTTAATAGATCCTATTTGCGTTTTGTCACTTGATAATCAGTAATACCAAGTGACGGACAGAATTCCTTGCGAAAGGAGTATGGCTTTCCAACTGCAGGAATCCAATTTGTTTTTGCTGTTTTAGGATTTTTGTCCATTTTTATTCACTCCTTTGTTCTTAAATTTAGATGAAAAATATGGTTTGCTAAAAGTTCCGGGTTCCCTATTTAATTACTGGAACCCGGAACATTTCGCCTACGGTCTGCCTCCCGATCGGTTTATCTTAAATAGCAAAACCCTTTTCTCAATATTATATGAAAATTTAGGAATGAGAATTACATAGTTTTGTCCAAAAATTTTAGAATGAAATTCCTGAAATATTGTTTCGCCCTGTGGGCGAAACGGGCGAACGAGCTAGCTCGTTCGCAACAAATGAAAAGTTAAGCCAAGCGGCACCGGTCGGTAGATGGACTTTTTAAAAAATTTATGTTATAATATAATTAAGTATAGAAAAGAAAAAGATGCACTTTGACAATTTAATTACTTTTTCTCATTTCTTTTAATTTTTTCTGAAGGAGTGAAGAGAATTGAGAAAAACTATTTAGAAATGGGTCGTATTTGGGATTAAGAGTAGTAGTCCAGATTATACGATCGGGTCACCGCAATACTCGCAATCTTCCTCTCTCTACTACCTCCCTGCCCTCGCTCACCTTACCAAAATCTGAGTTCTACCAAGGAAAATTATCTTAAAATAATAAAATCTCTTAAAACGCACCCGCAGAAATCTCTCTTCCTGCCTCCTACCCTTCCACTTTAAAAAAAATTTTTCCTTTTAGGACAAACTTGTTTAATTCACATCCCTAATTTTTCAATAATATTAGAGGAATAAAACATTCCTCTAATAATTTTTACCCTATACTACCTCTTTTATGAGGATTTACAAGGAGAAATAAAATCTATGTTAAAAACCTATCTCAACTCCCTTATTTCCCTCGGCATTACCCCAACCGCAATCGCCAAACAAGCTGGTATTGACTCTTCCACCTTCCGCAAGTACCTTAAAGGCGAATGTAACCTTTCAGATCCCTCCCTCTTAAAACTCCAAACCTATCTTTCTCTTGTTAAACAAGTGACACAAGAATTCCCTTATTAAAATTAAATATAACATACTACTTATCATTCTGATCTAACAAATTACCCTACATCAATAGAAAGGACTAATCCTATGAAAACCTATACTGTATACTCTAGACGCATGGCTTATCGTTTGCGGCTAGCAGGTTTCCGCATTATTAAAACCATCCCTAACCCAGAGTTCCCTGAACGAGATTTCTACTTCTTTGCGGACACTCCTCAATTTCGTGAAAAGTTCAACCAACTTCTCCAGGAGCTTCGAAAGGAGGGGTAATCTCTATGTCTGTACCAAATCAATGCATTACTAAAACTAAAAAAGCTAAACCACAAAAAGATTTTCTCATGATCTCTAATGAAGACTGGATGGCAGCTAGTAGAAATTTAACCCCATCTGGATTTCAGATGTATCTCTGGTTAATCAGACATGATGAAAGTTTTAACAACGAATTAAGTAAGCAAGCCTTCATAAAAGACTTCAATGCTAGTAGTTCTTCATACGACCGAGCATGGAAAGAACTAAGAGATAAAAAATATGCTGTCCAAAAAGAAAAAGGTAGTAATATCTATTACATTTATACAAGTCCTCAAACGACTACTTCAACATCAAAAACGGTGTTGGAAGAAAAAATTAACACCAAAAATGATGTTAAACCACCGCAGAAAGACACCACTCCTGCATCTTCAACGTCAAAAATGATGTTAAATAACACCAAAATTGGTGTTACTCAACACCAAAATTGGTGTTACTCAACACCAAAAATGAATATAGAAATAGATAATATAGATAATAAAAATAAAATAGATAGCTGCTCTATCGAGCAACCCACCCCCGCACCATCGCAACAAGAGCCAGTCCCTATCACCCAAGAAGAATTTATCGCACAAAACCTCGCTAGATTCATAGTAGGTCAACCTATAATAGACAAGGAAGGTAATAAAATAGTAGAATCATGCGGTAAAGTATATAAAGTGCTCAAAGCTCCATCTTCAAAGACTTCTATTATTCAAAAAGAAATAGCAGATATGGGATTCTAACCCAGTCTTTCAATCTCCTTTGACAAATCTTAAACAAAATGCTCGATGCTTCGTACCTTCGCTAGCAATCCCCTCTTTTGACATTTCAAATTTTTTATGTTATAATATAATTAACAAAAGTAAGAAAGGAAGTTTAAACCTTATGACTAATTCTAACCTGCGGGAAGCCATCCGCACCGCGTTCCATAATTCCGGACTCTCCTTGGAAGATTTCGACGCCGCAATGGATACTACTCTCAACGAACTCTACGAGGAAGAAAAGAAAGCTGCTACTTGCGACCTTGATTGTATGTCTCTCCCTTGGGATTCTTTCTTCGACAACATCATCTTCCCCTATATCACTACACAGATCCCCGAGTGCAAAGACCTCGCAAATCTCTCTCATGACGATAAGATTTACCAGGATCTTCGTTCCGAAACCAAAACTTTCTTTATCTCTATTGGTGAGCTTCATTCTCTCCTGTGTAACTCTGACGATAAAAACCCTCTCAGCGCGCTTCTCTCTTCTCTCCTGCGATGAGCGGAGGCGTTAATGCGCCATCGCCCAAAAATCTAATCAATAGAAAGAAATCTTATGTCCTTCTCTGAAATTCGTTCCCGCGCCCTATCTCGCGAGTCCTTCAACCGCAATCCCCTTTCCGATGAAGACTATCTGCGGCAAGCCAGCCTAGCGCGTTCCAATCTAGCTAATCTCTTTCCAGACGGGGTATATGAGACACCAATCTCTATACCCCTCGCCGCAGAAACTTCCCTAGACCACTTCCACCGCACACAAGAATGTAATATTTTCTTATTGCAGCGAACCATGTCTTCTTTAGCATCTACCTATCTTACACCTGAATCCGCAGATTGGTTTCACCACTCCCTACCCCAGATTGTATCAAAAGAAACAATCTACAACAACCTAATCCCAGTCGTTGGAACCCTTCATTTCAAGGACTCCCATACCCTGACCCTAGATGGTCGCCGCAAGTTCTTTAAATTCGCAAATCAATTCCTTGCCCTTTGCGGCTCCACCTGTAACCTTTCACTTGTTGAGGAAATTCGTCTAGCACAATCTCAAGTATCATCAAACCGCATTCTCAAGGGAGCTCTCCGTCTTTCCACTCGTCCAGAGGATTTTCTCTCCCTCTCGGAAGATACCTCCAATTGGACCTCATGTCTCGCAATGACTTCCCATCGAGGAGACTATCGCGCGGGATGCCTTGAGATGATGACTTCCCCATATACCATCCTCGCAACAGTAGAAAGCAATCACCGCAAATATTGGAGACAAATAATCCTTCTTACGCCTTATGCAATAGTCACTTTGCGGGGGTATCCTTACACGGCGCCGCAAGTGACCTCCCAAGTTCTTTCTCTTGTTGCGGCCGCAGCTAAGCGATCTTTAGACTGGGATTACGATCCGCAGCTCTGCTATTCCAAAACCTCAGTCTTTGCGGTTTCTGGCGGAACTCTTACTCTAACCACCAATCGAATGTACAATGATACTTACCTTGGTGGTTATTACCTCATTGGTAAACCCATTCCTTCTTCCCCCTACGAAATAAACTACTCCGGCCCCGCATATTGTCTTTCATGCGGTGCCCCGTTGGAGCTCTCCATTCCAGACTTTGGATATGAAGGCGAAATTCTATGCTTGTCATGCGGCCACCGCAAGATATGTTCATGTTGTGGAGAGATGAAAGACCTTGATTCTCTCTTGTTTGATAAATCTCTTGATGATTACATCTGCTTCTATTGCGATGAACTATCCAGAGAAGAGAATCGGCATTGACTTTTCAAAAAAATTTTGATATAATATATACAGAAAGTGAGAGATGACTTCTCACCAAATAATTTGATTAAAAGGAGATTACTACAAATGGAAAAGACTGTTACTAAGCGCGAGGTTCTGGAGGGTCTGATTACTCTGGCTGAGACTGGTGAGTGCACTCTGGCTGCGGAGGACATTAAGACCTTTGCCGAGAAGGAGATCGCTTCCATGGATAAGCGCGCTGCCGCTGACAAGAAGCGTCGTGAAGCTAAGGCTGCGGAGTCCGACGAGATTACTGAGGCCGTGTACGAGGTTCTGACCGACGAGCCTATGTCTGCTGAGGAGATTCTGGATAAGCTGGGTCTGGATATGCCTAAGAGCAAGCTGATCCCCAAGCTGACCAAGCTGGTTAAGGCTGAGCGCGCGGTGAAGTCCAAGAAGCGCTACAAGAACGACGAGGGCAAGTCCTCTGAGAAGACCATGTACGCTCGTGCGTAATTAAAGATTAGGCGGGGTCTTCGGACTCCGCTTTTTCTCTAGAAAGGAGTCACTATGGACTATATTGCCTCCGTGCCTTACCTTACCGACATTCGCAAAGATCATCTCAGAGATGTCAAGGATCATGCAACCTATATCTGCGTATCCGAGGAAGAGGCCGCAACCGCAATCAACCTATTCGGTCGAGATAAAACTTACATCATCATGTGCTTCCAAGAACCCGACTTTGATAGCATACGAAATCTCGACTTAGATAATTTTATTATCCAAGTTCCCGAAGGTTATTATTCAAATGAATTAACAAGTTTCCCTTTTATGTTCTTTGAAGCTGCAACTACTTGGGAACAAGCTAATCGTTACGCGCGCAAGGGAGTCGCCGCAGTTCGCTTTGAAGCACCGCTTACCTTCTCAACAGAAGACTTGCGGCAATGGAAGGCTATCTTCGCAGATACACTCCTATTCGCCACCGCAGATCCAACCTCCTATTTTCTTTCCTCTTGGTTCGTGCGGCCAGAGGATACCTGCCGGTATGAGTGTATCTTTGATGCACTGTGTGTAAATCCCTTCAACCTACAGTATTATGCGCATTCTTCTTTCTGCGGGCCTCTCAAGTCTCTGCTTCCCTCTCTCCAGTCCGCAGATTCTGTTACCAACCAGCTTCTTCCTACTGATTTTGCGGTGCGGCGTCTTAACTGTAAACAAGTGTGCGAAAGCCCTTCTTACGGCTGCGCCTATTGCGATCGCATTAAGGATATTACTAAACAAATGGAAAGGATGAAACCTGATGGCCGCTAAAGGTGCCGAAAGCAAATCCCTCGTAACTAAGAAAATTCTCGAAATCTTCCCAAACGCTTTTCTTTACAATAATGATAAAGAAATTCGTATTCCTCTAACAGAGCAAGGGGAAACAATAGAAATCAAAGTTGTTCTGTCTTGCGCTAAGACTCCTGTGCGGGAAGCCGCTGTCCTGGATTGGTCTGGGAGCTCTTCTGCAAGTCCTGCGGCAGAGTCTGTTTCTGCCCCTAGTGAGGTAGCCCCGCCGCAAATCAGTGAAGAGGACCGCCGCAAGGTTCAGGAACTAATGGCAAAACTTGGCCTATAACATTTTCAAGGGTGATTTCCTCACCCTTGTTTTTTTTATATTTTTATGTTATAATAATTATAGAAATGAAAGAGAGAGGTAAATCTATGTTGACTATTAACAAAACCTATTGTATCAGTTCTGATGATAAGATGACTACTGTTATCTATCTCAATAAGGAAAATGGCTCTTATAATCTCTCTGTTAGCGATATTGCCGGAGAAGCAGTTGAAGTTCGACTCGACGAGATTTTGGCTAATGAGCTCTTTACTGCACTAAAAGAACTTGGAAATTTTATGTGATTATAAAGCAAAAGAGAGAAATTATGACTATGAATTATCGCTATCATGTAAAATATGGTTTGAAGTCTGAGGACCAGGCTCGTTCAGTGTTTATTGTTTGCGATCCCAGCGTTGTCAATATGCGCGCTCAGATTATTGTAGACACCTTCTATGATAATTTGGTTGAGCAGGGTGTTATTTTCGATAATACTATTGACTATTATGTCGAGCAGGTGCGCAATGAGCTGGCTAAAGAACATATCCAGTGGGCTGAAGAGGCTATTTGGGTAGATGCATATACACGCTATTATACTCATCGCTCTCTTGCTACTTGGTATCAGGTTGAGGAGGCATATTAATGGATTGTAAGATGAAAGAAGAAATTAAAAAAGCACTTGAGTGCTGTGCTTATTGTCTATGTAATGAATGCCCCTATCAAAAATATGATGATTATGATTATCCTATAAGGTGCATTCATAAGTTAGTTGAAGATGTGTATAATGAATTGAAAGGAATTGATGAATATGATTAAGGTTTTAGTTCTGGACGATGGCTATCATGATAAGGATGTTGTAATATTCTATGAGAATAAGGGCCTGTTGAAGGTTAGCTTGGCGTATTTCATTAATATTCATCTGTGCGTTCCTCATCATGAGGATTATCAAGTTAGAACTATTCATTGTGAGGATACTGAGGATGACCGTTTCATTGAGATGTTTGACAAGCTCAATTGTATGAGACATTCTGCTTATATTAGCAATAAAGATTTAGTCGGATATTTTCAAAAACTGTATGATTCTGATGAAACTGTAGATGGGTGTGATATCTACTAATATTTAGCAAAGGAAAAATAAAAGAGAGGTAATTTCTATGAAATATGTTTATACTATGACCACTCAAGATGGTACTCAGGTTAATCTGACTATGAATGATCTTGCTTTTGCTCATAATCTTTATCGCTTTTTCGCTACTCATGAGTATATTCAGGATAATTACCCTAGCCTCACTGACCAGCAGCTTGACATTATTACTGATCGCACCCTCGCCATTGAAGATAGTTATGGTTACGACGAAGATGATGCCATTGAGCAGGCTATTAAAGAGGAAGAACTCGTATGAGATTTGTAATTTACGCTTATGAAAGCACTTATGGTGGTCTACACGGTATCTATGACATTTGCGTCACTGAGATAAACGCCCTTGACGAAGCTGATAATATTGGTGAAACCATGGCATATGAAGTAATTGACACCTACTCTCACTTGTTTGCGAATGATGATGTTTATGACTATGACGAAGACGATGATTGCGAAGTCACCTCTCCTGAATGGGAATATGCACGTATTCTTCCTAAGTGGGATAACATTCCTACTGCGAAACTTAATGCGGAAGCCGCAGAATTAGGTTATGAAGAGTTTATTAACAAATACTGTAAATTTGAAGGCGCTGATGAATTCTTTGCAGTGCTTGATGCCATGCGGCAGGCAGATGGTGTCGGTCATACAACAGTAGGCAAATATACTGTTGACACTTGCTTTAACGGCGAAAAATATGAAACTGCGATTTGGATTAACCCTGATCGCATGGCAATCCCTGCGGTTTACCCTAACCGCCTAGCCGCAGAGCAGGGACATAAGCTTTGGTGCGCTATGGCAGCAACCACACTGACGCAGGTATGGGACACCGCAACTAACACTTATCTTGCTCTTTGACATTTGTTAAAATTTTTGATATAATATAAATATAGAAAGAGAGGTAAGTTTATGGAATTTTATCAACTCTGGATGGAGGGTAGCACCCATTACTACCGCAATCTCAATAACGCACTCCGCATGGGTGAACTTATCTTGCGGGAGATGTTCCCTGATGACGCAGAGCAAGAGGAAATAATTGACTACTGGTGGGACCGTTGGGAAGCATATGAGGGCGACCGCAAGATTATGTTCATTACCAAGGAAATGATGGAGGATTAACATGAAAACGCTTGTGCTCCAATATGAATACGGTTATGATGTCTTTGCTTTTGATGAAACAAAAGAAGAAATCATGACCTATCCCAGTCTCACAATCTTCCTGAATAAGATGTGCGGTCAGCATTTTGAAAATTATGAAGTACGTACACTATATGGATGTGATCTCATGGTTGAAGATAAAGAGTATGATGCTTATTATAGACTACGAGGTATCATCCCCGACGAGACACCGCAAGCATTTGAAGATTTGCTCACTTGCTACAACAGTGACTTTGCATATGATGGAGTGGAGGTAGACTAATGCAGATTTATGCTATTTATTATGTTGACGACGGAGATCGTGATTACTTTATGCGGCGAGCTGATGCGCTGAATTGCGGTGTGGAATATATCCGTCAGATTTGCGAAGAAGAGAATTGGGACCCGCAGGAAACCGAGTCTCTTGTTGACGAGTTTCTGCGCGAGGAATGGGTTGCAGACATTTGCGCTCTTAATGTAATTGAAGTAAAGGAGTAAACCATGAATACTTATTATCTTATTATTAATGTTATCGAGGATAGTAATACTCGTGAAACTTATCGACTGTTCATTCCTGCAGCCTCCTACCAGGAAGCGGTATCTAAGGTTTTCGAGCAGCTTTTTGACGAGGACTCTCAGGCAATTGAGAGTATCACTGTAACTGAGTTCTATGAGACAGATATGTTTGTCAGCAAGTCAACCGCTGACCGCATCATTGCAGACCTTAATGATTATCCTGTAGTAGAAAAGGAGACGCTGTAATGGATAACCTGTTTTTGGGATATGCGCAGGAGCAAGAGGAAAGAGAAGAGGTTATCCGCAAGATGATGCAGGCTTATCGTGATGGTACAGCGTGTCGATTTTCTACGGTCAACTATTTCTCTGCGCGAGACATTGAAGAAATGAAAAAGGAGGCAATGCGGCGTGTTGACAGAGAAGGCTTTTAAAGATTTCATGCGGCGAGCGTGTTACTGCGTAGTAGCATTTCTTCTTGTCGGTGTACTGGGGATGGTTGTAATTACGTTGCAGCATCCTTCCACCCATCTTTTCTTCCCTGCGGACAGGGAGAGGTTTATCGAAGTAGACAGGGGAGCGGCTTGCGGGCACCGATCGGTGGTTGCCGCAGATAGAGAAACTGGCGTATTGTATCTATTTACTGAGAATGGCGTTTCACCCTTGTTTCAGAATGACGGGGAGTTAATGATTTATGACGCAGGATGAGCGGGAGTCTAGACTCTCGCTCTTTTTGCATTTTTGGAAAAATTATGTTATAATATAATTAAGATAAAAGTAAGGAGAAAAACATGAAAATTCTTGTTGACGAAATACCTACCAAGGTAGAAGATTGTCCTTGGTCTAATCCCATTAAAGACCCTTGGAAAGACCGCACATTTTGGTTCTGTGATTGGAGTTTAAGCAAGTCTACTGAAACCTGTCCCATGGTAAATGGCGGTGAGTGTCCTTATTTTAAGCAGGATGATTTTAATCGTATTGTCGATGCTCTCAATACTATTCCTGAAGTTTATCAGCTTCTCCCATAAATACAATGAAAGGAATTAATTTATGACTCAGTTTAAAGATATACATGGAAATTGTTGGGCGTTTGTAAGAGCAAATATCTCACTAATTTATTACACTCCTAAAAACCAAGAAGGAATTAGTCATGTCACTGTGACTACGACAAATGATAATGTCTATTCATTTGATATTGATTTGAATGATACAGACGCAATTCAGGAGAGTTAAATGGGAACTGATAACAAAGAAGTGGCTTGGATTCTCCTAGACGAAGATACCAAACCCATCCATATTTCATTCGATAATGAACCAACTTATGTAGTAGAGAATGATACCAATTATGCTATGAACATTCAACCTCCGGCAACATTCTCTGCGATTTTCAAAGCACGCCCATCAAAGATAATTAAAATTTTCTGGGGCACTAAACTCAGATGGTATCAAGCTCTATGGTTTGACTTAACATTTTATTGGAAGAAAAGAGTAAATTATGTGTTCAAACGCTGAACTTGAAGCCATGCATGGCGGTATCCCTGAGATCACCCATATAAATAAGCTTATTACTATGCTTGCAACCACAAATATTCCCTTTACAGTTACAGAATGTCATGGTCGCCCGCAAGTATGGTATCCTGATGACAAGCATCCAGTTTGTGATGCAATTTGTCACTGGGCTAGCTATGGCCATCAGACTGGTCTTATTGAAATTATGGGGCTTACTCACAATAATGATAGCGTAGAAGGTTATCTCAATGCAAACGAAGTTTTTGCTCGCATTAAAGAACACTGGGAGGCAAACAAGTGAAAAGAACTTGCGGAGATTGCGGCTTCTATAAAGAGAAGCTATGCGGCGTTGCTATCCAGAACGGATTTCCAGAGTCACATGACATTTGTAAGTTCTTTTCTGCTATCGTCTGGAAATGTGAGATATGCGGTCAGCCTACCCCGTCGCCGCAGAACCTTATATGGGACGCTGTGACAAAGCAACTAGTTTGCCCTAACTGTTACACGACCCTTCCTATTGTTTCAGAGGAGGAACAAAATGACAACTGAGGAGTTTTTTAAATATGCGGTAGAAATGTGTCAAAAATGTAGTAGCAATGGATGTGAGAAATGTGAAGCTCTACCTGGAGGGTCTTCATGTTGGCACTCTACTAATCCTGATTTTTCTCAGGTTAAACAAGTAATACAGAATTGGGTTAATCATAATTATCTTACTCGAAAGAAAGCTATTCTATCGTTATTTCTCAATATACCATGTAGCAAAAATGGATGTCCTAACATTAATGCGTGTGTAATTGAGCCATGTTTAAAAGATACTAAATGTAAACAGTATGAAACTTGTAGCGATTGCGATAAGGACTTCTGGTTTAGTCCTCTTAATTGACAAAAACAAAAAATTATGATATAATATTTATAAAGAAAGGAGATGTGAGGTCACTTGGTTATATGGACACCTGAAGAGTGGGAGAAAGAATTAAACGAATTTGCCGCTGCAGTTCGTAAGAAAAAGTTTAATAAAATTTCATATGATGATTGGAGAATGATGTGGAGTTGGAGGGATCTTCCCAGCACAACAGATATTTATTTGAAAATCAACTCAGATAACGATTTTATGTGTTCGCCTTATGGAAAGATGGACTTCGTTATCTTTGAAAGAAAAGCAAATTGTCCATTCTTAGATTATCTGCAATCTAAGTATTGCGCCGTACTTGGCTATGCAGAGTCTTGCACTCAATGGTCAATAACCAATCTTGTTCCCCCTCACTTGACAACAAATATGACAACGAATTATACAGTAAACTATGCACCAAGCCCATATTCTGCGATAGCTACCAGTGATGTTATATCAAATTCTAACCTTGCAACAACCCAGAGTTTTAAGCAAGAATACGATACAATTTGGCAAACAATGACAGCAACAATAGACAATAAAAAGGAGAAGAAAGATATGAATTTCTTTAAGAATTTTGAGTTTGGCCCCGTGAAGAATGACACCGTGCGGCTGTCCCCCTATGGCCTTGCGGTTAAGAACCTTGATAATAGTTGGGTATCTTACGATGCTGCCAGCGATTCTATCATTGACGTTGATGTGTTCAACTTTGAGGGTAAGAATCTGATTTACAAGATCCCTACGGCGCCGCATACTGTTCGCGCCGGTGACATGATTGTTCATCAGGGTAAGGGAATGTATGTTCTTACCGACGTGTGCGAGGGTGATACTTGCGTCAGTGTTATTGATCCTCGCGCTGGCGAGAGCAAGGAGATCCTGTTCACAAAATCCCCGTTTGGTTTTACGTTTGTGACTAAGCTGGTCTCTTTACTGGATATGTCTGGTATTAATGCCAATACCGATAACCCGTTTGGTAACCTGTGGCCTCTGGCCCTAATGGGTGACAAGGATTGTGACGCGGCGACTATGATGGCGTTTATGATGATGAACAGTGAGGGTTGCAGCTTCGATATGTCTAATCCTATGATGATGTATGCTCTTATGAGTGGCGATAACAAGGATATGCTGCTGCCCATGATGCTGATGGCTGACCGCAAGTAAAAAAATTTTTGGACAAAAGAGTTTCAGAGAAATAGGAGATTTTTTAAAGTAAATAGAAATCTCCATTTCTCTGGCTCTTGTTCCCAATTTGATTTTTTCAAAAATTTTTGATATAATATATATATAAAGTTGAGGAACACATGAAGTATTGCCTCCACGTGGCGTGTTCTGGGTAAGTTTGACATAACTATTATGTCAACTTAGCGAAAATACGAGATAAGCAGAGAGCTAGTTGATAGTTGCAACTCTCATTGAATACTGCCTCAAGTCCGAGGCCCGCAAGGATACAACAGCACCCGATGCGCGCGAATCTCGACTATATGAAATGGGAAGTCGTAGAAAGTATTCACTTATCGTTATTGCTGTGATGACGCAGCTAAAATTGTATCGGTGCGGCAAGCTCATTTCTAGTCCGTAAAGCTAGATAAAAGATCTGGGACTGTAGCATAACCGGTAGTGCAGCGGCCTTTTAAGCCGCAGGTTGCGAGATCGTACCTCGCCAGTCTCACCACACCTCGTATTCTTGGTTTCCGAGAGGAGCGCTGGGCGCAGTAAATCAAGCGAAATAGGGGCTATCGTATAATAGGCCACTGAGAGGCTGCCCATAATTAATTTGCTTTCTTGCTATTGTTTTACCACTTTCAAACGGTGATAACATCTAAGCCGGGTAGCAGTAGTAATAGCGTAAGGGCATACGCAGTCAATGACGAGGTAAAGGGCTCAGACGACTAACCGGACATTGACCAAAATAGTGGAATGAGGAGAGGAAAGCCTGTATGCGGCGACGTCATCCAACTCACAGTGATGCAGCGTCAAGTAGTTCTGCTATTTTGAAATTTATACATACGGTGCAGGTTTAATTTAATATGCAGGCGTAGTACAAAGGCTAGTATTCCGGTCTTCCAAACCGGGGATGGGGTGTCGGAATCCCTCGCTTGCTCCATATAGGAACTATCTGATGTGAAAGGCATCTAGTGCAGCTATGGCACAATAAATATTACATAGCCCGTGGTGGGTGGTACTTCGGTACAGGAGCGCAGATAGAGGTGTTTCCATCGCACGCTTGCTCCAATTAAATATGCGGATATACTCAAGTGGTTGAAGAGGTGTGTCTTGAAAACACGTAGGGGTGTAAAAGCCTGCGGGGGTTCAAATCCTCCTATCCGCGCCAAAATATATGCAGCGGTCGGTTAACGGCTAAACCATCGGTCTCCAAAACCGAAACTCAAGGTTCGAATCCTTGCCGCTGTGCCATCCTTCAAATACTCAAATGGAAGTATGGAGTTGGAAACATGAAAGCAAGCTGGTTACTTGTGGAAATGTTGTGAGTATGTCTAACCAACATATTCATGGTTAAACTGATTCTAAATTTTATATGCTCTCGTGGACAAGTGGGTTAAGTTGGTGGCCTTTCAAGCCGCAGACGCGGGTTCAATCCCCGCCGAGAGTACCACATGGCTCTGTGGACGAACTGGTAGAGTTGCCGCCCTCTCAAGGCGGAGTTTGTGGGATCATACCCCACCAGAGTCACCATTATCTGGCGTATTAGTTCAGAAGAGTAGAACGCCAGCCTGTCACGCTGGAGGTCACGGGTTCAAGTCCCGTATGCGTCGCCACCCATTCAGAGTCTTGCTTCGTATTGAGGTAATGGGCAATACATAACGTGAGACTTTTTTTAGGGCTGACCGCAAGGTCCTGGTCCACCGTTGTTGCATAGATTGGTGCTAGAAATGCTCGTGGGGCCTCTAGCCCTGTGCAGGAACATGACTTTATTACTTATAGTAATGAAGCAGTCAAGGTTTTGAGTAATTGAACCGGATAATCAATGCTAAGTGAGATATATGCAAACAGAGAGAGTGCTAAGCTCACGGGTATTCTAGATGCCTTCTCTCTCCTATTTGCCTCTATAGTTTAATTGGCAAAATAAGGGATTTGTAACCCCTAGTCGCCCGATCGTAGCGGGCTAGAGGCTCCAGACAGGCTTAGGTTAAATAAGAAACTCAATATAAACAAATGGGATAATACTGAGCATCATTGTATAAACTGCTCATTATATAAGGAGTTTTAATATGGATTGGAAAGATTCTGTGCGTCTTGCGCCATCGGATATTGTGAAAAAAGCAATTCATTTCTGTGAAAATACAGAATGCGAAGATTGTCCAATTTACATTAATGATATTGAACATCGCACTCGGCACGACAAACAAGATGAACACGTTCCTTGTATTGATAATTTAATTTTTGAGTTATTTATTAACAAAAGGACATTAAATTAATATGCAGAATAAACTCAGAAGGTCTGAGGCCCGCCTGCTAAGCGGTGCGTACCGCAAGGTATCTGAATCGTGTTCAGTGTTCTGCGCCAGAGAGCAAGTGTGAGAAAGCTCTATATGTATTACTGCTCTATAATCAGACTAATAGACAATGTATCCATGGGTACGTCTAAAAGTAAACATCTCGTAGTTCAGTTCACAGAGAATCTTAAAGAGTGTGAACATAATAGGGGTCAGTAGCAAATCGGCAACTGCGGCGGGTTGTAACCCTGTTTCCTTCGGGAGTAGCTGGATCGACACCAGCCTGGCCCACCATATAAGGGTCTGTATTTCAATGGGAGAAAGCTTCCCTTGCAAGGAAGAGGTTGTGCGTTCGAATCGCATCAGATCCACCAACACCGCACGGATGGCCATGGTTGCAAGCCTAGCTAGCTTACTCTTTTAAGAGGTTTGGTGCGGTATATAAATGAATATGGGCCTACAGGTAGGTGGTACAACCTTCATCTACCTTTTTCCTTTCTTTTGATTTTTATAAAAATTTATGATATAATATTTATAGAAAGTTAAGAGAGGAGCAAAAACAAGTGGCGAATAAATTCTATGAAAAGAAGCAATATTTCTGGGAATATGAATGGCCTTTTGGAGAATTCTTGCGGGAGTCCCTGCCTGAAGGTAGCTATCGCCACAAGTTTTCTATGGTAGGAAATGGCATCTATAATCTTGTTACTCTTGATGACAAATTGTATGATATTTCTCTAAAATCTACAACCAAGTTATTGCCAAACGATGGTAAAAAAGCGTTTCGTGATACAACCAAAGATAAATTGATAGACTTATTAAAAGACAAACTTAGCCAGTTAGGTATTAATTGTACGGTCAATAGTGGTAAGTTTATTACCTTCGAGTTGTTTGGTTTTGTAGCAAAGTTGGAAATTGTAAAAAAGACAACTGAGCCAGCTTGAGAGACGGTTTGATTTTTCAAAAAATTTATGTTATAATATATTTGTAAGGTTGAGAGAAAGGTTGTCGCTAAGCTCTTTGATGATTGTGGCGACATTAAATAGCCGGTAGTTAAGGTGCGGCAGCCTGCTGAGAGATCTTATAATCCAGTATGGGTGTGTGGTGGAACTGGCATACACATTCGGTTTAAGCCCGAATGCCGCAAGGATTAAGGGTTCGATCCCCTTCACACCTACCACAGCTCGAAAGAGCTTACTGACCTAGATATGTCATTAAACTGTCTCGTCGGACGACATGGCTTGCGGTTAAACTACTATGTGAGATACATAGCTTGTGGCTAGGGACGTTAAATAGAGGCAAAGGAAACCGCGATAGGATTGGTCGCCCTATGTATATAAATAGCGACTTAATATGTTACCGTGGCGGAATTAGGCAGACGTGCGAGATTTAGGTTCTCGTGCCGCAAGGCGTAAGGGTTCGATCCCCTTCGGTAACACCAGCTCAAACGAGCGTTAAAACTAGAGTGACCGGTCTAAAAATAGATATTATTTGTCAAAACCTATATGAGAGTAATTCCTCCTTGAGAGAAGCTGCAAAAAATAGCAGGGCTTAATGTAAGCCGGTAAAACAGTCTGGAGGTTGAATAGGTCAGCTGGATTCTCTCGTTTATTTGGCGGAGTAGAGAAGTGGTCATCTCGCCACCCTCATAAGGTGGAAATCGCTGGTTCGAATCCAGCCTCTCGCTACCATAGACTAGATACAGACCTAGTATAAAAAGGTGTCGCGCTGACAGACCGCAAGTTCGCAATAGTCTGTTATATATGGAAATGTAGCTCAGCTGGCAGAGCAAGTGGCTGTTAACCACTAGGCCGTAGGTTCAAACCCTACCATTTCCGCCATAAGCACCTATTGGGGTTCCGATGCGTATTTAACGTGTCATCCACAAGAGATGACGGCTAAGCGGCTGACCCACAGCCGCAAGGAGGAACGAGCTTTATTTCTTAACAAAAGTAGGATAAGTTGAGAGCCTAAATCCCTTTGAATCGCGGGTTGACTGGCAGACAAGAGGAACTGCACAAAGCGGCAATATGGTGTAGTTAGGCCGTACAGTAAGGAGATGAAACTAGTCCTTACAATATGAGTCCTTACCGAGATGATAGATGGATACAGACGGGTGACTGAACATCAAATCCCGCAAACTGATAACCGAGGATGTGGAATGTAGGATGCGGTCCCAAGAGCGTTGGGGTGTAGGTTATCTTATTAAACAATAGAAAGGATGGTAGTAATGTTTCATGATGTAGATGATCTGATTTTTTCAGCAGAGGAAGATAAGAAGTATCACAGCACTAAGTGATATTTCTTAATCACTGTAATGCGGCCGGTGACTAGTCACCGCAGGTTCCAAGCCCTGAAAACGCAGAGGACGGTGAATGGTAGTAACCAGCTAGGTGCAGCGAGGTTCGAGTCCTTAAGCCATGGCGTTCGACTCGTCTGGCGCAAGGTGCAAAACCTAGCATCTATCCGGGTGTAGCTCAGTTGATAGAGCGCGTGGCCTGGGACCACGAGGCCGTGAGTTTAAGCCTCACCACTCGGGCCATCTAGAGTAACAAATCGTAAAGGAGGGATTGCCGCTTGATAATTCAACTCAAGAATTTTCGTTGTCTTGACCAAGATCACTATGGTGAAGATAATGATTGCACTTTGACATCTCTTACTGCGGTGATTGATTTTTATTTTGCACATACTAAATCTGTATCAGAGATTTACGCCACAATTGAGAAGGTAGCCCGCAAGTATGGTTATACCGGCAAGAAAGGCATCGATCCGTGGTTTATTCGCCGCATCTTTGATGAAGTTGCTCGTAAGTATTGCATTGTCCCTACCGCAAAAACAAGTGTAAGGTATCTCAAGGGTATGGGATTTAACTATGAAACTATTTGCGGCCAGATTAATAAATGCAATCCAGTTATTATGAATGTTTGGAATGCAGGCAAATATCATAATCACACTATTACAGTAATTGGTTATGATACCACCAACAAAACCTTGCTGGTTTCTGATAACTGGAGCGTGCGGCCGCAGGCCCTGCGGTGGAATGATGTTGGTTTCATCTGTTCCATTAATTACTGGGACTAAGAAAATTTGACATTTTAAAAAATTTATGTTATAATATTTGTAGAAAGTGAGGGAAGAATAAATGGAAATCAATTTTGGTTCTCGTTATCAGGACATTCACAACAATGTCTACAAGTTAGTGGGCGCCGCAGATTCCTATGACAAGAAAGACTCTGTTCTCTTGTTTGCTCCTGTCCATGCTGGTACAGTTGGTGATGTATTTTATATCACTAAAGAAGCCGCAGATCAGTCATTCTTCCCTGTTAGTAAATACTTCTAAAAAAATTGAGTAGTGAGTAAAGAGCCATTAAGGTTATAGACTTCGTGTACAAACCATTCTAACATGGGCCTGTACAACTCTATGAATGGTGAAGTCATAAGCTGAATGTCATATGGTGTAAGTGGCAGCCCGCTGGGATTCTCCCCCGGAGGTACAGGTTCGAGCCCTGTTATGACGACTAGGTTAACAGCTTATAGGAAAAATCTTAATGAAAAACTTACTTAGACGTTCAAGAATTTAAGGAATATTACCTGCAATAACGGTAATAAATGTACGTCGTTGAGTAGTGGTTGCAAACATTATTCAGAGTAAGTCGTAAGGGTGAGAGACCTTTACCTCAATTCTTTAATGCAGTTCCACCCCGAGTGGCTAAGCTGGGTAGCGTTGAGACACCAGGCCGCTTATATAGGATAGTAGCCAAGTGATAAAGGCGGCAGGCTTTGACCCTGTTATGCGTTGGTTTGAATCCAGCCTATCCTGCCATTTCTTAGAAATTCTATTCATTCGCACTTTTAAAACTGCTATCAATGAGTTTATAGTAATGTTCCCCAGCATTATGAGTTTCAAGATAGCCATTGACCCCAAGCAAGTTAAAGCAATAGTCCCCGTTTATCAAGTAGATGCCCATCTGACGGGATTATGGGCAGCGCTGATGTCTCTACTTGAGCTATTGCTTGACCTTAGCAAGTCATTAAACTACTTTCTATATTCCGGCGTGGCGTAATGTCTAGTCGCATCTGGCTCTAACCCAGAGGGTTTCGGTTAAAGTCCGAACGCCGGTGCCAGGTCTAGTTTGGTAGAGTTTCATCCTGACCTTGAAAAATTCTAAACTACCACCTCTCTTTCCAGATTGTTCATTTGATTATGGTTGTTGTATAACTCAGTGCAGACACAATATCATGTGGCTGAGAATCCTCACCTAATCAAGACGCCCCCTGCTTAGTAGCAATGACGGATACGTTATTGCGGCAGTGCTTCCCACTCGTGAGTTTGGGAACAACGAGAGATAAAGCTCTTGCCGGCCGGGAGGATGTACTGGAATTATCGCTATCAAAACTACTGTCTCGTCGCCGTCGCAATAGAAGGCAAGCGTTAAAAGCGTAGCCCGAATCTTGATAAGGTTTAGGTTTGGTACCCTATGCAGACTCAAGAAATACCACCAAGGCGGTTTGTCGTGAAGTTGCAGTAATGTAACTATAAGACGAGGTCAAGGTACAAGTAGCCCAAGACAATGACATTTAGAAGAAAAGATGCAAAAATCTTTACTAATGTGAATGATGGGTAAACGTTGCGGATAACCACTTCCGCATAGGCAAGTGTACAGCGCAAGCTGTTACGGCATAAAGTCTAGGGTCGCTCCCGAAAGCTCACTTATGTCGTCCTATTGAGTGAATATGATAGAAGGTAATGACCAGCAACCCGAAGGGGTATATGGCGATCATAATCAAGTGAACAAGATAATCCAGTCCTTCGGGGCTGGATTTTTTTTTATGCTTTTGGCTGGGTCGGTTTGGGGCGTCTGCCCGCAAATCAAAATGGCCCTTAGAAATTTTTAGGACAAAAGTAATTAATCTACATACCACATTTTTTATAATCAATAGAAGAATGAATTTTAAGTAAAGGAGGTAGTAAGCTATGGCTTATACGGCTATTTATGCAAATGGTTCTACATTTAATATGGTGAAAAAATTCGTTATTGATTCATTTAATGAGATTTATGATATTGATACAAGCCAACTCTCGCCAGGCAGCACTGCGTTTGATATTAGCTCAAGTAAAACATATATGTTAAATAATAAAAAGCAATGGATTGAAGTCCAGATCAGCGCAGGTGGTGGAGGAAGCTCTCCCGGCGGGGATATTATCTATGATGGGGGTGGCGTTTAATGGCTACCGTTTATAAAACCACTTTCCAATTGCGGCGAGGTAATCTTGTAGATTGGGAAGCTAAAAATCCCATTTTAGCAGTTGGTGAGCCTAGTTTTGTAATTGATCAGTTTAAACTCAAAATCGGTGACGGGTCCACCGCATGGAAGGACCTGCCTTATATCGCAGATTCTGATATTGGTAATTATGTTACTATTGATGATGTTGTCAATGGAATTGTTTTACCTCCCATTGCAACTGAAGGAACTCGTGGCACGGTATTAAGTTCAGCTGCGAAAAACGAAATTTCTGTAGATCCAACTGATGGCTCAATGGAAGTAAACTCCCTTTCTATTGACAAATTAGATACAGAAGGAATTAATGTTATATTAAATGGGGGAGCCGCAAGTTCTCTCGTTTGATTATAAAATCTATTTTGCAAAGGAGATTTATTGAATATGCCTGACAAAATTATTAATACTCGTATTCAAGTTCTCAATGATACTGCCGAGGCTCTGGCAGCTCAGGGCACGGCTGTCCCCAAGGCTGGCGAGATTGTCTATGAGAATGATACTCGCAAGATGAAGATTGGTGATGGCACGACCAGCTATGCCGACCTTAAATATTTTGGCGGAGAGTCTGCTAAGCATTTTGACGTTGTTGCAGAAGGCAGCGAAGAAGATGTCGCCGCTATCCTTCGTGTTGTGGGAGACGCTGAGATTCATACTGGTGATACCGCTATTGTTAAGCGTGTAATTATTAATGATAAAATTACTCATACTGCCTATGTATATAATGGTACCAACTGGGCTGCTTGTGATGGAAATTATCGTGCGGATAATGTCTATTTCGATGATGATATTACCTATACTGTTGCTATTGGTACTCTGGCTAAACCCTCTGGCTCTGCTAAATTTGCGGCCAAGGGTAAGAACGTAGAGCAAGTGCTATCTAAGCTGATGGCGCAAGAGCAGAATCCTTCTAAGTCTAATCCTGCTGTGTCCTTCTCTAATCAAGGTGGTTTTGGAACCTTTGAGATTGGTACAACTAAGAATTTGACTTATACTGCTGCTCTGTCTGCGGGCTCCTATACCTATGGTCCTGCTACTGGCATTACTGCCCAGTCTTGGAGTGTTTCTTGCACGGGTGTTACTGGTACCAAAACTACTGCAACTGGAACCTTTGAGAATGTTGTTGCTGAATCCAATGGTAAGAGAATTGTTGCTACTGCTCAGTATGGTGATGGTACTATTCCTGTTACCAATCTAGGTAATCCTTATGAGGCTGGTCAAATCAAGGCTGGCTCTGCTACTGCTAACTCTAATGAATTTAAGGGCGTCCGCTATATGTTCTGGGGCCCAATGACCACTGACGCCGCAATTGATTCTGCTGCTGTTCGTGCACTGGCTCACAATAAGGCTACTAGCACTGGCGCACTAGCTACTTTTGGTGCGGGCACTGGTGCTAAAAAGGTTGTTGTTGCCGTTCCCTCTGACCGCAAGATTACTAAAGTACTGATGCCGTCAGCGTTAAATGCTGATGTCACTGCGTTATTTGTCAAGCAATCCACCACAATTCCTGTTGAGGGTGCTAATGGTTATACGGCTGCTGCTTATAATATCTATGTGTATCAGCCCGCTTCTATTGATGCAGGCGAAACCTACACTGTTACCATTGGTTGATTATAAAAGGAGGTAAATTAATAATATGGCTACTATTTTAAATGATGCTGCTTATATGGGTTTTCCTCTGAGTATCAAGCGTGGTAACCCCGCTCCTGTTGATACTACAGCAGTATGGTATAATAAAACTGAACTTGAAACCTATGCTAAATCTGGTGCTACTGCTTATGTTGGTCAGATTCTGACTCTTGTCGCTGACAACAAGTGTGAAGCCTACATGATTTCTAATGAGGCTGGCACTCTAATTAAACTGGCTTCTACTACTGCTTCTGGTGACCTAGCTTCTGATGTTGCTACTCTACAAGGCCAAGTTACTGATCTAATTAGTAAGGTTGGTAAGGCCGCCGAGGGTGAAGTTTCCGCCACTGGCCTATATGCCCTGATTGATGAGGTCAAGGCTCTAGCTGAGGGCAAAGTTGCTTCTGTTGGAGCTACTGATAAGTCTATCACTGTTGGTGGTACTGCTACTAAGCCTACTGTTGGAGTGGCTATTTCTGCCGATGAAGGCAATGCTCTGTCTCTGGCGGCTGATGGTCTGAAGGTCACTATTCCCAAGGTCACCATCCCCGAGTACAGTCTAAAGAAGCTGGATGTGGCTACTACCGGTATGTCCGCTTCCTATCAGCTAACTAAGGATGGCACTGGTATTGGTGCGGTCATTGATATCCCCAAGGATATGATGGTCAAGTCTGGCTCCGTGCAGACTTACGAGGCTGGTTCTCTGCCCGCTGGTGTGACCGAGCCTGGCACCTATATCGTGTTGGTGTTGAATGATGCTGCTGAAACCAAGCTGTATATTAATGTTGGCAATCTAATTGAGTATGTTACCTCTGGCTCCGTTGAAGGCGATATGGTATTCATCAATATCGACCCACAGACCCATAAGGTGACCGCTACCATTACTGACGGCACTGTGACCGAGGTTAAGCTCCACGCTGATGTTAAGGCTAAGTTAGATAAGGCTGTGTCTGCTGTTCAGGAAGTCAAGAGCGGTACTACTAATGGCACTATCGCCGTTGATGGCGCTGACGTAGCTGTTACTGGCCTGGCTGATGCCGCTTATGTAACCGTTGCCTCTCTGAACGAGACCGCTCAGGACAAGGTTGATGCTGCTAAAACTGAACTGTTGGGTGCTGAGGCCGATGATAACACCAAAGAGACCATTCGTGGCACTCGCAAATTGGCTGAGTCTTCTGCCGCTTCTGCCCTTGCTGATGCCAAAACCTATGTTGGTGAAGAAATTGGCAAGCTGAAGTTTGAAGATACTGCTGTTGCTAAGAAGTTTGTGTCTGCTGTCAGCGAGACTGGCGGTAAGATTACTGTTGAGCGTCGTGAGCTGCTGGCCGATGACGTGCCTGAGCTGGGCATTAGCAAGATTAGTGGTCTGCAAGGGGCCCTTGATGCCAAACAGGACACCGTGACCTTCGATGGCGAGTATAGTGCCACTAATAAGGCCGCTACCGTTAGCACTGTGAATTCTGCTGTTGCCGCTGTTGTAAGCAATGGTAAGGATGTAGCTGCTGACGATACTATTAAGGGCGCTAAGCTATATGCTGATGGAAAAGCCTCCGCTGCGCTCTCCAGTGCGAAAGAGTATGCGGATAGCATTGTAACTGGTACAGGTGGTATTACTGCTCGCGTTGAGACTCTGGAGGGCAAGGTTGATGTGACTAAGGTCAGCACTGCTATTGCCACTGCCAAGGATGAGGCTATTGCTGCCGCTGCTGCCGATGCTACTACCAAGGATACTGCTCTCAAGACCGCCATCCTAGGTGCAGAGGATTATGCCCAGACTGTTAAGAGCGCATATGATTTGGCTGCTACTAAGATTACTATGACCGAGGTTGAAGCTAAGGATTATGCCACTAAGACTGAGGCTCAGGGCTATGCTGATGCTAAGGATGCCGCCATTACTGAGGCTAAGAAGGCCGGTACTGATGCTATGGCTAAGATTGGCACTATTCCCGAGGGTGCTACCGCCACTACTGCCATTGGTTATGTGAATGAGAAGATTGCCGCCATTCCCGCTCAGGTTGATTATACCGTAACTTGCGACACCAACACTCCCGAAGGGGTTGCTAAGCGCTATGTCCTGAACCAGAAGGGCAGCGCTATTGCTACTATTGACATTCCTTCTGATATGGTTGTCAGCTCTGGTAAGGTTGTCGAGAATCCCGCTGGTCAGACCGCTGGTACTTACATTGAACTGACTCTGGCCAATGCCACTAAGGACAAGATCTATATCAACGTCGGTGACCTGATTGAGTATGTGACTGGTGCTGCGGCAGCCGATGGCATTATTACCACCTCTGTTGATGACAACCATGTACTGACCGCCACTATTGGTGATGGAACTATTACCAAGACGAAACTGGCCGATACTGTTCAGACTTCTCTGGGCAAAGCTGATACCGCGCTTCAGGCCGCTGCTCTTGAACCTTACGCCAAGACCACAGATGTTGCTGCTGGTTATGTGGCTAAGGCGACTGGCAAGGACTTAATTGAAACTACTCTTATTGATAAGTTAAAGGCCGTCGAGTCTGGCGCTCAAGTCAATAAGATTGAAACAATTAAGGTTGGCGGCACTGCTTTAGAGATTACCGATAAGGCTGTTGACATTACTGAGATTAGTACCGACCTACTGGCGCAAGGCACTAAAACTCTAGTATTAATGGGCGGTAATGCTAATACTTTAGCTTAATCTACTTAATTAAAATGGAAAACCCTTTAAAAAAGGGCTTTTCCTTTCTATCTTAAAATTTCAAAGAAAGGAGAAGAGAAATAAATGGCTGAAAAAACTCTGAATACAAGATTTCAGTTACCATATGATACTTATACCAATTGGTCTACTAAAAACCCTAAATTGAAAAAAGGCGAAATGGTACAAGTTGAAGTTCCAGCTCCTAAAGATGCCATTGTTCAAGCTCCTTCTATTTTAATTAAGGTAGGAGATGGAACCCACAATTTTAATGATTTAGCATGGACAAGTGGCTTAGCCGCAGATATCTATAATTGGGCTAAAAGTCCAACTAAACCATCTTATACAGCAGATGAAATAGGTGCAGAACCAGCTGGATCTAAAGTAACAAGTTATTCTGTTACTATTATACCTGCCTCTTGGACAACAAGTGGAAATGTATTTAAATATACTTATTCAAATACTAACCTACGAGCTTCAATGAGTCCAATTATTACCTGCATTTCTAATATAAGTGAATATGAATATATCACAGATGCGGAAGCCACTACTGGCACAGGTATAGTTTTCACCGCAAAAGTTAAACCAACTAACAATATTACTTTACAAATTATTGATCTTGGTTAATATTAAGGGTCGGTCTATCTAGGTAGATCGACCCTTTGCTTTTTTTTATAAATTATGTTATAATATTTATAGAAATTAAAAAAAGGAGAAAACTATGACAAATAAAGACGTGGTTATTAAAGTTCTCTCTAATCACCCCTGCCTTACTGCAATGGAAGTGCGGCAGTTCGCTAAACGACTGTGCAATTATGATATTACTCCGCAGGCAGTTGCGGGAGCGATAAGGCCACTGATTGCGGCGGGCCTTGCCGCGAGTGACAAGCATCCTTCTACTGGAAAAACCGTTTATTGGCTGATGGGAGATTAATTATGAAATTATGGATTGATGATGTGCGCCCTGCACCCGAAGGATACAGATGGGTAAAAAGCGTCCATGAAGCTAAAGTTGTATGTTGTCAATTGATTGATCTAAAGAAGGTTCTTCACATTGATGAATTTAACCTAGACCACGACGCAGGTGACTATGCTTACTTAGGCGGCGATTATATAGAGTTCCTAAAGTGGTTAAGCAAAAGGTTTTATTGCTCAAATTGGAAAATTACTGGTACCTTTCATATCCATAGCATGAATGTAGTAGGAGTCCAAAATATGAGAGCAATCATTGAACGTAATGGATGGAAAGAAATTTAAAGGGTATTAATAAATGAAAACTTACTTGAAAAATCAATATGAATATGAATTTAATAAGCTTTTCAAAATCGCACATGAAATTGAGCCTTGGTATTCTGTAGATAAAGTAAAAGACTATGCTGTTTATATCTGGACCAAAGATACTGATGAAGGTTTTGGTAAGAATGTCTTTGATATTGAAGCTGATAGTATAATATTTTACACTGATCATAATATTATTCCAGAAGCCTTTCCCGCAATTCAGCATATTCAAGAACAATTAAAGAAAATAGAAATTATTGGCAAACAGCTTCGGAAAGGATGTGTGTAAACTGTGAATAAATATTTTGTTGTAAGTGATGTCCATGGATTTTATAATGAGATGTGCGAAGCCCTTGACGCGGCTGGGTATGATCCTACCAACCCTTCTCATTGGTTGATTTCTTGTGGTGATAACTTTGATCGTGGCCCTGAGAATTTCAAGGTTATGTGGTATTTCTTGCGTCAGCCTAGATGTATCCTGGTACGAGGAAATCATGAGGACCTATTGGACTGGGCTTGTACCGAAGGTATTTCTATGCGTGATTATCCTAATGGTACAGTAGATACTATTGAAGAACTTGGTGCAAGTGCTACTCGTCTAGACTGGACAATGGATGATAAGATGGATCTGACCTTTAAGCGCACTCGTGGTTTCTTCGATCGTATGATTAATTTCTATGAAACCAAAAACTACGTATTTGTGCATGGCTGGATTCCTTCTCTCAAGTTGTACCCCGACTGGCGTAAGGCACCAACTTCCGCATGGGAAAAAGCTAGATGGGAAAATGGCATGAAAGCTGCCCGCAGTGGCCACCTCGATCCCGCAGGTAAAACGATCATAGCTGGGCACTATCATACGAGCTGGGGCCACCATATTCAATCGGGTACTCCAGAGTGGGGAGAGGGATCGGACTTCCGCATTTATCGTGACAAAGGTATTATTGCTATTGATGGCTGTACCGCATATACTGGTAAAGTTAATGTTCTTGTGATTGAGGATGAACCTTTGGAGGAGAAATAATGATTGCTGCGCTGATTATATTTGGATTAATTGCTGCTATTGCTCTATTAATTCCAGTAAGTTTCGAAATAATTAGTTTTATTCTTGGCTATAAAAAATTTCAAAGAAGAGACGATGACTTCTTAGATTATGCTACTATTGACTACTCAACACTAAAACGCCTGTATCAAATTAATCCTGATGGCTATAAAAGCGATTTTGGTCAATTATATAGGATGAATAATAGCCATGGTTTGGTAACAAGAGAAGTTCGAATTGTTTTTAAAACTATTTTTGATTACTTTCATTTTGAAATAGATAAAAAATATAACAAGAAAACCAGCCAAATTGCTAAGCGCCGCAAACAAGAGGAGCAGGGATTGAGCAAACTTCGTGATTTAGCTCAGCAGGATATTGATAATTTGCGCGCAAAACTTGATGCAGAGTTTGAGCAAGAGAAAAAGAAGACTCAAGAGATTGCGGAGAGTATGCGGCAACCGTTCGGTAATCTTTATCCCCTTATCTCTCCTAATGGCAACCCAATTTATTTTCAAGGCAAACAAGTCTATATAGATGGACAGGGCGACTATTTTACCGAAAATAGAAAGCCTATTTCAATGCCCTGGGAGGAAAAATGATGGAAAATATTATTGTTTTAACTAAATGGCATGGCAATTCATGGGGTTGGGGCGGGGCCCTCCTTATAGTCATCCTTTTTGGTATAGCATTAGCATTTGTCTTTAGTTGCTATATAGCGTTCTTATTAACAGATAAGGAATCTTATACTTTTCTTTTAGTTATAAGTGCTGTATTAGCATTTTTACTCTGGGCCCCTCTAAATGATTGTATTCAACATCGAGGAGAGACCTTCCAGAAGATTGCAGCTCCACCGCAGATTACTCAGCAGCAACTTGAGGAAAAATATGACACAGTTGATTTAATTACAGAAACGACAAATTGCCCAGAAGGCATGGTATGCTGGCAAGTTAGTTTTAAGCAAGTAGGCTAAATGTCTACTTGCTTTTTTTTATTTTTTATGTTATAATATTTATATAAAAATAAAGAGAGGATTTTTTTCCTATGGCTAGAAATATTATTTTAACTGAAACAGGATTTAAAAATATTTACCGCGGTTATCTCAAGTATATTGCCTTGCAAAGTGGAGGCGTAGATAACTGGAAATGGTATGGTGATTCTCTTAATGCGTTTTTGCGGGACTGGTATTTTGAAAATCATTCTAATCATACCATAGAAGATTTTAACGAACAAGATTATGATTTTGATACCATTGTAGAGGAAGATCTTGACAAAGGTGAATTTATTGTACAGGAAGACTGCCATACTAATTAACATTGAGAAGGAGAAGACGAATGAACGCGTTTGAAGCAAAACGTATTTCTGACACTGCAAACCATAAGAATTCGGAAGATATAGCGTCCTATATTTTGAGCACAATCGAGAGTGCGGCTAAAGAGGGGCTGTATTCTAAATCTTTTTCTTATGTGCTACCTCTTACCTTTGATTATGAGAAAGTGGTGCATCGTTTGAAATATGAAGGATACCAGGTTTCAATAAAGCTTTTGCCTTCTATTTTTATAGTGAAGGTAATGTGGGATTAAGTGTGTATTTAAACTGTGAAAGGATAACAGTATGATTATTTGCGCGGCAATTAAAGACACTCGTACTGGTGCAGTATTTGGCGGTATTCGCCATGGTGACATTTACTCTGCGATGCATGATGCAGGGATTACCCCTCCTCGTGCTGCCGCAATTGAAGGTTTTCTCGATGAAAGGAATAACTTTTATAATCATTATGTAGCATGTAGGATTGCTATGGCCAATGGTCAGTTGAGTGCTACTACTCGCCAGCATAAACGTGATACAGGCGAGAAAGAATTGTTTTCGGAGGATTTGTACTGATGGATGGAGTGACAATTCTTAATAACTATGAATATTTAACCAATTTCGGTTCTATCTTGTCAATGAGTATCTTATGTGTATGGTTTCTTGCAGCGGCTATTGTTTCGCTATTTATATTACTCAAGAATAAATGTAATTCATGGAAGGAATTTGTTATTCTTGTTATTGGTGGAGCTTTATCTATTATCTGCGGTTGTCTTATCCCAGAAGATAAATATGAAACTCACTATCAAGTAACCATTGATGATTCAGTAAGCATGAATGAGTTTCAAGATAAGTATGAAATTATTGAAGTGGAAGGCAAAATTTATACTATAAGGGAGCGTGTTGAATAATGGATGTTGGAAAACACAAAACACGTCAAAGTATTTTTCTGGAACAGTGGCCAGATGCGAAAGTTGGAAATGATGGCGTGCTTGATATAAAGCCTTGTACCATAGAAAAATCTATGGTTTGCTGTATGGCTTGTACTGAATGTTATCAAAACTTCTGGATGAAGGAGATGAAATAATGGACGCTATTGAATTTATTAAAGAGCGACAGAGACTATGTCAAACCTATGTTGATTGTTTTAAATGCCCTGCCTATAACAACAACACCGGAGGTTGCAACTTTAGCACCGCTTCTGGATATGAAGCAACAGAGCAAATTAGGTTGCTGGAGGAATGGTCAGCCGCACATCCCCATAAAACACGGCAAAGTGAATTTTTAAAGCAGTACCCTAATGCAGATCTAGATGAGGATGGCATTCTGAAAGTGTGTCCCAAGATTGTGGAAGGCTCGAGTTATATGGACTCGCATAAGTGCGGTCTCGTTCCGTGCGCTGTATGTCACAAAGCCTATTGGTTAAAGGAGATTAAATGATGGAAAAGAACAATTGCTTACGTTGTAATTTTCGCCATACGGATAACGGGAACTGTACTGCGGTTGGCGGGTTTTGCACGGCAGTTCCGGCTGCCCATTGTCCGTTATTGCGTCAGTATTTAGGTATAGAGCTGACGCCAGAACAGTGCGAAACCGCAAAGGTCATCATCGAATCTGCCTTTAGTGATGACACGTCAAAGATAGAGCGAATTCGGAAGCTACTAAAGGCCGATCAGGACGGTCGGCTGGTAATACTACCGGACGTGCCGGAGGTGGGGTGATGGATTGCTTCAATTATAACTGCCCATTTCGTCAGAATACAACAAGTAACTGTAACCATTGCGAGTGCTTGGCGTGTCAAAACAGATACGAAGAACCCATTATATATATCACAAGTAATCATACGCTGACCGCAGACGAGATCGCAAGGATGACTAATGATCCCAATTATGGTATTGGAGCTGGATGTTAGGGGTGAAATGGTGACTAACAACATGGACAACTATTGGATAGACGAAATTGAATCATATAAAAGGCAATTGCACACAGGACCCGACGATACGCCTGACTGGTGGAAATGGAGAGAGTTCCTGAAATTGGGACGAATCATGAACGCCGAAACTAAATGCAAAGTAAGAATAAAGGAGTATAATAATGAGTAAAGCATTTATCCTATTATGGATGCTATTTAATCATGTATTAGATGATTATTTCCTACAAGGATGCCTAGCCAATATGAAACAGAAGGATTGGTGGAAAACAAATTATCCAAATAATAAGTACAAGTATGATTATATTGCAGCCCTATTTATGCACTCATTAAGTTGGAGTTTTATGATTATGCTGCCAATTGCCGCATTTTTCTCTTTTAATATCGACTCATTTTTCTTCTTTATGTTTTTTGCAAATATAGTATGTCATATGATTGTTGATAATGCAAAGGCAAATGATAAGATTATTAATCTAGTTCAGGATCAGTCTGCCCATATTGCACAGATCGCATGGACGTGGTTTCTGTGTTTATAAGGAGAATTTATTATGAATACAAATAAACTTTCTTGTGGATTATTTATGTTTCATGGCAAAAACTGGTGGCGAAATCTAAAAGACATTCCTATTTTCTTCCAACGCATTTTTTTTACTCTAAAACATGGGTATTCACCTGTTGCACAATGGGAAACCTTTGAATGGTTTATTGCAGTAATGCGCGAAATATTAATCAATTATCGTGATAATCGCATGGGAACACCTGTTGTAATTCCTGATTATAATATTGATGATTTAATTAGTGAAAATAAAAACATTGAGATTTATAACAATATTCTCAATGAAATGATTGAATTGTTAGATAAAATGGATGAATGTAATTCGACTTATAATGGTGTATCCTTAGAAGAAATGCACTCTGCTATGGATAGTGCAAAGAATAAATTCTTTGAGTTATTTTCTAAGTATTTTTATACCCTATGGGATTAAGTCAAGTGATTGCGGTCACTTGACTTTTTTCATTATTTATGTTATTATAATTATAGAAAAATAGAAAGGAATTAAAAGAATGACAGATTATGAGGTTGAATTACTAAATAAATTAATTGAAAATTGTATTTATTACGGTGTTGGTTGCGGCGGCCCTTACTACACAAATATAAGCAATACTGAATTTGCTATTGAAAATTTTTTAAGAGTGATTGACCCAACGCTTAGTGTTAAATATATAGATCAGGAAACATTTTTTGTTTACAGAAAGGAGTGTGCAAATAATGGGATATGATGCTTATATTACAAGATATCATCGCATCAATAAGCCAAACTCTGTTATTATTCGTAATGACAGTGATATTAATAAGGTTATTGATACAGTGATTAACCACGACGGGAGCTTTGAGTATGAGGATATTGATTCCTGGTGCTCTAGCGGTAGATACTGGATGGATTTTGTCTATGATAATATTGACCCTTCTTTGCGGACAAAGGCTGATGTGGGTCAGTATATTCTTATTCGCTCTGCTGCTGACTATGCAAAATTGGCCGTTGTAGCTGTTCAGCTAATGGAAATCGCGAGCTATCAGTTTGGTAAAGTTGTTTATGCTATGGCTGATCGCCACGATGATGGCTCTTTCCGTTGTTTCCCTCTAGATGGTGTTATCGTTCAATGCGAAGATGGCTCTACTAGACATATCTGGGATGAATATGATGATGACGGCTTTCTTATTCCTAAAACAAGTGAAGATCAGTTTACCACGATTCAACAATTTGTGCGGGCGGTACTACTCACCGCAAATACAGATTGGGATAATGAGTTTGTGCTATTAGGAGGTAGTTACTAAATGATTAGTTATATTATTGTTTTTGTTTGCGGCGCGGTAGCGGGTGCTGCTGCGGTGGTATTGGAGGAGCACCGCAAGTGAAAACAATTTATATTATAACAAATTTAATTAATGGAAAACAATATATTGGACAAACAAGCCAACCATTAAAAACAAGATTTGATTAGCACTGTACCTATTCTGCATCAACTCTTATTCATAACGCTATTATAGAATTTGGTAAAGAAAATTTTATAATTGAAAAATTGGAAGAATTGAATGATGATGCAGATGCGATTGCATTAGAAAAACAATATATTTTACAATATAATACCCTTACCCCAAATGGATACAATGTTTTTTTAGGGCAATCTAACCCAAATGGAGCTAATAATGGGATGAAAGGAAAGGTTCTCCCTCCTGAGTGGGCGCAAAAATTAGCTTGCCCAGGAACAAAAAATGGCCGTGCTTGTTATTTTAAACTTAAATGGCTAGATACAAATGAAGAATTAATATTTGAATTGCGACAAGGATTAGCAGATTATCTGCAAATTTCTATTTCTACTGTCAAAAAATGGATGGGAATAAAACATATTGACCACCATTCTGGTAGGCCAATCTTATTTTATAATATAGGGAGGATTAACAGTAAAAATGAATATTGATATTCTTATTGATTCATGTCTCCGTGAAAAAAATACAAACAATAATCATTTAGCTAATATTTTACAGGCTGAAAATATTCGTCAAAAAAATACTATTAATCTAATAGCAAGTGAAAATTATCCGAGTGAAACAGTTCGTCTTATTCAGGCAAGTTCTTTAACTTCAAAATACACCGAGGGGTATCCAGGCAAGCGATACTATGGGGGCTGTGAGTTCTATGATAAACTTGAATGTTATTGTCAGGAACTATGGAAGGATGTTTTTAGCACAACTTACCATGTGAATGTACAGCCACACAGTGGGACTAGCGCAAATCTCGCGGCGATCTCTGCGGTAGTCAATCCAGGTGAAACTATCCTTTCTATGAGTCTAGACTGTGGAGGGCACCTCTCGCACGGCGCTCGGGTAAGCCAGGTTGGAAAACTTTATAATATCATTAATTATGGTGTGGATGATGATGGTTGGATTGACTATAATGAAGTTGCAAAACTTGCTGATCAGTGGCAACCTAAGTTAATTATTTGCGGCGCCAGTGCATATAGTCGTAAAATTGATTATATTCGATTTGCTGAAATTGCGCGAAGTGTTAATGCCTATCTGCTTGCGGACATCGCCCATATTGCGGGACTGATTGCAGCTAATCAACTACCTTCTCCATTTGGATATGCCGATATTATTACTAGCACTACACAGAAAACTCTGCGTGGACCGCGAGGCGGACTAATCTTCTGTATTCCTGAGCTAGCTAAGAAGATCGACAGTGCAGTATTCCCTGGCACGCAAGGCGGGAGTTTAATGAATGTAATCGCCGCAAAAGCTGCCTGCGCAGAAGAAGTGCTTGAACCTGAGTTTGTAGACTATATTGATAAAGTTATATATAATGCCAATGCTATGGCAGAAAGTTTTATATATCGAGGTTATAATGTAATCACGGGCGGCACTGACAACCACATGTTTCTTGTTGATTTGCGAGGGACTGGTCTTACAGGAATTGACGTACAAAATGAGCTTGAAAGAAACGGTATTACTCTCAATAAAAATGCAATTCCCAACGACCCCCTACCTCCTAGTAAGACTTCTGGTATCCGAATCGGTACTCCAGCCATGACCACAAGAGGTTGGAGAGCAGCGCACTTCTGCGTGTGTGCAGGCAATATTTGTAACATTTTAGATGAAATGCGGGCGGCCTTGTGAGGTCGCCCCTTTTGACTTTTATTAAAAAATATGGTATAATTTTATTAGAAAATAAAGGAGTTGATAATTTTGATTAAAGGATTATATAAGCCCTTCGAGCACTGGGGCGAGAATACTTGCTGGATTATTTCTGATACTCATTTCGACGACCCAGATCTAATTCACCCTTATCCAGATAGACCGACCGCCGCAGAACAAGTTAAACTTATCAACTCCAAGGTTGGTAAAAATGATACGCTGATTATCCTTGGCGATGTTGGCAATGTAGAGTGGGTAAAACAATTGCGAGGATACAAGGTTCTCATAATGGGAAACCACGATGCGGGCGTGAGTAATTATCAAAAACATAAATACTACAAACGTTTTCCTGCCGTAACTCATGACAAGGAACAGGCTCTTACAAAAATGGAATCTTTGTATCCTAATTGTAAATACAAGATAAAGTTTATTTTTAATGCAGGCATTTATAATGACGAATGGGAAGTCTGTGCCGATGATTGTTTGTTTGATGAAACGTATTCTGGCCCTATCTTGATTGGTGAAAAGCTAATCCTCTCCCATGAGCCTGTTGAGGGGCTTGATTGGTGCATGAATATTCACGGCCATGATCATTCTCGCTTGCACAAAAATGACAAATATCACTTTAATGTAAATGCAGATGTAATTGGCTATATACCAATTAATTTCAATCGCTGGATGAAACAAGGATATCTCACTCAAATTAAATCTTTACATCGAAAAACTATTGATAAACAAATTACTAATAAAAGAAAGGGATAAAATATATGAAATTCAAAAAAATACCCCTTGGCCATGCCAAGGATTTAAGTAATTAGCGTTTTGGAAATTTAATTGCTTTATATAGAACTCAAAATCACCCATCTTATAATGGAGCTATCTGGGTCTGCCAATGCGACTGTGAAACAATAAAGCCTATTCCAGCATAGCATTTAACTAAAGGTACTACTATTTCTTGCGGATGTCAAAATCACAAAAAAGCTAGTGAGCGTATGTTGACCTATAATTTAAATAATCAAACTATAAAAATTGGAGATAAATTTGGAAAACTTACTGTAATAGGTGAACCAACTTTAAAGCCTAGATCGGATGGTAAACGAGAGGCATGGTATTTGTGTCAATGTGACTGTGGCAGCCTTCCTCTTGAGATAATGGGAAAGCAATTACGAAGTGGTCACAAAGCCTCATGTGGATGTTTATCATCCAAAGGAGAGGCTAAAGTAAAAGAAATTTTACTTCAAAATAACATTAAATTTAAATAAGAATATTCATTTACTGATTTAATAAATCCAAATACTAATGCTCGATTAAGATTTGATTTTGCTGTATTTGACGATAATAATAATTTAAGTTATCTTATTGAATATGATGGACGTTAGCATTTCTATGGCCCAGATACCACCATATGGACTGGTTATAAAAATAAAACCAGAGAAGAAGCATTTGAAGATATAAAATTTCGAGATAGTTTAAAAAATGAGTATTGTTTAAATCATCAAATTCTCTTAAAACGAATTCCTTATTGGATTTTAAATAATTTAACTTATGAAGATATTATTAGTGAAAAATTTAATATAAATTACTAGTAATATAAAATTATAAGTTAGGAGGTTAATATGTTAGAACTTCAAAAATTTATGCAGGAGCATGATAATTGGGCTGAGTTGCTTGCGGCTGAGCCTTATAACTTGAAGATTTCTTACTACGAGAAGTTGGTTATGTTCAAGTATAATCAGCTCATTGCAAATTTTTCTATTCCTCTTGTTTGCGAAGCTCGTGGTATTATTCTTGAGCGCAAATTTCCTTATCGTGTGGTATGTTGGCCTTTTGAAAAGTTTTTTAACTACGGTGAGGAGCATGCCGCCCAGATTGATTGGTCTACTGCTTCAGTCCAGGAGAAAATTGATGGTAGTCTGATGAAGTGCTACTTCTGGGATGACGAGTGGCGATTGGCTACTAATGGTACTATCAATGCGTATCTTGCACAGATTGATGGTTGCATTAAATTTCAAACTTATGGTGAGTTATGGGATAGCATCTGGCCTAGTTGGCGCGATACTATGGAAACATTTGCATCCAAACAGGCAACCTATATGTTTGAGATGGTATCTCCTTATAACAAAGTAGTTATTCCCTATCAAGAAAGTGAAATTTACTTCCTTGGGTGGCGAGACAATGGTACTGGATATGAGTTACTTCCTACTGACAGCACTCTTTCTCATTATTGTCTTATGCCAAACTGCTATCCTCTTAATTCTCTTGGGGAAGTAGTTGCGGCCGCGGATAACCTACCGTGGGATCGAGAAGGCTATGTTGTATGTGATGGGGAGTTTAATCGTGTAAAGATTAAATCTCCCGCATACATCGCTGCACATTATACTGTAGCTAATGGCATTATCACTAAAAAGAAGCTACTGAAAGTTATCTTGGCACATGAGGAAGAGGAGTTCCTTACCTATTGTCCTGAATATCAAGAAGCAATAGACGAGACAAAGGAGGATATGCAAGAACTGGAAGTCGAATGCAGTAAAGCACTTCATAGCATCTCTGAACTTCCAGGTTATTGGCGCGACTATCCCCGCAAAGAGATTTTTGAGCGAGTAAAAGATTGGCCTTATATAGAGTTTAAATATATCATGGCTAATTATAAAGAATATGTGAGTTGGAAAGATTTTACAAAAAATTGGTCTGAAAATAAATGGATAGAAATATTGGGGTATTAAAATGGAAAAGAAATATATTGTATCTGAAAGTTTGTTGTATGATATGCTGTCCGATTCCCTGACCTTGAATATGTTATTCGCAGGCGGAGTAGATAATTGGATGGGTTATGATGAAGCCATTAGAGATGGCATGAAAGAACTGAATGAAATGCATCATACTAATCTTGAATGGCCTAATGCGGAAGCGGCTAGAGTAGAATATGCCGATATTGGATTGGAGGTATATAATGGCTAAACAGTATATTACCCCTGGTATGCGGGTTGTTGAAACTACTTACCACACTGGCACTGTTGTTGCAGTAAACAAAGAACAGAATACAGTTATCATGCAGGAAGGAAATAAGTTCCGCACTGTTCCCATGTGTAACATTGACGTAATTCCGCAGGAGGTATACGATGAGAAGTTCTAAACCTAAATACTCCCAGATGCAGAATCAGGAACTTGAGACGAAAGCATTTATGGTGCTCGCGCAGACTACGCAGGCATTGACCATTCCTGAGATTTGTGGCCAAGATTTCACTCTATCAACGCAGACCCCGCAGAAGATGGCACGAGTGCTGAATAACCTATGTGATATGGGTGCTGTAATTAAAGCAAAAGATAAGTCTAAGGGACGTATGGTATATATGTCTATGTCGTCCTATAATGATATGATGAATGGAGGACATGATGATGACTAAGAAAATTATGCCCTTGATAAATACTATTTTTAATGTGGTACTCGTTGGTGTATTTTCATTTAGTGCAGCAAATGCAACAACTCCTTATCTGATGGTAGGGCAGCTGGTCGCCGCAGGTTGTTGGGCAGCACTTGCGGTTATGAATAGCGGAGTGCTAGATAATATCAAGGAGGGATAATGCTTTATAATATATATTATTCTGAGAATTATATGTCTAATGATTTTCCGCTTTATATCCAAGAAACAAAAGAATTTAATAATTTTAAAGAAGCTACCTTCTATGCGTTTCAACGCTGTCTTGAAAAACAGCTAGAGCTTGATAGTGTTGAAGATTTTATTAATAACACAAAACGGAATCCTTATCTAAAAGACAAAAAAGCAGGTAATGATCTTCTAGAAGCAATTGGACGAAAGCGTTACTGCATGGAAACTACTGCAGATTTACGCTTCTACGCTGTTCCCGTAGAGGATGATAAAATAATTGGACACGCATTTGAAGAAGGAATTCTAAAATAAAACTAACCCCTCGCCGTATTAGACGAGGGGTCTAGTCTTAGTTAGATTTGACAATTAAATAAATTTATGTTATAATATTTTTATAAAGAAAGGAGAAATCCTTATGAAAAAAACTGCGCGAATAACCCATCGTTTCTTTTGTACTAATTGCGGGCGTGAGGGCCTACCACTTGCTCGTAAGACAGGCCATCAACATCAGAAAGGACATCTTAAAAATCTCTATTGTCCTTGGTGTAAAGGTGAATATAACCACTGGGAATGTCACGACGATGAAGAAGTGGCAAATTTTAAAGAATTTTATAGAATGGACGTGATACATCATGAATTATCTGATTATGTTTTGCGGCGTCCCGGGCAGCGGAAAGTCAACTGAGGCTTGCCGCATGGCGGGATCACTTGCCGCACGAGGCATTACAGTTGAACATATTTCCCGTGACAAACTCAGATTTAGCATGATTTCTGATGAAAGCGAATACTTCTCCAAAGAAAAGGAAGTTTTCAGCAAATTCGTTGAAAAAATGAATAATTCGCTTAATAAAAATGATTGCACAATTATTGATGCAACTCATATTTCTAAAGCAAGTAGAGCAAAAATCTTGCGGCGGGTTGAGAATCCTGACAGCGTGCGGTTACTAGTTCTTTACCTCACTACACCTATTGATATATGTATGCGGCAGAATAATCTTCGCACTGGCAGGGAACGAGTCCCGAATGAAGTAATTGAGAAAATGGCTAAACAATTTGAAGACCCCACTGAAAAAGAATTTGCAGGGTTCGGTTTTGACAGTGTTGAGGTATGGGAGAAGCCTTGGAAGGAGGGAAAGACATGATCTACATCACTAGCGATCTCCATCTGAACCATGACAAGGAGTTTATCTATGCTGCACGAGGATATTCCTCAATCGAGGAAATGAATAAAGACCTTGTTACCAAATTCAACAACACAGTAACAGACGAGGATGAAGTCTATATTCTTGGTGATCTATGCCTTGGTGGCGCTGATTCACTTATTGATAATTTCAAAATGCTAAGTCAACTCAATGGTAACATTCATATTATTCTTGGCAACCATTGTACAGAGACTCGCCGCAGAATGTATGAAACCCTACCGCAAGTTGTTTCTATTTCTTATGCAGACATGATCCACTACCGCAAATATCATTTTTATCTTAGCCACTATCCCACCTTAACCGCAAATCTTGATTGTGACAAACCCCTGCGGGCCCGCACTATTAATCTGTGCGGTCATAGTCATGCTACCGACCCCTTCGCAGATTGGGAAAAAGGATGTATCTATCATTGTGAAGTAGACGCACACAATGGATTTCCTATTTCTCTTGATACTATTATTGAAGATATGAAACGTCGTGTACAAGAAGATGAAGCACGTTACACTAAGCAGCTTGCTGCAATTAAAAAGTGTTTTGATGAACCATTTGATGTAGCAATGGCCTCGCTTACTGCTTCTATTGGTGAACCCCTGGAGGTTTTTATGGAAAAGCATCCAATCCCTAAAAAAGCCTATATTAATTAAAAGGAGAAAATTTATGAGCCTTCATTCTGCTATTATGAACCTTAAGCCTATTGTTGAGGTTTTTGATAATGATGTCAGTGTTAAGCTGACTTACAATGGCCACAATTATTATGGAACTGCTTTCTGCCACGAAGAAGATAAGGACTTCTTCTCTGAAAAGGTTGGCGCAACAATTGCTCATTATCGTGCTATGATTAAAATTTACGATGATGAAATTAGACGAGCAGAGGTTGCCGCACGAGTGCTCTGGTCTGCCTATAAAGACGTTATTTATAATTCTCAGGAGGATGGCATTCCTGTAGATCCCACTAGCGCATTTATTATTCGTGTTTTTAAGGCACGTGACCTAGTTGATCGCTACAGAGTCCAGCGCACTACTCTCCGCACCCAGCTAAGGGAATATCTCAAGAGCCATGAAAAGTGCCTTGAGAGTGTTCGCGCACAGCGTAAAATTGAAAATGAGGACAAAAATGTTTAATCCTTATTGTTAATTTTTCAAAATAAATGAGAAGAATCCGAAAGGAGAGATTTATATAGGTTTGATATATGTACTCGTCGGGTTCCTCATTGCATCTATTGGTATTCCTCTAATTGAAAGTTTACAGAATATCATCGCTGCTCTTACTGAGCTAATGATAAGTAAAATCAATAAAGGCATAGCTAAATCCAATCTCGCTATTCAGGCTATGACCGAAGAGGATGAAGAACCCGTGGGACCGAAAGGTGTCATGGGTTTTACCATACCTGATGATGACAATGACGATGAGGAGGAATACGAAGTTGAAGATTAAGTTCTATGATACTTGCGCGCTTCTTAATCTAGGCGAGAAAGTTTTTGGAGGAGAGCCATTCGCAGTTTCTAGTATTACCTTCAAGGAATTAGAAATAATTAAAACGTCGTTTAATAAAGATAACGACGTTAAAGCAATGGCTAGACACCTTCTTCACTTGTTTGACGAAAATGAATATGATTATATTCCAGTAGTTCATCAAGTGGAAAATGAAGTATTTGTTGCAGCCAGAGGATTTGAAATTAATAACGATACTAAAATTCTCTCAGACGCAATTTATCTTGCCAAAGATGAAGATATAGAATTTGTGACTGCGGATTTGAGTTTGCGTTGTATTGCAAGACATTTTATTGATATTATTTCAGTAGAAGCTATTGCGGAAGAGGAAGATAGCTATACTGGATACCTTGAAATAGAATGTACTGAGGAACAGTTAGCATTTTTTTATGAGCATCAAGAAGATAATATATTTGGTCTGCTTGAAGGACAATATCTTGCGCTCTATCACGACGAAGAACTTGTAGATTTGCGGGTGTGGCGCAACGGTTCGCCGCAATTCCTTAACTATAAAGATTTTAACTCCACTTGGTTTGGTAAAGTTGTTCCCTATAAGGGAGATCTATACCAGAAAATGCTCTTCGATAGTCTAAACAACAATCAACTCACCCTAGTCCGAGGCCCTGCCGGTAGTGGAAAGACGCTCTCTTGCCTAGCCTTTTTAATGAGTCAACTAGAGAAGCACCGCATTGACAAAATTATCGTATTCTGTAATACAGTTGCAACTATGGGATCGGCTAAGCTAGGGTTCTATCCAGGTACTAGATTAGAAAAACTACTCGATTCGCAAATCGGAAACCTCTTGTCTAGCAAACTAGGCGGAAGAGAAGGAGTAGAACGTCTTATTGATGATGGTAAGTTAGAGTTACTTCCCTTAAGCGACATTAGGGGACTAGACACCAATGGGATGAAGGCTGGAATCTATATTTCTGAAGCCCAGAATCTCGATCGTGCTTTGATGAAGCTTGCTATTCAGCGTGTTGGTGAAGATTGCATTTGCCTCATTGATGGTGACTCTAAAGCGCAGGTCGATGATTTGCGGTACGCGGGAATTAATAGTGGCATGAGGCGACTCTCGCAAGTTTTCCGTGGTCAAGATTTCTATGGTGAAGTTGAATTGAAGCACGTTTATCGTAGCCGTATCGCAGAAGTTGCAGAACGATTTTAATACAGTATCGAGGAGAGTAGCTGCGGCTGCCCTCCTCATTCTATTTTCTAAGAAAGGATTTGAAATAAATGCCAAAAGTATATCTGTCTCCGGCTATGCACCGGTAGAACGAGTGTTGCTATCCTCGTCCAGATGGCAAACAGTGCTATGAAGCACTGGAAAATAATGAATATATTGATATTCTTGAACCTGTTTTAAACAGGTGTGGAATTGAAACTAAACGTGGCTATCGCCGCACACCTATGAATAATGAAGATGGCGATAAAATTATGCGCCAAAATGTTGCTGAGTCCAATGCTTGGCCCGCTGATGTGCACTATATTTCTCATACTAATGGCGCAGATGGCACTGTAAAAGGTTATCGTCCTATCTATTTTACTGGTTCAACAAAAGGCAAAAAACTTGCGGAAATCATGGTAAAATATCGCAAGCAGATTTATCCTTACAGTGTGGTGCTAAATAACCGCACTGATTTATATGAGCTTAAAAATACCAATGCAGTAGCATTCTATGAGGAACACGTTTTCCATGACAATCTTGAAGATGCTACATGGTTCCATACTCATATGAATGAAATTGCAGAATCTGCAGCAAAGGGCCTGTGTGAATATTTTGGTATTCCTTATATCGCTCCCGCGGCAATGCCTTCTACTCCAGCTGTGACCACTACCATTCTCCGCAAGGGCAGTGCGGGTCCTGAAGTAAAATCCCTACAAAAGAAATTACTTCAAATTGGTTATTATCTTGGATCTTATGGTGCAGATGGGGACTATGGCGACGCGACAGTAACTGCCGTCCGCAAATTCCAAAAGGATAATTCTCTTGCAGTAGACGGTGAAGCTGGTCCCAATACTCTGGCTACTATTGACAAGGTTCTTCCTATTGTTCAACAAGAGCAAAAAACTATCGCTAATCATTTGCGGCAAGCTCAGCATAAAGATTTTTCAGTCCAACCTATTATTAATTGGGCTGAGAATGAACGCAATTATACCGAGAAAGATAGCTTGACTGACCTAAATGACAAGACTAAAAACGCGGGTGATGACAACTATACTAAGTATTCTCAAGAAGTTGATGCTCTTGGAGTGTTCTCTGCGCAAGTGCAAGGTCAGCCTTGGTGCGCCACTTGGGTCACAGATGGTTTCATTAATGCCTATGGTGTAAGTAAAGGTCTTGATATGTTGTGTCAACCTAGTAAAAATTCCAATGCGGCGTGCTGTGGCGATGCCGCTGAGTATTATCAAAAGGCTGGTCGCTGGTACACCTCGCCGCAAGTTGGTGATCAAGTATTCTTCAAGACTACCAAATATCAGTATGCTCATACTGGTATTGTAACAGAAGTTACTAACACAGAAGTTACAACAATAGAAGGAAATACCTCCTCTGAAAAGGGCGTTATTTCTAATGGTGGCGCTGTTACCAAGAAGCATTATCCAGTTGGTTATTCTGGTTTCAAGGGTTTTGGTAGACCTAAATACGAAGTCAAACAAGAGGAACCAAAGTTCGAGCCTTATGTTGCGCGGCTAACCGCGATCGCTTTAAATGTGCGGACAGGCCCTGGTACACAATATCCTGTTGCTATGGTTATTCGTGGTGGAGGCGCGTTTACTATTGTTGCCGAAGAGAATGGGTTTGGAAAACTGAAATCGAACGCGGGCTGGATTATGCTCCAACATACAGAAAGAGTGGAGTGAACTATATATGAAACAAGAGAAGAAGAAAAGGAAAGAGTTCTCTAAACGGTTACTAGTTCAAGAGTCTTTGCTGATCTGGATCTAGACTCTTGCTTTATTAACACTAGCATTTGTTTGTGTTTTTCGAGGTAGTTATTCTGAATTGCCTTGGCTTGCGGCGATGGTTGCCTTCCCGTGGACTGCTTACGGAGTAAGCCAAGCGTTTTACTACAACAAAGCAAAAAAAGAAAACACTGAGGGCGGGATCGTTTATGAGACTACCCTCGCGCAATTTGATTCCACTGACGACGAGCCAGTTGGTTGATTTCTTTTTAGTCGGTTACGCAAGTAACCGACTTTTTCTTTTTCTCTTGACTTTTTTATTTTTATATGTTATAATATTAATATAAAATAAATATAGAAGTAATGTAATTAAAGATCGGTAAAATTATCTTATATATTTCTTATAACTATATTATATCAAAAAATTTTAGATTTGTCAAATTAGGAGGAAGAATGGAGATTTATTGTGATGGTTCATGCCGAGGTAATGGAACTGCCAATGCGGAAGGTGGCTTTGGTGTTGTTGTAGTGGATAATGGTAAAGTCATAAATACTTATGCGGAAATGCACAAACAGACAACGAATAACCGCATGGAAATGATGGCTATTATGTGGGCCATTGTTACTTATTATGAAGAAGTTGCAACAGGGGATGTTATTATTTTTAGTGATTCTCAGTATGCAGTGAATACTTTTTCCAATTGGATTTGGTCTTGGTATAATCGTGGTTGGAAGAAATCAAATAAGCAAACACCTGAGAATTTGACTTTATTGAAAAAATATGTTACTATAACAAATGATGGAAAATTACCTGTTCAACTGCGGTATGTGCGGGGCCACAATGGTAATATATATAATGAGTGGGCCGATGCCCTCGCTACTGGCGCCCGCAAGGCAGAAACTACGAAAGGAGAAAAGATAGATTTTGAATTGTGATGATATTGTTTATATTGTAAAAGTACAACCACTTGATTATAGCGATTGGAATTTAACTACTGTTGGAAAACATCAATGTTTCTGTGGCAGATTAATTGCTCAATTTGAAAATGACAGTAAAACGCAATGCTTAGTATTTGAGCTAAATGGTCCTCGTCGCCCTACTGTGGTTATTCCTAAAGGTTGGATAAAATGGATGGCACCAAGTGCGACAAATTGGAGGGAAGATAATGATGATAAATAAAAAAACATACACCGAAGACTCGATTGAATCGCTCTCCCCTCTAGAATTTACGAGACTTCGTCCAGGTGTTTATGTCGGTAGCACAGAATACTCTACTCAACTCTTGATTGAGATAGTGTCAAATGCAGTGGATGAATTCCGTGCGGGACATGGAGATAAGATTACAGTTACAATCAAGAAAGATAATACGTTTATCGTAGAAGATAACGGACAGGGCTTTATTACTAATCTTCTACGAGAAGATGGGAAGACGGTCCTAGAGGCAGCATTCTCTGTGTTGAATACTTCAGGCAAGTATACTGATGATGGAGTCTATGATGGAGTCGCATTAGGCTTGAATGGTATAGGATCAAAGCTAGCTACATATCTCTCTCATTGGCTTGAAGTTCTTAGTTGGAGAGATGGAAAATATGAGCATATTTGGTTTAAAGAAGGTGTATTCAATAAGCGCGATTGCGGCGATTGGAAAAATGTTGACAAGCCTTCTGGTACACTAGTTCAGTGGCAGCCAAGTGAGGAGTTTTTTACTAACGCAGAAGTAGACCTCGCCGCAATTACTAAGTTGTTTAAAGTTCTTGCTTGCCTATGCCCTGGATTAACTATTATCCTGAGACAAGAAGATAAACCTACTCAGACATTTGTTTCTAAAGCTGGTTTGTCTGATTTGGCAGATGAAGCCATTAAGGGCAAAGAAATTCTAAAGAGCCGTTTAAATATTCACTATGAAAGTGGAAAGAATAAACTCGATTTGATTCTAACCTATACCAATGCTTATTCTGCTACTATTGTTCCTTATGTAAATGCAGGCCTTACAGATGCAGGCCCGCATATTACACAGTTTAAAACCACTCTAACAAGAGAAATGAATAAGTTTTTCCGCGAAAAAGGCTGGCTTAAAGACAAGGAAGAAAACTTGTCTGGCGATGACTGCCAAGAAGGTCTATATGTAGCATTTAATATTACTTCTCCTGGCGTTGCCTATGATGCCCAGACTAAGTCTCGTCTAGTCAAGATTGACATGAAGCCATTTACAAGTGTTATTGCGGAGGAGCTGGGGTATTGGTTTATAACAAATGAAAAAGACCTCAAGATTATCTGCGATAAAGCCCTCAATGCACGGAAGGCACGTGCAGCCGCAAAGAAAGCTCGTGATGCAGTAAGAGAACCTAAGAAAAAGGAAACTGGTTTGCGGGCATCTCTTGCACTCAGTAATAAGTTTATTGATTGTACAAGTAAAGACCCTAAAGAGCGCAAATTATTTATTCTTGAGGGAGTATCCGCGGGTGCGGCAGCAATCGAAGCCCGCAACCCCAAAACAGATTGTATCTATTTGCTTCGTGGCAAAATTCTTAGCCCTCTGAAAAGCGATACAACAAAACTACTCCAGAACCAAGAAATCTCTGATCTTGTGCGAATTATTGGCGGAGGTTTCGGTAACACATTTGATGTCAATAAAATGAATTTTGATAAGATTGTTATTTTCAGTGATTCAGATAGTGATGGGGACCAAATTTGCCTGCTCTTAATGGGACTATTTTATACTTATATGAAAGATTTGGTTTTGGCTGGCAAACTTTATCGTGGAGCTGCCCCTCTGTATACTCTTACAAAGGGAAAGGAAGAACATTTATTCTATACTGATAAGGAGTATCGTAATTGGCAGGCTAAAAATTCTACCTCTGGCTATACCGTTCTACGAGGCAAGGGTACCGGCGAGATGAATCCAGATGATCTTCACCGACTCTGCTTTAACAGCGAAAGATTCAAGAGATTTGTAGTAGATAATCCAGAAGAGACGAATGCTCTACTGACTATTCTACTGGGGCCAGCTGTGTCTCCCCGCAAGCAGTATATTTATGATAATGCAACTGAATTGGGTTTTCATTTTGAGTAAGGAGGTAAACAAGTGAGTGAAATTTTTGATGTAAAATTTAATGACGAGAGTAGACAGGACTTCCTTACTTATAGCGAAGAAGTTTTAACTGAACGTGCAGTGCCCAGTGCGGAAGATGGTTTACTCTCATCTCAACGCAAACTTTTATGGACTATGAGTGAGTATCTGAAAATGGATTCCTCAAGTAAAACAAAAAAGTGTCAATCTGTTGTCGGGTCGACCCTCCTTACGAGCTATTTCCACGGTGACCAGGCTTGCTACGGCGTATTGGTAAAGATGGCGCAACCATTTCTTATGCGATATCCGCTAGTAGAAGGTCAAGGTGCTATTGGAACTCAAGAATCTAATGACATGGTTGCTCATTCTCGTTATACCGAAGCCAAGCCAAGCATTTATGCAGACCTAATGATGGAGAATTTTAAGAAAAACGCAGTTCCTCTCAAGCGTACATATAATGATGAGTTTGATGAACCTGTTGTTTTACCTTCCTCATTCCCTAATGCTTTGTGTAATGGCAAGCAGACTATTGCTATTGGATTAAGTCATAACTCACTGCCGAACAACCTATCTGAAGTCTGTGATGCACTTGTTGCCTATATGAAGAATGAGGATATTTCAATCGACGAGATTATGAATTATTTACCGGGACCAGACTTCCCATGTGGTGGCACTGTTATTAACAAAGGCGATATTAAAGAAGCATTCACAACAGGTAAATCTAAGGTATCCTTGAAAGTACGTGGCGATTATACCATCGAGGGAAATAAAATTATTTTCACAAGCATTCCTTATCGCACTTACCGCAATAGTATCAAAGAGCAAATGACCAAATGTATTGAAGAACTTGAAACTGTTATTGCGGACTATGGTGATGAATCTAATTTGGGCAAAACAAGAATTGTTTTTAAAGTAAAATCAGGAGTTGAGACAGAAGCCGCCTTACAGAAGCTCTTCAAGCTAACTGACCTTCAAACTACTTTGTCTTATAATATGAATTACATTGTCAATGGAACTCCTAGGCTGTGTTCTATTAAAGACTTGATGAAGGCATATGTACAGCATCAAGAGAATGTATTGCTGAATGTTACTTATTTTGATAAGGATAAGACAGAAAAACGCATCCATGTTCTTGAAGGCATCTTAGTTGCTATTGATAAGATTGATGATGTAATTCAACTTATTAAATCTTCTACCAATAAAGCAGATGCAAGAACTAAACTGATAGGCTTTCTCTCTATTGATGAAATTCAAGCTAATGCGATTCTCGATATGAAGTTGTCTCGTTTGACTAAATTAGACAAAGATGAATTGGCACAAGAGCTACAAGACAAGAAAGATTTTGTTGCGGAGTGCAATAAGATTATTGGTAGTCATGATCATCGGCTAGAGAAGATTACTGAAAAGGTTCGAAACCTAAAGAAAAAATATGGAGACGCACGCCGCACTCAATTGGCGCAAATTGAAATTCCCAAGGAAAGCAAGAGTAAGCCAGAGTTTACACCTGAACCTTGCGGGATTGTGATTACAACTACGCATACTATTAAACGCATGGCGAAAGCAGCCAAGCCCAAGGCTAATGAGTATTTCTTGATGAATCAAGAGACAGATACTGGTGATTGGTTAAGCGTTTTTACCGCAGCGGGCAAGATGTATAAAATCCAGACTAAAGATATTCCAGAGGGTACAACTGCTTCTAAGGGAATTGGTATTGCGGCATTGCTTGAGATGGGTAATGATACTCCTATCGCATACTTCTTACACTCTCAGTTTGGCGAAGGAACATTGTTATTTGTAACCTCTCGTGGGCAAATCAAGTGTGCAAAAATGGAGGAATTTACTTCTACTCGCAAGGGTGGTATTATTGCTACTAAATTGCGGGAAGGTGACTCGGTCATGGCAGTAATGGAGTACCATGGCGAGGATGTTGAGATAATCACTAAAAAGGGTATGAGTATCCATTTGCGCGGTAATGACATTCCGACTCAAGGCAAGAATACATTGGGCGTAAAAGGTATGAATGTTGCAGAAGACGATTCTGTTGCACAGGTTTTGTTAATCCCCAAAGACACCATTGGATTGGTCGTAATTGCGGAGACCGGCCAAGGTAAACGCGTTCCTGTGAGCGAGCTACCGCCGCAAGGCAGAGGCGGAAAGGGTGTAAATATTACTCCTAAGAACGATTTTGCAGGTGCGGTATTTATTACTAAAGAGGATAGCCGCATTTTATTTGTAATGCCAAGTGGGGTTAAGAGTGAATCTGCTAGACAAATTCCTCTTCATTCTAGAGTAAATACTGGTGTGCAAATTATCAAGCCAATTGGTAAAATCGCTCATGTGGTATTGGGGTCTTAATTGACCCCTTACCGCACATTTGACATTTATTTAAATAAATGTTATAATAAAAATAGGGAGAAAATATATGTTTGATAAAGAAAAAATTTCTGAATTTTTCCCTGGTGCAGAGGATCTTATGATCCAGCCTATGTTAATCTGGACTTTACCCTCGAATAAGAAGGATAAACTCAGTGAGGTTTGCGCTAGTGGAGAATATTTTGCTACCGAGAAAATTGACGGTGCTTTATACCAGTTCTGTCGCACCGACAAAGGCAATTATTTATTCGGCAGGACAGTGAGCGTAAAAAATGGCCTGCTGACTAATAAAATTGACAACGTACCGCACATCGATTCTGCTCTCTCTTGTTTGCCTTGCGGTACTGTTATTGTTGGTGAGGTTTATGTTCCAGGTGGCACAAGTAAAAATGTAACTTCTATTATGGGTTGCTTGCCTGCAGAAGCCATTAAGCGTCAAGATAAGCAGGGTAAGATTAAGTATTATCTCCATGATATGATTTTTTATAATGGAGAGAATATGCAATCTTGGGGGGCTGAGGCTCGCTATCAAAAATTAGTAGAAGCATGGAATGAATTTCATCTTGAGCAGTTTGATTTTTTGCGGCTTGCGGAGAGCTTCGACACTGGTATTGAAGAGCGATTATCCCAAATTCTGGCCGCAGGTGGAGAGGGTATTGTCCTAAAGAAGAAAGACGCTCCTTATTCTGAGGGTAAGCGTCCTGCATGGGCAACGATCAAGTGTAAACAGATGGATACCATTGATCTAGTATGTACTCGCGCAATTGAAGCAACTAAAGAATATACAGGTAAAGAGCTTGAAACATGGCCATATTGGCAAGAATGTAGTGAACGAGATCAAAACGGTGAATATACCTGGTTATCTAGCGAAGGTCAGTATTATGAAGATTATCTGCATAATCCTCATATCTATAGACCTGTTACCAAACCCTACTTTTATGGCTGGAAAACAGCAATTGGAATTGGTGCTTATGATGATGAAGGTAATCTCAAGGAAATTGGTACAGTATCTTCTGGCTTAACTGATGAAATGCGGGCGCACCTTGATGACTACGTTGGAAAGGTCGTTGCGCTACAGTGTATGAGCATCGACCGCAAGGAGAAGACTTTGCGGCATCCTATTGTTAAAGCATGGCGAGATGATAAGAATGCCGCAGAGTGCAAGTTAAGTGAGGTCTTGTCTTGACTTTTTCAAAAATAAATGATATAATATTTATATACTTAAGAAAGGAAAGTAGACATGGCTAAAAAAGAGATGATTAAACTAGCTGAGCAACTTATTAAGCTAGAAAAAATCATTGATACTGGTACTAAAGAAGAAGCAGATCAGGCTCGTCTTGATACAGAAACCCTTATTACTAAAATTGTTAAAACCTATGGTTTTAAGGGAATGTTTGAAATTGACGAGTATATCTGTACGCATAGTTAATAACGCTGTGAAGGCGATTATTATATATTAAAATTTTTTTGGAGGAAATTAAATTATGGCTATGAAACCCAATACCAAGGCAGTTCTGGAGTATCTGAAGAGCGTTCACGGTAAGAAGGACGTTACTGCCGCTGATGTCGCTGGCGAGCTGGGCCTGGATGTGAAGCAGGTTAATGGTATCTTTACCGCGGCTCTGCAACGCAAGGAGTATGGCTACCGTGAGGAAGTTGAGATCCAGCTGGACGACGGCAGTCACAGCAAAGTAAAAATGCTCCATCTGACCGACGCAGGTCTAGAGCTGACTGGTGACGAAGACTAATCTAAGGTAAAAGTTCCCGTGGAGGATAATTGAATCTTCCACGGGATTCTTGCATCTATGACAGTTCTACTTATTTTGTGCGGGTGTCTAATTGGTGTTTGTGTATTTCTTGCAGTTAAATACAAAGCCGCACAAGAAGAAGCACAAGAACGGATTAAAATTAATCTTGCGGTTTAGCAAGAAAATGAAAATCTGGATAAAGAAAATGCACAATTGCGTATTGATCAATCTAGTCTAGTTTCAAGAATTGATGCACAAAAACAACGATTAGATGAATTACAAAGACATACGCAAATACAAACCGAATATGCAAAAATGGAGGCCAAGCGCGCTCTCGATCAAGCATATGAAGGTTATTCACAAGAAATTGAACAAGAGTATAGAAGTCTGATAGACGATGAAATGAGTAGTTATCTATCTGTTTGCGAAGATGTGCGGCGAGCGGAAGCCTAGCTTGAAGACCTTAAAGCCAAACAAGTCGCCTATATTTAGGAGCAACTCCGTAAAGAGAAGATTCAAAATGAATTAGACTTCTATCGTATGTTACTCACGGACAATGATAAAGATGATATAAAGAGTCTCCGCACCATACAGCAGACCTTCCACCGCAAAGAAGCGATTGACAAGATTATCTGGGAGGTTTACTACAAACCAGCTTATGATATACTAATGTCTCACTTGTTTTCTAAAGGTCAAGATAAAGTTTGTGGTATTTATAAAATCACTAGCATTGCGACTGGTAGAATTTACATTGGTCAATCGGTGGACTGTAGATCAAGGTGGCGCGATCACATTAAAGCTGCGTTGGTAAACGGAAATAAAACTAATTTACTCTATTCTGCAATGTCAAAGGAAGGGCCAGAGAATTTCACATTTGAGATTCTTGAGGAAGTACCACGGCCGCAGTTGAATGAACGAGAAAAGTATTATATCGACTTCTATCAAACCGTGAAATTTGGCATGAACAAGACGGCAGGAGGCAGCTAAGCACATATGCAGAAAATCACTATTTTATCCGCCACGACAAAGGACCCCATTACATTAATGGGCGAATGTACTGGAGTCTGCTATGGTTCAGATACAACTGATCCTGTTAAAAACTATAAGCGTGGAAAAGATTGCTTAACAAGCGGGCATGGAAGAGCTCTAGAGTACCCGCAAGTATATCTAGTTATCCAGGGCTTTTCAGCTAGAGTAGAGCGCGAAATCTACACTCATATCGCCGGGAGTCCAACTCGTACGCAGGCATCGACTAGATATATAAAATATGGAGAGTTCCAGTATATTACTCCTCCATCTATCCTTAAAAATCCAGAAGCCAAGGATAGATATGATTGGGTAATGTATCAAATCTCTGAGGCTTATAAAGACCTTGAGGTATTAGGCGTTCCAAAGGAAGATATTGGAGGAATTTTACCTCTTAATATGGAATCAACTATGGTAATTCGCACTAATGCAAGACATCTTATTGATATGTCCCATCAGCGAATGTGTAGTCGAGCACTATGGGAGTATAGAGAGTTTATGAATTTACTCAAACAAGAGTTGAGTAATTATAGCCCGGAATGGGCTGAAATTGCGGCTGAGTTCAAACCTAAGTGTGAGGTATATGGTTATTGCACTGAAAAATTTACTTGTGGCCGCATGCCTCGTAAGAAAGACCCAGCGCAAGAAAAGCAAGAGAAAGAAGTAATTGCGGCGATTGAGCCAGTCGCTAAAACACCTGGATTTATGGAGTCGCTTCGCAAGCTCGTCCGCAGCTACCTAACTTGACTTTTGCTTAAAAATATGGTATAATATTATTAGAAAATGTATAAAGGAGAAATTTTTCAATGAAAAAGAATATGACTAATGAAGCGTTTGTTACAGGTTATATTTATAGCCATGATTTGAAAGAGAAGGTCACTGGTGCCACTTCTAAGAATCCTGGTACTGAGTTTATTCAGGGTACTCTGAATATTGTGACCGATAACGCGGGTCTGAACGTCGTTCCCATTTATTACAGCTATGTAACTGCTACTACCAAGAATGGTGGCCCTAATAATACTTACAACGTGTTGAAGAATATCATCGACGGCAAGTTTAAGACTGTTATGAACGATGGCAAAGAGAATGCGACGATGGTTCGTTGCAATACTGCGGTTGAGCTGAATGATTGGTTTGATCCACGCAATAATGATGCTCTTGTTTCTACCAAGCGTCTAACTGGTGGTTTCATCCATGTTGAGACTGCGCTGCCGGAGGACGAGAGCAAGCGTGCTACCTTCAAGGTTGATATTGTTATTACCAACGTGCGGGAGCAAGAAGCTGACGCCGAGAAAGACATTCCCGCAAAGGTGATTATTAAGGGCGCTGTGTTTAATTTCCGTAATGCGCTGCTACCTATGGAGTTCTCCGCTACTGATCCTGCTGCTATGAATTACTTCCTAAGTCTGGATGCGTCTAATTCTAATCCTATCTTTACTCAATTCTGGGGTGAAATTATTTCTCAGACTATTGTGAAGGTAACTACCGAGGAGTCTGCATTTGGCGAAGCTCTGGTGAAGGAGACTCGTTCTTCTTATAAGGATTATGTTGTGAAGGGTGCCAAGCCTGATCTGTATGAGTGGGATACTGAGGATTCCATTCTGGGTTCTGAGTTTGCGGCAGCCATTGCCGAGCGTGAGGTTTATCTGGCTGCGGAAAAGCAGCGCACTATGGAGTATCGTGCTTCTAAGGGCAATGCTATTACTGCGGCTGCTACTAAGCCTGCCACTGGTGGCGTCGTTACTGCGAAGGGCACTTATAATTTCTAAGAAAAGGAGATAAAGGAGTATGGCAATTAATTTAACCGCACTAAAACCGAATGTCGTGAGTACCGATCTTACAGGCTACATTACGTATCTATATGGCCAGCCGAAGACCGGTAAGACTACACTGGCGACGCAAATGCCAGGTGCACTGCTCCTTGCTTTAGAGCCCGGATATCATGCTCTACCAGGTGTTATTGCACAGGACATTACTTCTTGGAGTGAAATGCGTCAAGTCTGCCGAGAGCTGAAAAAGCCAAAAGTTAAAGAAATGTTCCAGTCTGTAGTAGTAGATACCGTAGACATTGCGAGCGATTACTGCAAGAAATACATTTGTAATCAGCATGGAATTGAAGACCTGGCTGATGCAGGTTATGGTAAGGGTTATACCTGGTTTAAGGATGAGTTTAACGACGTGTTCCGTACCTTGTCTCAGCTTGGTTATGCCGTAGTTTTCCTTGGCCACGACAAGGAAATTGTGAGTGAGGATGGGAAGAACAAGATTATTCGTCCTGCACTGAACATTTCTACTCGCACAGTTATTGCGGGCATGGCAGACGTTTATGGTTATGCTCACCAAAAGGAAGTTGGCCAGATGAGCGTCCTGACGCTTCGTTGCTCTGATGGCTCTATTGAGTGCGGCAGTCGATTTAAGTATCTTGATGAAGAAATTCCTATGAACTATAAAGCATTGACCGAAGCTGTTGGCAGAGCTATTAATAAGGAAGCCGCTGAACACGATAATAAATTCATTACCAATGAACGTATTACTCCAGTTCCTAAAGCAGAAACCTTGGACTATGATGCTCTAATGGCTGAATTCCAGACTCTGGCTGGTGAGCTAATGACAAAGAGTTCTAGCAATGGCGTTAAAATTACTAGTATCGTTGAGCGGTATTTAGGCAAGGGTAAGAAAGCCAGTGAGGCAACACCAGATCAGGTCGAAATGCTCAACCTAATTATTCTTGAAATGCGTGACTTGAATAAGTGAAATAGCGAGGGGAGGAGAACTTCTCCCCTCATTAAAGTAAAGGAGGAATTGCTATCGCACACTGGGTTAAATGTTTTTATTGCGGCAAGCAGTTTGACCGCGACAAAGTAAGTTGCGTAGCCGTTCCCGGCAAAAGACGCTACGCGCATAAAGAGTGTTATGATGCTGAAAATCCACCCAATGAAGATTTAACTGCACTTGAGGAATATATTAAACAATTATTTGGTTATGATAAGTTACCAGATAAGGTAAATAGGCAAATTCAAAAATACGCAACTGAAAATCAATTTACCTATACGGGTATGTTGAAAAGTTTGCGATATTTCTATGAAATAAAGCATGGCGATAAAACAAAAGCTAATGGAGGCGTGGGTATAATCCCCTATATCTACCCCGAAGCGGCTGAGTATTATTACCACATCTGGCTAGCGCAACAAGAAAATATAGAAAGAATTAACGAAATATATACTATGAATACAATAGAAATTCCAGTGGTTGAAATCCATATACCTTCCCCTAGCCGCAAACCCATGAAGAGAAACAGGAGATTATTTACATTCCTTGAGGAAGGGAGCGATGAAGCATAAACAGTAATTATGTTGATACGGTTGCTGTAATGCAAGTCATAGGGTCTGTTTTTAATGACCCCAAAATCCTTGAAGAACAAGATAAATATATTATCAGAGAAGAGGATTTCACAGAAGAATTTCATAAGATTGTATTCGGCGCTATGTATAATATCGTTGTTCTTGGCGGTAGTGTAAATCTTGAGACTATTGTTGATTATTTATCTACTCGTCCTAAGTTTTATGGTGTTTTCCAACAAAACAAAGGTGTTGAATATATTATCAAAGCATCAGAATTTGCAACAAGAGACACATTCAATTATTATTATACGCGGCTCAAGAAAATGACCTTGCTGCGGGCATATGATAATTATGGTGTAGATGTTAGTTTTTTATATGATCCTACTAATGTTCTTGATACTAAGAAGAAACAAGAACAGGAAGAATGGTTAGATAATACTAGCGTAAAGGATATTGTCAATTTAATAGATGAACGCATTGATAGGATTAAGTCAGAATACGCTGACGAAGAATGCGGCGACGGGTATCAAGCGGGTGAAGGGGCACTTGAATTAATTGATAGGTTCAAACAAGCCCCGGAAGTAGGTATCCCTCTTTATGGTTCTTTAATCAATACCGTAACGCGAGGGGCTAGACTCAGAAAATTTTATCTACGGTCAGCCGCGACAGGCCTAGGTAAAACTCGCGCTTTAGTAGCTGATGCGTGTAACTTTGCTAGCGATGAGATCTATGAGCCAGCTTTTGATATGTGGATTAAAAATGGCAAGAAAGAACCTACACTGTTTATTGCAACAGAGCAAGACCTAAGTGAAGTGCAAACCATGGCTATGGCTTTTCTTGCCGATGTAAATGAGGATCATATCCTTACAGGCAGATATGAGCAAGGTGAAGAAGAACGAGTTAGATATGCTGCGAAGAAGTTGTCTGAAATATCTCTTTGGATAGAAGAAATGCCAGATTTTTCCCTGCAAGATGTTGAAAATGCAATTAAAAAGTATATTCGCGAGCACGATGTGCGCTATGTCTGCTTCGACTATATCCAAACTAGTATGAAGATTCTTGAAGAAATTACTCGCCGTAGTGGAGGAGTAAAACTTCGTGAAGATAATATCTTATTTATGCTATCTACTAGATTAAAAGATCTTTGTAACCAGTATGGAATATTTATTATTTCAGCTACTCAGCTTAATGCTAGTTATCAAGATTCGGAAACTCCAGATCAAAATCTTCTACGAGGCTCGAAGAGTATAGCGGATAAGGTAGACGTTGGCGCAATAATGCTAGAGCCTACAAAAGATGATCTAGTTAAAATCGAACCTATAGTAGCTTCTTCTTCAAGATTTAAGGTTCCTAATATGAAAATTTCAGTATACAAGAATCGTCGTGGTTCTTATAAAGGAGTTTATCTGTGGTGCGATGCTGATTTGGGAACTTGTCGTATTCAACCTATGTTTTGTACGAATTATCGACATGAATTAAAGCCAATAGAAGATATAAAAATTATGGTGGACGATGAACCATCTGCGTTTTAAAAGGAGAATAATATGAAGAACAAGAACGATAAAGTTGCAACTTACAAGATGTCTCAAGTCTGCTATGACCGCATTCTTAAGACTCGACGCGGTGAAAGTGAGAAGCACATGGAACCAAATAAGTTTGTGTGCCTATATGTTAATCAAACATATGGCTTAAAGCAAAAGGTAACTCAAATTATCGTGGAGGGATAATAAATGGCTTGCTACTATAATAAGGATGAACTTAAAAATTCACTTGAAATTGAACAAGTGTATGATCTATTAGATGTTTTAGGCGGCAATCCTTCTTATAGTGGTGATGATGTTATTATCTCTGATACAATTTGTCACAATCTTCCTAATGAAGGCAGTCATAAACTTTACTATTATAATAGTACAAAGTTGTGTCATTGCTATACTAGTTGCGGTAGCTTTGATATATTTGAATTAGTTATTAAAGTAGCTAAATTACAATGGCACAAAGAATGGGAACTATATGATGCAATGCATTATATAGCACAGTATTTTGGTATTGAAGGAGAAACTCCGCAAGAGGAAATAGAGGAGCTACCCGATTGGGGTTTATTTGATAGACACAGTTTTTCATTACCACAATCTTGCGGCCAGACTATCCAGTTACCGGAGTACAATCCCATTATTTTGACTAAATTTGCCTATCCTCGCATTATGTCTTGGGAGGATGAGGGCATCTCTGCAAAAGTGGCTCGCCGCAATCTTATAGGCTATTATCCCGCAACTGAGCAAATCACAATCCCGCACTTTGACATAGATAATCGTCTTGTGGGTATTCGTGGTAGATTCTTAGGTGCAGATATGGCTGATCGGTTTGGTAAATATCGACCACTTGTTGTAAATGGAACACAGTATTCTCACCCTTTGAGTATGAATCTGTACAATCTAAACAATAGTAAAGAAAATATTTCTCAAGCTAAAGTCGCAGTTGTTTATGAATCAGAAAAGAGTTGTATGAAACACAGTTCATTTTACGGCGCCGCAAATGATATTTCAGTAGCTTGTTGCGGAAGTAACCTATCTGCGCAACAGGTGCAAATGTTAGTGCGGCTGGGGGTGCGTGAGTTGGTGATTGCGTTTGATCGTGATTTTGTGGAGATTGGTGACGATGAATTTCAAAGACTAAAGAAAAAATTAAAAAGTATTTATAAAAAATACAACAATGAGATAAAGATAACTGCTATATTTGATAAGGAATGCATTACTAGTCTGCATTCTTCTCCTATTGATGAAAGTAAGGATAAATTTGAGTATCTTCTCAAGAATAGAATTGTTCCAAAATGAGGACAAAATAAGATAATTTATATAGCAGTTTTTTCAAAATATATAGGTAATGTTTAGAAAGGACAGTGAGCATGGATTATAAATTAATCGCAGAACGAGACCCTAACCTAACTGCTACCGAATAGGTACTAGTAAACAGGGGATTTTTGCGAGAGAATATCTCTCACTATTTAAACACTACTGATGCAGACAATCTACCTTTTACATTAATTGATAACATTGAATAGGGCGCAAAAATGTTACTGCGCCACCTCGCAGACGAGAAGCCTATTTGGTGCATTGTGGACGCCGATGCCGATGGATACTGCTCAAGTGCTATTTTGTTGAATTATCTTCATCGTTTGGTACCCAGCATTGTAGAGAATAAAATTATTTATACTCACCACCCAGGTAAGCAACACGGTATCTTCCTTGAACAGATGCCCGCTGGAGTAGGACTGGTTATAGTACCAGATGCTGGATCTAATGATCTGGAGGCCCATCACATCCTACGAGAATAGGGGATTGATGTTTTAGTTATTGATCACCACCAAGTAGATGAATTATCAAAAGATGCAGTAATTATCAATAATTAGATGTGCGATTATCCTACTAAATCACTATGCGGCGCCGCGATGGTATATAAATTCTGTCAATGTTTGGATGCGATGCTAGGCAATCAGTGGGCAGATGACTATATCGACCTTGTTAGCTTGGCACTCACCGCGGATGTTATGGATTTGCGTGACTATGAAACAAGATACCTTGTGAACAGAGGGTGTAACGAAATCCGCAATCCATTCCTCAAAACAATGGTATTTCGTCAATCCTATTCATTAGGTGACGAAGTAACATCAATAGGTGAAGCATTTTATATTGCGCCTTTGGTTAATGCCGTAACACGAGTTGGCACGCTTGATGAAAAGTTCTTATTATTTGACTCTATGCTGGAATGGAAAGCTTATAACCTAGTACCTTCAACTAAACGAGGTTGTAAGGGTCAAACAGAACAGCTTGTTGAGCAATCGGTGCGAACTTGTACTAATGTAAAAAGTAGACAAACACGATTACAAGATGCAGCTATGGAACAGTTAGACGAATTTATTCAAGATTGTGGATTGTTAGACAATAAGTTACTTATTATTCAAGCGGGAGATTTTCCTATTGATAAGGGTCTAACAGGATTAATTGCTAATCGTTTTATGGCAAAATATCAACGTCCAGTTATGTTGCTAAATAAAATCATTGATGAAGCTGGAATTCACTGGTCTGGTTCAGCAAGAGGATACGATAAGTCAAAGCTAAGAGATTTTCGTCAGTTTTGCCTCAACTCTGGTTTAACAGAACTTGCGGCGGGCCATCCCAATGCATTTGGCGTTAGTTTTACTGATGAAAATTTGAAAAAGTTTATTGATTGGTCAAATAAGCAACTTACGGATTTTGATTTTACACCATCATATGATGTAGATTTTGTATACACCGCAGATGATTTCAATGGTAAGGATATTCTTGATGTCGCCGCGATGAAGTCGTTATGGGGACAGGGAATTCCAGAAGCCAAGATTGTTATTAAAGGCTTACGGGTTCCTAAAGAAAAACTCACTCTTATGGCACGTGATACTAGACCTACATTAAAGATTACTCTTAATAATGGTGTTGACTGCATCAAATTCAAGTCAAGTGAGGAAGAGTTTGATAAATTTTACTCGGAATCTGGTTGTGTGACAGTAGATATTCTCGGTACTTGCAACTCTAATTCTTACCGAGGTTCTACCAAGCCCCAAATTTTTATTGAGAATTATGATATTATAAACCGCCAAGATTATTATTTTTGATTCTCAATCGCACAACGGACTTGAGCCTAAAAAACTCAAGAAAGGAAGCGATTTTATGAAGAAACGCTTAATTACAACAATAGTAACAATTATTTTAGCTTTGTCTATGGGATTTAGTTTTGCGATTTCACAAGCAAACTCTGTATACGCAGATGACCTTGAAGGTGTAACAATTTATTCAGATGCAGAAATTAAACAAATTAATCTTAAAGTGTCTGATGCACAAGAGCGAATTGTCGCCGCAAGGCAAATGGATGAAAGTGCTAAAAAATTAGGATATGAATATACACATGATATTCGTGTCCTTGCCCGCCAAGAGTTAGCATCGGCGCAAGCTGATTATGAAGAATATACAGCTAAGCAAGAGGAAGCTAAGTGGTCTCCGATGATGCGGGAATACCCTGTTGCGACTATTGTTTGGAAGTACCTTATTGATGAGGGATATAGTGAAGTAGTTTCCGCCGCAATTATAGGTAATATGATGACGGAAGTGGGAGGAAACACGTTGTCTCTTGATTATACACTTGGAAGTGCCAAATTCTATGGTATTTGTCAATGGAAGTTAAAATATTGTAGCGAAGTGTATAAAGAGGACTTACAGGGTCAATTGGCCTATCTAAATAAAACAATAGAACAAGAATTTAATACTTTTGGCAATCAGTATAAGAAAAATTTTGATTATAGTGATTTCCTTGAGATGACAGATGTGCGGCAAGCCGCTCTAGCTTTTTCGAAGTGCTATGAACGCAACGAAGAAGGGAGTTACGCTAAACGGCAGGATAATGCGGTTACCGCATATGAGTATTTTGTGGAGAATTAAATGTAAGCCAAGTAGATATTGTTGTCTACTTGGCTTTTTTTCTTTAGTCTGACTGGGACGCTTGCGGCGACAGGCGCAAATCAAAATAGGGTTTAGGTATTTTTTTTAGGTAAAATCTGCTTTAAAAATTGACTTTTTTTCAAAATTATGGTATAATATTTATAGAATAGGAGGAATATAGAGTATGGAACTTAATACCCCAAAGCAATTAACAGTAGAATTTAACCCTCAGTTATATGAATCTAGTGTACTAGTTTTTAAGTTTGATCCAAATATTTGGCCTGTTGACGAAGTTAGAGATATGTTCAATCAACTTAAAACAATATATCCAAAAGCAATATGTATTCCTCAGGGGACTGATTTAAGTTGGATGACAGAAAAAGAATTTGATAAATGGGTAGATCAAGTAAAAGAAGAATCATGGAGGAGGGAAGGCCAAAGTGGAATTAACTCCTAAGCAGCTTGCGGGTCTGCATGAAGTTGTAAACCGCTATAAACGTGGAGAAAAGTTCAGCGTGATCTCCGGCTATGCTGGAGTGGGAAAATCTACTCTAGTTAAGTTTATCATAGATGCGCTTGAAATTTCTCCAGAAGCAGTTCGATACGTCGCCTACACTGGAAAAGCGAGCGAAGTGCTGAGAAAAAAAGGTAATCCAAATGCTATGACTGCACATAAATTGCTATATTATAGTAAACGTATGGCAGATGGACATTTTGTATATAGAGAGAGGCCGCATTTAGAGGGAAATCCTGCTCTTATTGTGGTTGATGAAGTTTCAATGCTTCCAGCCAGTATGTGGAACCTTTTAATTAAACATCCGGTTCATATTCTAGCACTTGGAGATCCATTCCAGATTCCTCCCATTCATGCTAAAGATGATAACCATCTTCTAGAGAAACCGCATGTATTTCTAGATGAAGTAATGCGGCAAGCACAAGAAAGTGATATTATTTGCCTTAGCATGGATATTCGTGAAGGTAAATTCATTACACCCCATATGGGGCATGACGCGAATGTTGTTCTTAAACAAGATTTATTTGATGGGATGTATGAGTGGGCAGATCAGATAATTTGTTCGACTAATCGCACTCGCATGAATATCAATCGTATAGTTAGAGAAATAAATGGATTTGGTCCATTGCCGCAAGTGGGTGATAAAGTTATCTGCCTCTGTAATGCATGGAACACTTGTTCTCTAATTCAAGAAAATCCCTTAGTAAATGGCTCTATTGGCTGGATTACAGACATTGAAGAAGATGAAAAGGAATATCTCCTTGGATTTGGTGAAAAACCAATTACAGTTCCTATCTATAATATTTGTCTAGAAACAGACGACCATGATATTTATGAAAATATTATTGTAGATAAACTCTCTCTTGATGAAGGTAAGAAATTTTTAACTCCGCGTCAAGAATATTTAGCTAGTAAAGATAAACGGAATATCTGGGATTTGCCGCTTGAGTTTAACTATGGAAGCGGTATCACTGGGCATAAAGCGCAAGGAAGCCAATGGGGAAAAGTATTAGTCCAGGAAGAAGACTTCCCATTTGACCCAATAGAGCATAGACGCTGGCTTTATACTGCTTGTACTCGACCAGAGGACAAATTAACATTGGTATTAAATCAATAAGGAGGGATTAAATGGTTTTTCCTGGCAGTTTACATAATCACACACACTACAGCAATACAAGACTCCGTGACTGTATCATCAAAGAAACTGACTTAATCGACTCTGCCATCTCTCTTGGACACAATGCCGTCGCTATAACCGACCATGATTGTCTATCTGGTCACTTGAAAGCATTAAAATATTATCGTAAAGTTAAAAAAGATCATCCTGATTTTAAACTTATTCTTGGTAATGAGATATATCTGTGTCGTGATGGTTTGAATCCAGATAATTTTACAACAGGAGATAGATATTGGCACTTCATTCTCTTAGCAAAGGACGAAGAAGGTCATAAACAATTGAGAGAGCTATCTACTCGTGCGTGGCTCCGCAGTTATGTTGCAAGAGGTATGCGACGAGTACCTACTTATTATAGTGACCTTATTGACGTAATAGATAATAATAAAGGACACCTTATTGCTAGCACGGCTTGCTTGGGTAGCTGGCTAGATGGTCAATGCTTAGAGCTAGCTAAGTCTTGGAATGAAGAACTGGCTACACGTGTTCGTAGCTGGTGTAAACAAATGGTTCAATTGTTTGGAGAAGGTAGTTTCTATATTGAATTACAGCCCCCTATGAATAAAACAAGTGAACAGTATAAGGTTAATCAAATTTTATTACAATTCGCATTTGAATTAGGTATTCCTTGGATAGTTACAACTGATAGTCATTACATATTAGCAGAAGATAGAGAAATTCATAAAGCATATTTAAATTCACAAAATGGTGAACGTGAAGTTGATAGTTTTTATGCTACTACCTATATGATGGATACAGAAGAACTTGAAGCTCATTTTGATTTTCCACTTCAAGAAGCATATTTAAATATTCAAAAAATAATTGATATGTGTGGCAATGACTATGAGTTAGAGCGGCCCTTAAAAATTCCACATTTAACGTGGAAAGAATTTCATCCTCAAACCAATCCCGCAGAATGGGTTAGCCGTATTCCGCAACTGATGAATTTTATTACTTCTAGTTATGTAGGTGATAGAGAACTTGTTAAGGCTATTATTGAAGCGATAGAAAAGGACGAACGTTTGCAAATAAAAGAAACGTATGATGCTGTCAATGATTGTCTTGATAAGATATGGGAATCATCAAATGTTAATAAGGCGCATTGGAGCGCATATCTTCTAAATCTTCAAAAGATTATTGACTGTTGTTGGGATGCTGGTTCAATAGTTTTACCCGGTCGTGGTTCTGGCGTTGGATTTATCTTATTGTATTTATTGCAAATTACACAAATAAATCCATTGTGGGAAACTGTTAAAACATATAGTTGGAGATTTCTGAATCCTAGTCGAGTATCTCCATTGGATGTAGACTTCGATATTGAAGGTGGACGACGTGCACAAGTTCTATCAAAATTCCGTGAGGTGTATGGCGAAGACAGAGTTTCTAATGTTATTACATTCGCAGTCGAGAAGTCAAAGAGCGCTATATTAACAGCGGCGCGCGGTCTTGGTATTGATGTTGATGAAGCACAATATGTTGCTTCTCTTGTTCCAGCAGATCGTGGTATTATTCGTACTCTAGATCAATGTTATTATGGAGACAAAGAAAATGGTTTTGAGCCAATTCGTCCATTCGTTAATGAGATGAATGCAAGACCAGAACTATGGAAAACTGCACATAAAATTGAAAATTTGATTTGTCGTACTGGTATTCATGCAGGTGGAGTTATTTTTGTAGATGAGCCATTTGTAGAATCAACTGCTTTAATGCGCGCGCCGGACGGTACGATTGTCACAGCATACGAGCTCCATGATTGCGAAGCTGTCTCACTTATCAAATATGACGCGTTGTCAGTGAACGCTGCAGATAAAATTCATACTTGTCTTGATTTATTAATAGAAGATGGTTTAATTGAGCAGAAACCTACTCTTAAAGAAACATATGAGTCTGTAATTGGCGTTTATAATCTAGACAGAACTAGTAAACGAATGTGGGATATGGTAAATAACCATGAAATTCAATCTCTATTCCAAATGGAAAAGTCAAGTGGAATACAAGGTATTGCATTGACACATCCACAAAGTGTAGAAGACTTAGCTCACTTAAACTCTGTTATTCGTCTTATGGCACAGGATAAAGATGCAGAACAGCCGCTTCAAAAATATGCCAGATTTAAAGACGATATTAGACATTGGTATAAAGAAATGTCTGACGCTGGACTAGCCGAGCAGGATCAAAAAATATTGAAACCTTATCTTGAAGGCTCTTATGGAATTTGTGAATCTCAAGAGCTATTTATGAGCCTAGTCCAAATTCCTGAATGCGGAGGCTTCGATCTAAACTTTGCAGACCGTCTCCGTAAATCTATTGCAAAAAAGAATCCCGCAGAATTTGACACTCTAACCAAAGAGTATTTTGAAACAACAGAACAAAAAGGTTTGAGTTCTGCTCTTTGTAACTATGTTTGGAATACACTAGTCTCGACTAGCCGAGGTTATGGCTTCAACTTGAGTCATACTCTAGCTTATTCACTCGTAGGTCTACAAGAAATGAATTTAGCATCCAGATTTCCGATTATTTATTGGAACTGCGCTTGTCTTATCACAGACGCTGGTAGCGAGGATGAATCAGCGGATTATTCAAAAATAGCCAAAGCAATAGGAAAGTTTAAAGATTCTGGTGTTGAAGTTTCTCTTCTTGATATTAATAAGTCTGGTTTTGGTTTTAAGCCTGACGCCGCGAATAATCGCATTCTGTATGGTTTAAAGGGTGCCGCAAACATTTCTGATGATTTTATTAAGCAAATTATAGCTAACCGTCCTTACATTTCAATGTATGATTTCTATGCGCGAGTACATCCTAAAGTACAGCAGATGGTCTCTCTAATTAAAGGTGGCGCATTTGACTCTCTGGAGCCTCGCTATCAAGCAATGGTTGAGTATGTTTGGTTAAAATGCGATAAGAAAAAACGCATTACTTTACAAAACCTTCCTGGCTTGATTCGTTACGGTTTATTGCCTGAAGACACAGCAGAGCGCATCGAAGCCCGCAGGTTCTATGAGTTTACTCGTTATCTCAAGGCTGAATGTAAATACCTTCCTGATCCAAGTATGTATTTAGCTAATGACATAGTAATTGAGTTTCTTAATGCCCATGACCTGTCTGACCTCTTGATTGTCAATACAGAGTCTCGTCGCACATTTATAGACGTTAAAATGTGGGATAAGGTATATCAAAAGCAAATGGACGTTTTCCGCGACTGGATAGCAAGTGATAAAGAAGGTATTCTCAATGCCCTCAATGATACAATCTTTATGGAGGAATGGGAGAAATACGGCAAAGGTAATCTCTCGTCCTGGGAGATGGACGCCCTATGTTTTTACTACCATCCGCATGAGTTGATCGACGCTAATACTTATAAGTACGGTATTAGTAATTACAAAGACCTGCCAGAAGTCCCTGTCGTTGAAAGAATATATCAACGAGGCAATGCTTCTATTCCCATTTATCGTTTGAATAAAATTTGCGGCACTTGTATTGCAAAAGATAAAGCAAAGTCTACTGTATATCTACTCACAACACAAGGTGTAGTTACAGTAAAGTTTACAAAAGAATATTTCTCCATGTTCGATCGTCGCATCTCTACTATTGATCCAACTACGGGGAAAAAGAAATTCCTTGAAAATAGTTGGTTTAATCGTGGTAGTATGATAATGGTAAAGGGTTTTCGTAGAGAAGATATGTTCGTATCTCGCAATTATGCGGCGTCGCCTGGACACCAACTCTATCGCATCACTCAAGTCTTACCTAATGGAGACTTAGAATTACAAGGAGAAAGAGTAAAAGGAGAAGCTGAGGAAGATGATGAAGTATAAAGTGATTGCGCTAGTTGGTAAAGCCGGCGCAGGAAAGGACTCTTTGCTTGAGGAAGTTTTAACAGGTAATCTAGGAAAATATGATTTACATGAAATTGTAAGTTATACGACCCGTGAACCTCGTCAAGGAGAAATTGATGGGCTTAGTTATCATTTTGTAGATAAGTATACGTTTGCAGATATGGTACATGATGGTAGAATGTTAGAATATACAAAATTTAATAACTGGATGTATGGAACGGCACTTGATTCTCTGTCTACAGAAAAAACTAACATTGGTGTATTTAATCCAGCAGGAATTATCTCCTTGATGAATCGACCTGATATTGATTTATATGTTATTTATATCACCGCAACCGACAAAGAAAGATTGATTAGACAATTAACAAGAGAAAGGGAGCCTGATGTGCGGGAAGTGCTCCGCCGCTACGACGCCGATGAAGATGATTTTTATTTATTCGAGCAGCACACTATCGGAAAGTTAGCGCATTTTACTCGCATTGAAAATGGCGACCATTTACTGTGGCGTGCTCTTGATGCTCTTGAGAAAACCTTGGACAAAATTGTTTAATCCTCTTGAGCGATTTTTTAAATAAAGTATATACAAGATTTAGGAGGAAAGAATAATTGACTATACAAGATTTTGTTGGAAAGAATAATCCAATTGGTGAAGCCATCTGGTCAAAGAAATATCAACGTGCAGGAGAGACGTTTGATCAATGGCTTGATAGAGTAAGTGGTGGAGATACAGATGTGCGGCGACTTATTGCGGAGCGCAAGTTTTTATTTGGTGGTCGTATTCTCTCCAATCGTAATCTCCAGGATGAAGAGCGGGTAACATACTCAAACTGCTATGTAGTCTCGCCTCCCGAGGATAATCTAGAGTCTATTTATCAAACCTGTTCTAACCTTGCGCGAACCTACTCTTATGGTGGAGGATGCGGAATTGATATTAGTAAACTTGCGCCGGCAGGTGCGCGTGTCCGCAACCAAGCTAAGTCTACTAGTGGCGCAGTAAGTTTTATGGATACGTTTAGCCAAGTGACTCACCAGATTGGTCAGAGGGGGAGGCGCGGGGCCTTGATGATCTCGATCGATGCTAGACATCCCGATCTTCCAGAGTTCATTAGTATCAAAAATGATTTAACTAAAGTCACTGGCGCAAATATTTCTGTAAGAGTTCCTAATGATTTTATGCAAGCTGTGATAAATGATGAAGATTGGGAGATGTCTTTTACTCGCAAAGAGACTGGTGAAACCATTACTCGCACCATGCCCGCGAAAGAATTGTATCGTGCTCTATGCGAGAATAATTGGAATTATGCGGAACCCGGTATGTTATTCTGGGACAATATTGAAAAATATAATATGCTGTCTAATGATCCGGAATTCCAGTTTGCCGGGACCAACCCTTGTGCCGAGGAGCCATTGCCCGCAGGTGGGAGCTGCCTTCTAGGGGCGATGAACTTAGCCGAGTTTGTAGATTCTACCGATCCAGACCAACCGAAATTTGACTGGAAAGAATTCATCAGCGCAGTTGGAATTGCAACTCGCGCTTTGAACGATGTCCTTGATGAAGGTTTACCTCTTCACCCTCTGAAAGAGCAAAGAGATAGCGTGCGCGACTGGAAACAGGTTGGGTTGGGAATCATGGGTCTAGCTGATCTCCTCATTAAGCTAGGTATCCGATACGGATCAGAAGAGGCTATTTATCTATGTGATGAAATTGGATATGCGATGGCTAGCGCCGCGATTAATGAAAGTTCATTGCTTGCGATCCGCAAGGGCAAGTATAACAAGTGTAAGAATGATTTACTTGTTCAAACACCCTTCTTCTATAACCATTGTGTCCAAGGCGTTCAAAGTACAAAATTGCTTGAAAGAGTGCGGCGGACGGGTCTTCGCAATAGCCAGCTACTCACTATCGCACCGACAGGAAGCATCTCTACTATGCTTGGTGTAAGTGGAGGCCTTGAACCAATCTTCGCTTATTCATATACCCGCACAACGAAGTCTCTCTCTAACAAGGATGAGATTTATGCCATGCATCCGCAAGTTGTTGCTGATTATATGATTAAGCACGGCTGCACTAAGCGAGAAGATTTGCCTGATTATTTTGTATTCTCTGAGGACATCCCTGTGCGGGAGCGCATTAAAATGCAGGCTATCTGGCAAGAGCATATTGATGCTAGTATCTCCTCTACAATCAATCTGCCTAATTCCGCAACGATTGAGGATGTTGAAGATTTATATATGTACGCTTGGGAAAACGATCTCAAGGGCGTAACAGTTTATCGTGCGGGCTGCGCCAGAGAGGGTATTCTAGTTAAAGATTCTGATAAACCAGTCGAAAAAGAAGTTTCTCTAGCACGAGGTGAGATTATCAAATGTTCAGATCAGCTTATTGGCAGAAAACGCAAACTACAATCTGGATGCGGTAGTCTTCATGTCCAGGCTTGGTTTGATCCCAACTCTGGTAACTTGATGGAGGTATTCCTAAGTAAAGGATCGACAGGCGGATGTGCGAACTTCATGACAGGGCTCAGTCGCATGGTGTCAATAGCGGCTCGCGCAGGTGTAAGTGTTAAAGACATTAAAGATCAACTTGATAGCACGGGAGTTTGCCCAAGCTACGCTACCCGCAGAGCAATTTCACAAGATACGTCCCCTGGCTCTTGTTGCCCTATGGCAGTTGGTAATGCGCTGGTAGAAATGGAACAAGAGGTAAAATGTGAGTTAGGCGTATACACAAGTGACCAAATCACACGAACGACTGAACTAAAACAAGAGAAAGAATCTGTTAGAAATATCGTTGTCTGTCCTGAGTGTGGTGCTGAGATTTCACATGAGAATGGTTGCATTCAGTGTAAGTCTTGCGGCTGGAGTAAATGTGACTAATGAAATACTCACAAATAACTGTATTACCAAATCAAGTTGAGTTTCATACTGCTGCAGAGGGAGACCTTGCCGCGAAAGAATTTAATCTATTTGATTTGAATAACCTAATCACAGCACTTGATAAATTATCTTCACCTATTTTAACTATTAATCATGGTGAGCCACTAAGTGAGGATAATTTATTCCTTACTGATTTGGTGATACATGAGGCGCTCCGTGTTATACCACATACTCGCATTTATGTGTATACTCATTTAAATCCAGAAGAATTAAAATCGCTTGGAGGTAATAACCATTATAAGGAAATTTCCTCAAATTCATTAATTCTTCCTTATGAAATAAAGGAGAAATGACCTGATGACCATTTATGAATTAAATCAGATAAATTATGGTAAACTACCGCCATTGAGTGAGAAAGATCTTGCGGCTGCGGACCAGACAATTGCAGATTTCTTGAATTGGCATCGTGCAAATTATTATATGCTACTTAATCACGAGTTAAGGTATTTTACTCTATTCCATCAAGAGTCTCCACAATTTAGGCACATTACTCGCGATAATATCCTCGCAATTCTGCAGGAACTTGGTGAAATTAAATCCATTGAGAAAACAAGTGATGAAATGGCGCTTGAATGTTGGGTAACATTAAATAATGATCCCGAAGATACCCACGCATTTGTGCTGTTTGACTATGATAGAGGAGTAGTTGAATCAAAATGATTATTGTCGATTATAGACCTGGAATGGTTGGTTTAACTGGTATTTATGTATATGAAACTACTGAAACCGCGGGAGTTAAAATGTATCAGCTATCAAATGACTGGAATAAATTTAAAGATGCGCTAACTGATTTATGTTATGCGGAAGATAACTTTGATGTAGTTTTTTACGGTAATACAAATACCATTCCATACACAGAAGATGAATTAAAACAAGAGTTTAAAGATTTTGAACACAAAAAATATGCAAATGCGGCGAACCTCAACATCCGCATTGAATTGTGCTAAAGGAGAAAAAATATGACTTATCTGATTAATGCTGTTAATACCTATCGTGTGCCTACTGTAGAAGATGCGCTTGAGTTGCGGGAGGAACTATCTAACCTCAAGTATTGTGAGTTAGAAAGCTTCTCTTATACAACCAAGTATAATAAGAAAACCGAAGAAGAGTATCAAGTGGTAAAAGCTAAACTAGTGTTCAATGATGTAAAGGAACCTGATAGCACAATTGCAGCGACCTATGACCTGCCGCATCATGTGGAGGTAGATCTGTGATTGATGTAAAGATTAAATTAGTTGAGCCATTTGCGACGATGCCTACTAAGGCGCACGATACAGATGCTTGTTTTGATTTGTATGCACCGACCGGTGCTCGCAAAGGAGATTTCTTCTGGGTTCCCGCGCACAGTAGCGTGATGATTGATTTAGGTTTCGCAACTGAAATTCCAGAAGGCTATTTTGCGGCGGTATTCCCGCGGAGTGGTACAGCAAGCAAGAAGCATCTTCGTAATTCAAACTGCGTAGGTGTTATCGATGCAGGGTATCGAGGCACGTGGAAAGTGTCTTTGCATAATGACAGCGACCAAGACCAGATGGTAAGCTATGGCGACCGCATCGCGCAATTCTGTATTCTGCCTGTTCTAGAGACTAATCTTACTCTTGTTGATAGTCTTGACGAAACAGACCGTGGAGAAGGAGGCTTCGGATCAAGTGGCCAGTAAATTTATCATCGCTCTTGATTAGAGCACTCAGCTTACGGGCTATGCAGTTTTTTAGGATAAAGACCTCATCGCGCATGGGGTCTTCTCCCCTTCTGGTGATTATGAGCATCGCATTGTAAAATTGCGGTAGTGGTTACTTGACAAGTTAGAACCTTTGAAGCCTAATGTAGAAATTTATTTTGAGGATATTTAGCTTCAGGACCTAGGTAGAGGAAATATTGGTGTTACTACCTTCAAGAAACTTGCTCAAGTGCAAGGCGCATTGATTGTAACTTGTATTGAGGAAAATATTCCTTATACCATTGTTCCTGCGGCGACGTGGAGAAAAACCTGCGGTGTCAAGGGGCGCGTCCGCAGTGAATATAAGCCAGCGGCGCAAGCCCATGTCTTAGAGAAATATGGAATCTAGGCTACAGAAGATGAGGCTGATGCAATTTGTATTGGCGAGCATGGAGTAAAAAATTTTTCTTTAGATTGGTCAAAATAATGTAATCTATATACTCGTTTTTTCAAATATAGTAGGGATATGAACTTATTTTTTGTAAGAAACGAGGTATCTACCAATGGGAGAGTTTATTCTGAAATATTGGGTAGAAGTCCTCTTTGGAATAGTTGTAACCGGAGGAGGATTTCTATTGAAGCATCATTTCAAACTCTTTAAGGAAAGCCTGGATCACAAGATGGAAGAACGCGACGATAAACTTCTTGAAAAAATGACTAAAGTGCTAACCGCTAGCAACAAAACCATTTAGGACTCTATTGATAAGCTGCGGTCAGACACCAAGGATGATATTGATGGAGTTTATGCAGAATTGGTCGATCTAAAAGATGACATAAAAGATGTTCGCAAGGATGTAGAAAGTATCCGTCGAGGCGTTCTAGACGTTCAAGGCCCGCAATTCAAGGCAAAGTGCAAAGAAGTCCTGCAAGATAGCCACCAGATTACTGTAGACGAGTGGCTTGCTCTGAAAAAAGAATATGAAATTTATACAGGTATGGGTGGAAACTCAGATGGTAGTGAACTATATAAACTAGTTCACGAAAAATATTCAAAACATTTAGGGCAATAAAAAAAGGGGGAACCTCAAATCAAGAGGTTCCCCTAATTCTATTATTTAGACAGTTAGTAATGCCTACTATTTCTTGTCCATAAGTTGCAATGAGATCCGCCAAAATCTCTTCTTGCTAGATTGATAAATCAACATTATAGCTAAACATTGCCGCATGAGTTATTTCGTGGCACAGCACTTTTTTTAATTTGTGGCGAGGTGTTTCATAACTGATATAGATGGTTTTTGTATCATCGTCACAAGCCCCAATACTAACGCTTCCATCTGATCGAATAAGTTTAGGATGAGAAGGCGCGACATAAACGACGCGCCATTCTTCTCCATTAATATGAAACATTAAACCACTTTAGATGCGAGAGTTTGTAATTTTTTCTATAGAAGCGCCTTTTCGTCTGGTGTAGCATCATCAACCATCTCTACAATGTCTTTACTTAGTTCGTTTAAATAACTCTCTAATTCTTTCATAGAAACCGCGGTATCGTGATGCAACTCTTTAGATTCCATATAGTGTTTACGCAGTTCAGGACTGCGACCTTCTCTACGGTCACGCATCATTGGATACTCGCGAATATCATATCTTTCTTTGTAATACATACGGCCTTTGTCTCTATCCATATCACGATAATAAGTATCTTCATCATAATCTGGATAAGGCATGCGGCGACGCGGTCCGCCATAATAGCGAGTCTCGCTAGGTTCTTCTTCAAGAGCCTTAGCCGCAGCGCAGTAATACATTGTTTGTGAGAGGTCTTTAATCATATCAATAGCTTCGCCTAATTCATTGGTATCAACACATGACAGATCACCCATTTGTGCTTTGACGACCGACATCAATTGATCTTGCATCATTTTAAATTCTTTCATTATGCTACCCTCTCAATCGTCAGATTTGCGTTCTGGACTAAGATATCTGCTTCGGTTAGATTTTCTACGCTAATTTGAGAACAACAACCACGAGGAACATCCAAGAACATTGAACGATATACATTAAAATACTCATTTACAGCAGCAGGAGTAACAATCATAGTAGAAGTTTGCACAGGTTCGCCATTAATGGCAATTGCTACTGAAACAGGGCCTGCGGTGCCGCCGGTGGGAATCGCTACATTCCCACCGAACGTCACACGGAATCTTGCGCGACATTGACCATTAGTCAAACCTCGCAAGGTTACTAGCCCACTACCTTCACGATATACAATACAGGAACTTCCCGCTACAGAAGTGTTTGTAAATAATACGTTACTATTTTCTGCTACAGTTTGTACAGCATTGGCAGTAATTTCCATTTTCTTGCCTCCTTAATTAAACTCCGCACCCACACGCAGAAGTAGCGCCGCAGCCATAGCCGGCATAGGCAGTACCGGTGTAGGGATTAGCGACCACATAAGCAGCCTGCGGAGCCTTGGCACCAAGTGCATTGATCAGATAAGCGTTCTGCTCAGCCTGAGAAATCTGACCACGCAGAGAAGTATTCTCAGAAGTAAGCTGATCAATCTTGCTCTGAACCATAAAGTCCATAATGCTACGAGTATTAGCATTTTGGTTGTCAATAATGTCACGGGCAGCATCGGCAGTCGCCTGACGGTTCTGACAAGCAATAGAAGCGAGGTTGTAGTTCAGGTCCGCAAAACTCTGTGCGGTCGTAAAACGGTTTTCGCAACAGCAGGAAGCGAGTTGCGTGCTGAGGTTTTGCAGGGAATTGTTTAGAGTATTGGTTGTAGAGGTATTCGCTGCCAGCAGAGCATTGTTGCCGGCGCACATAGCAGCCTGAGTATTAGCAAAGCCAGTCAGCAGATTGGTATTAATGTCATAGAAGCCATTAGCAATTTCGGCACGAGAGCCCATAGCATCACGATAGCCAGAGGTTAAGCCAGCTAGATCAAGGCTGTAATTAACGCCAGGAGTAGCAGAACCACCATCGCGGTTACCGCCCCATCCGCCATTACCCCAGCCGCCAGCGAAGCAGAACAGGAATAAAATAATAATCCACCAGGCACCAGATCCATCGCCCCAGACGCCATCCTGCTTAGAACCAGAGTTACCGGTCGCAGCCGCAATATCCGCTAAGCTGTAACCATTAGAGTTAGAATTGAACATTTTGTGTCCTCCTTAAATAAATATATTATCTAATGCCTAACAACTGTTTAAAGGCACTAAATTCTTTATCGAAGTCCACACCTTTTTGTTTACAGATATTGCGCGCGATTTCTTCAATCTGCGGCGAGTCACCCTTCTAAGCAAGAGAAAGAAGATTTTGACCCATTGGAGTATTGCCCATTTCACCTTGTAACAGTGACATTACAAGTTGTTGCGGATTACCTCCACCACGGAGCATTGCGATTAATTGCATTGGATTCATTTCTTTTCCTCCTTAGAAATTATACTGTGGCGATTCAGCCTTACGATCGGTCTCTTCAGGTTTAGAGATCTCTAGGCTGGGTTGCCGCATTTCTTCTTTTAGTTCTCGCAATGCCCTATCTAATTCTTCTCTTGTTATGTAGGTACCTGCGGGAGCCTCTTGCGGTAATGGTTTCTGCTCATACATATTTAGTATAGCAGTACCATCCATTCCTATCTGTTTGGTGTAGATTCTCTTGTTTGCGATGTCCGGAAAATAGAAAACACTACCATCAAAATCAATTCCTGTCGCACGCACTTCCTCTAGAGAAGATACGGGGCGACCCTTCAAAGCAGTCTGCTGTGGCTGCATTGAAAAATAATTTTGTGGTGCCCGGACTGGTTGCTGTCCATAGCCTTGATACATATTTGGTATTTCCTTTCATAATAAATTTGGGAAGAATTTTTCCATCCCTCATTATTATATGAAAAATCAGCTATGTCGATTAAATACTTTTGTCCTAAAAAGGAAAAATTTTTTCCAAGAGATCTACAATACTAGATTACCCGATCGGTCCCGCATAAAAAAAATTAGCCCCTTACCTTGTGAGTAAGGGGCTTTTCTTATTTATTGTATTCTTTGTTACATTTCTTGACTGCACTTTCAATGAAGCTATTTAGCTCATCAGTGATAGCATAACCAAGCGCTTTGAGTTGATCCTCGACGTACTTCTTGCGAATAACACCCGTAGGATCATCTGCTTTGTAGAGTTGATCCGCTGCAGTCACGAAGTTTTCGATTAGCAACAGAACTTTTGCGGTTCCTTCTGCGCCGATCTTAGCATCTAGCCAAGTCTTGATTTTGGGGACTAGGTAAGCAAACAGCGCGACAACAGCTGCCGCGAGAACTTTACCTACGATTGCAATGATTTCATCCATGAAATTTTCCTCCTTTTAATTTTAATTGTTATTAGAATAATGATATGCGGGGATAAGATATACTTTTGGCATAATGTATTACCTTAACTATACTTCAAAATAGAAGTATACCCTTCATTAAATCATTAGATTAATGTATCAACTTATATCGCAATGTGGTTTAGGTTATACACAAAAGCAAGGGGCCGCCCCGCCAAGGAAACCCGCTTCATTGACACCTGCGCTACCTTTAACGGTCATACAGCAGAATTGGGTATCGTCCGAAGAATAAACTGAGCGAAGCCACCACCAAGCAGCGGAACCATCATAGTTTTTAATCATACTTCCCCCGTTTTTATAGTAAGCAAATTGTGTTAAAACATTTGCTTCTACAACAGGGGAGTAGCTTCGCGCACCATATACTTCTTTTTCTGCGGGCAAGAACATATAATCATCATTGTTAAGCGGAAGGAGACCATTACGTTGGTAATATGGTATTCTAACTTTCGCCATAGTAGAAGGCATCCCTGTTTTTAAGCTTTCCATAGTTGAGGTTCTCATTAAACTTGCGCCCCAACAGCCTTCATTTGTGTGTGAACTATTCATTGGGTATTTCCCACAGCAATCTACCATACCAAAGGTTAAACCAGCATATGTATTATTTCCACCATAGCTTGATGTATTAGTTAGTTTCTAATTATTAAAGCCCATTACCGCATATAGATTCCCATTAACGGCAATAGTATCACCCGGAGTAATTTTATAAGCCCAAGAACTTCCTTTATTAACATAAATCGGTTCTGTGGTATTAGCAGTGATAGAACTAGAGGCATCAGAAATAGCTTTTCCTATTTCTTTCATAATATCCCAATCATTGGGAACCCCGTTGACATAATTTAACCCACTTTGAGGAGAAGTAAGGGCTACTGCTTTATAAACTATTTCCTCATAATAATTAGACTTAATCTCAATATAAGCCGTTGCGCTTATCTATCCTTTAGTAGCTGTTATTATCCACGTTCCAGTTTTAGTCACCGTGGCATTATAAACCCCTGTACTTACTTCTTGAAAAGTTACAGTTGTTCCATCACAAACACCAGTAACAGAGCTGTCAGAATCTGCTTTTACTTGTATGGTGTATTTATTTATCATAGGAGCAGGAGGAGGTGTGTAATTTAATACGCTTCCACCTAAGGTGATTATTTTATTATTTAGTGTTAATATACTCAAAGGATTATCTCCTTTCATTCTTTATATAATTGCGGCGAGTGGTTGGCTCGCCGCAGTAGTTAAGATTGTTTTGTTGTATTTTGAATAAACCAATCATAGAACCATGTGTTCGAAGAACGAGGAAATGGCGTTGTGAATGTAACAGTGCGGTATGATTCATCGCTCCAGCCATCATCTTGGTCAATCGTTGGATTATATACCCGACTATCATTGCCCGAAACGGGTGAATATATGAAGGTAAAATGGGGTGTCCCTTTACTTTCAAGACGGTTATTTTGGAAGCCCATACTTTCATAACTAACACCGCCACATTCAAATGCAGAGTTTGTGATAAATATCGGGCTGGCGCCAACTGACAACGCGTCGTTCGTTCCATCAACCAACGGTCTGCCATCTGATAAAATAGGAACTGTTAATTCTGCATTAAACAAATAGGTCCCACTCAACTCAGGCTTGGGGGGGGGGGGGG